TGAAGTTGACCGCCGCACCGGTCGTGTTGCAGACCACGATCTCCTTGACGATCGTCGAGGTGGCGGCCGGGACCGTGTAGCCACCGGAGGCATAGCTGGTCCCGGGCTGCACCTGGAACAGTTGCTTCGGGGTGAAGGTCGCCAATTAGGTCATGCCCCCCATCCAGAAGATCGGCTCGAACGTCGCGCCACCACCGCCACCCGTCGCCGCCTGCCAGGTGCCCACACCGGAGGCGTTGGCGGTGAGGACGTAGCCCGCCGTCGTGGCCGTCCCCAGCTGGAAGCTGCCGGGGATCATGACGGTGTGAGTCGGCGTACCGAGCATGATCTGGTTGGTGGCCGTCGTGGTGGCCCCGGTCCCGCCTGAGTTCGTGCCGATAGCAGTGCTGCCGTCGTGGACGGAGGCTGCGCTGTAGCCGAGAGCCAACCCCTGGGCGCCCGTCACGGTCGCCGACTTGCCGACGGCGGTGCCACCACCGCCGGTGCTGACGTTGGCTGCGACTCCGATGGCGACCGAGTTGGCTGTGGCTGCGCTGGCGACGAACCCGATGGCCACGGTAGCCGCGGCTGTAGCTGCCGCTCCGGCCTGCGAGGCGTCCCCCGACCCGATGGCCACACTGTTGGCGCCCGAGGCCCGAGCCCCATTGACCGCCGCGCCGTTGCTGGCGCCGATGGCAATGGCCCCCTGCGCTGACGCCTGGGGGGAGTCGGTGGTACTGGTGCCGCCGCCGATGGCGATGCCCTGGGTGGCCGAGCCGCCGGTCCTTGCGAATCCGCCGACGGCGACACCGCCGTTCGAAAGGACGGCTGCCTGGTCACCTATGGCGACTGCCCGGCTCCCGGCGCCCTGGGCGCCCCGGCCGACGGCGATGGCGTAGTTGTTCGAGGCGTTGGCGCCAGTGACGGTGAGGTCGCCGGAGCCGATGGCGACGCCGTTCGGGATGGACGCCCGAGCCCCGGCCACTGTCCCGGCATCCGACGCTCCGATAGCGATCGCGCCTTGGGCGGTTGCTTGTGGAGCGGCGGTCGTGTTGGTGCCGCCACCGATCGCGATGGCCTCATTCCCCGTCGTCGCCTGGGCGTTTGCGCCGATGGCGATGGCCTGGACCACCGAAGCCGTCGCCGCGTCACCGATCGCCACCACGTCGTTCGAGGAGCCAGTGGCCGACACACCGATCGCCACGGCCGTCCCGCCGCTAGCGGCGGAGGCATTCCCAATAGCGACAGATGAAGTTCCCGAAGCGTTAGCGCCGTTGCTCGCCCCCGACCCCCCGATGGCTACCGCGCCCGCCGCCGAGGCCCGAGCACCGTTGGCCGCTGCTGCGGTCGCTCCGATGGCGATAGCCGCCGTGCCGGTGGCCTGTGGCGCTGTGGTCGTGCTGTTGCCCCCGCCAACGGCGACCGCGGCCGTACCTGTCGTGGCCTGGGCGTTGGAGCCGATGGCGATGCCCTGGACCGAGCCGCAGGTCGCCACCGCCCCGAGAGCCAGACCGCTGGCCGACCCCACGGAGGAAGACCGGCCGATAGCGATGGTATCGGTGGCCGTGGCGGACGCCCCGGCCTGACCCGCCGTGCCGGTCCCCGAACCGATGGCCACTGCGCCCACACCGGAGGCCCTCGCTCCGAGGAGCCCGGTGAGGTCCGACGCCCCGATGGCGATCGCTCCTTGGGCCGAAGCGAGCGGACCAGCCGTCGCGCTTATGCCACCACCGATGGCGATCGCCTCGTTGCCCGTCGTCGCCTGGGCGAAGCGGCCGATGGCGACGGCCTGGACGATGCTGGCGGTGGCCGACTCCCCAATGGCAATGGCGTTGTTGGCCGAAGCCGCCGCTCCGTTACCAGCCGCGGCGGCGCCCGAACCGATGGCGATGGATGCCGTGCCGCTGGCCCTCGGCCCGGTGGCGAGACTGGACTCGCCGATGCAGATGGCGTCGGCTCCGGTGGCCGAGGGAGCGGCGGTGGCCGAGGTCTGGCCGCCGATGACGATGGAGCGGTTGTTGCTGCCCGCCGCGAACTGTCCGATGACGACCTGAGTGGTGCTACCCGCCGAAGAGGCGTAACCGATGGCGATGCTGCCGGTACCGGCCGACGAGGCCCCGGCGTTGGTGGCGTCACCGGATCCGATGGCGATAGCGCTGACCGCTGTGGCGCGGGCACCGTTGACCGCGGTGGCGTCGGACGCCCCGATGGCGATGGCACCCTGACTGGTCGCCTGGGGAGCTTGAGTGGTGGTCGCGCCGCCGCCGATGGCTATGCATTCTGACGTTGTCGCCTGTGCCGACGACCCGAGAGCGACGTTGAAACCGCTCGCTCCGACGGAGGCCGTCGCCTGGTAGCCAACAGCCACGGTGCGGTCACCCGCTGACGCGCTGAGCGCCCCGATGGCGATCGACCGACTCCCGGAGGCCGACGCACCGGCCAGTGAGATCCCACCCGAGCCCTGTCCGCCGCCGATGGCAATCGCCTGGTTGTTCGTAGCCCTGGGACCGGCCGTCGTCAGGCCGTCCGTAGCACCGATGGCCAGGGCGCCGAGGGCTGAAGCCAGCGGGCTCCCGGTAGCGGACTGGGCGCTGCCGACAGCGATGGCTCCCGTCCCTCCAAGGGCTCTGGCCCAGGTGCCGATCGCGATCTCGTTGATCGTCGTGTCGTCGCCGCCGAGGGCGTTCTCGCCGATGGCCAGCGCTCCGGTGGAGTCGTGGAGCGGGAAGCTGAGCTTCCTGACGCCGGACAGCAGGCCATTGTTCATCTCAGAAGTCCGCCCCGAGCGCCGTGACCTTCAGGATGCTGGCGTTACCGGCGATGGAGTTACTGACCCGCAGCGACCAGCCATTGGGCAGAACGAGGTTGGTGTAGCGGTTCGAGGCCCGGAAGGGGACGGCGGTGGCCGAGGCGGTGATGGCCGTGACCAGGATGGTGTCGAAGAGGTGGTACGTCGTCCCGTCGTAGAGGAACAGGTAGAGCGCTCCGGCGACCGTGGTGGCAACCAGAGTGGTGGCACTGGCCTGGGCCACGACCTCTTCGATCTTCGAGCCGCTCGCCCCGGCGGTGAAGACGACCACGGCGGCGGCAGGGACCTGGAGGTTGGTCTCTGTCCCTGATATAAGTGCCGAGGCTGCTCTTGGCGTTGCGGCGAATGCCGGTGCGGCTGCCAAAGCTCCCCCTTACCTGAAGGCCATCCGGTGGAAGGTGAGATCCATCACCGCGGCCGCAGCCCCTCCAGCCACCTGCCAGCTGGCGTTGCCGGAACCGTCGGAGGTGAGCACCCGGTTGGCCGCCGCTCCGGTCGGGATGACAAGGGTGCCGGGGATGTTGACGCTGTGGGCCGACGTTCCCATCATGATCTGGTTAGTCGCCGTCGTGGCCGAGCCCTTCCCGAGGGCGATGGCGTTGGCGTGTCCGGCGTTCGCCCCGGCGGTCGCGGCGTCGCCAGACCCGATGGCGATGCTGTTGGCACCGGAAGCCCTCGCCCCGTTGACCCCGTTAGCAGCGCCAATGGCAATAGCGCCCTGCGCCGAGGCGAGAGGTCCGGATGTGGTGTTCTGGCCGCCACCGATCGCGATCGCCTGACCCGACGTTGTCGCCTGGGCAAAGCGTCCGACGGCGACGTTCTCGGTTGCGCTGGCAGTCGCCGAACGACCGATGGCAACACAACCGGAGCCGCTGGCAGACGACGAGTACCCGAGAGCGATGCACACGGCGTTCGTCGTGGCAGCGCCATTCCCCATGGCGATGCTGTAACCGGAAGCGTCACAACTGGCCCCCGCCGTCGAAGCGTCTCCCGATCCGATGGCAATGCTGTTGGTGCCGGAAGCCCGTGCGCCGTTGACACCCGACGCATTCGACCCGCCGACGGCGATGGCGCCCTGAGCGGTGGCATTGGCCGCCGTGGTGTTCCCGGCGTTGACGCCCGTACCGATGGCGATGGCCTCGGCGGCGCTGGCGATGGCGCCCCCGCCGATGGCCGTGCTCCCTACCGCCGTGCTCCCCGAATCGGTTGCGCTCACGCCGATGCGGATGGCATACGAGCTTCCACTCGCCATCCCGACCGCCTGACCGACGGCGATTCCATTCGTCGCCGGGGCCGATGCCTGCGTGCCGATGGCGACAGCGTAGGAACCGGACGCGCTGGCTCCGGTGAAGGTGGTATCCCCGGATCCGATGGCAACAGAACAAGCCCCTGAGGATCTCGCCCCGTTGATCGCCGCGCCGTCACTCGCCCCGATGGCGATGGCGCCCTGGGCGTTGGCCAACGGCGCCGACGTGGCGCTGATGCCGCCCCCGATAGCCACCGCGCCCGCTCCGGTCGTGGCCTGGGAGTAGGAGCCGACGGCGATGCCCTGAGCGATGCTCGCCGTGGAGCCGCCGCCGAAGGCGATCGAACTGCTGGCGCTGCTCGTACAACTCGGCCCGATGGCGATGTTGGCCGACAGCCCCGAGGTCGCCGCGCTGTTGCCGATGGCGATCCCCTGGGTATTGGCCGCTGACGCAGAAGACCCGAGCGCCACCGAGTAGTCGCCGGTGGCCGACGCCCCGATGGCGAAGTCACCGCTGCCGATGGCCACGGCGCTGTTGCCGCTGGCTCGGGCGCCGTTGATGGTCCCGCTGTTGCTGGTCCCGATGGCCAGGGACCCCTGGCCGGTCGATTGGGGCGCCGCCTGGGCGGTGGTCCCCGAGCCGATGGCGATGGCCCAGCCGGTGGTGCTGGCCACGGCGTTGAGGCCGATGGCGATGGAGTCGGCCGACGAGGCGGTGTTGGTGTCGCCGGAGTGCTTGACGGAGATGGCGTTGGCGCCCGCTCCGTCGACCGATGCGCCCCCGCCGCCACCGGCCCCCAGCGCCGTGTCGACCCCGCCCGACGTCAGGGCGTGGAGGGCGTGGTCCGTCCCGGCGTAGACCGCGAGCAGCCCCGCCGCCGGAGTAGCCGGAGCGGCCTGCTCCAGGAGCAGCAGCGAGTCATTGCGGCGCAGCGGCACGTCGTCTGATTACTGGTCGGCCACCATCGGCTCGGCGACCTTGGCCGCCCGAGAGGCCCGAGGCGAGTGGCCATTACCCTGAGCCATATCCGCCATCTGGGCCATCTGCTCCATGGCCGCCGCCTGGTCCTTGGCGTTCGCCTCCTGGATGACCGAGTACAGATCGGCGATGAAGGCCAACATCGCCAGAGCCTGCTTCCTGTCCATGTAAGGACTCTCTTTCTAATAGACCCTTAGCCAAGTACCACGGCGCGGTACGTCGACGCCGGGATGGTGGTGGACGAGCGGATGAGGACGGTGTTGGTCGTCGGCCGCTCGATCGAGAACTCCTCGTCGGCGAAGACGCCCGCCGTCTGGTTGTAGACCCGGACGATGACGTCATTGGAGCCGAGGTTGTGGGTGATGGTTTCCGTGGTGGCACCTCCGACGAGGGCCACGGCGTAGATCCAGGCCACCTTCTGGCCGTTGGTGGCCCGGTCGACGGTGATGCCCCCGGCGCCGACGGCCAGGCCTGGGTTGGTGCCGAGCTTGATCGACAGGGCCGAGCCGCCGCCGCCCTGGAGGCCGTTGCCCGCCGCGCCGGTGGAGATCCGCACGGCGTTGGAGGCGATTTCGATGCCGGTCCCGACGTTGATGGCCGCCGCCGTCCCGCCACCGCCGGTGATCCCGCCCGTAGCTGAAAAGGCTCCCGTCGCCAGCTGCGTGGCGCCGATGCCGCCGTTGGTGACCGAGAACTGGGTCCCGGTCAGGGTGATGGTGGTCCCGTCGGCCGTGTAGACGGTGTTGGTGTCCGAGGTCTTGACCCAGGTCACGGCGTCGGTGCCGACGGTGGCCACCGTCGCGGTCTCGGTGTAGATGTCGCCGATCTGGGTGGTGCCGTTCTCGACGAGGACGGTGCCGTTCTTGAACTCGGCGGCGGCGTCCATGTCGGTGGCCCGGACCCAGGTGCCGTTGGCGCCGGTACCGACCGTCGACACCGTATAAATGCCGTTTTGGCTCGTCGTGGTCTGGTTCTTGACCAGGATCCGGTCCCCGGCGACGACGGTGTAACCGTCGACGACGTTGGGAGCGCCACCGGCCAGCGTGGCGATGTTGGCCGTGGTGGCCGCGGCGACGGGTTGCTTCCAGGTCTGGCCCTGGAGGATCGAGTTCAGCTGGCCGAAGGTGGCGGCGTCGGTGGCGGCCGTGCCGTCGACGAGGTTGGTGATCTTGTGGGTGTTCATTGACAGGTCGGCCGTCGGCGCCGCCATCTGGTTGAGTGTCGACGTCCGGACCTGGGTGTCGAAACCGGAGATGTCGCCGGGGACGATGGCCAGGAGGGTCTTGGCCTGGGCGACGGTGATGTCGGCGGCGTTGGCCGTCGCGCCGGTGTTGTTGGCCTTGAACGTGTTGGCCGCCATCTGGGCCAACTTGGCGTTCGACACGGCGTTGTTGGCGATGGTCGTCGCGTTACCGTTCGAGGTAGTGGTGACATCGCCGGTCAGGTCGGCCCGTACCAGGGTCGTGCCCGAGAAAGCCAGGCTGGCACCGAGGGTGATGTCGGAGGGAGCCGCTGGGCTGCCCGTCGGGTTGGCCTTGAGCGTCGTCGCGGCCATGTTGGCCATCTTGGCGTTGGTGATCGCCGAGTTGGCGACCGTCGGGTTCGGCAGCGTGCCGGTTAGGTCGCCGCCGACCGTAGCGTTACCGGGGGTGTAGTTGCTGGCCCCGGTACCGGCCGTCGGGATCTGCCCGAACGCCGCCGCGTCGGTGGCGACTGTGCCGTTGGCGAGGTTGGTGATCTTCTGACTGGAAGCTGTGATGGCCCCCGTTGAGGCATTGGCAGCAGCGATCGTGGCCAGGGTCGAGTTGCCGACGAGCGCCGTCGTCGAGGTCGTCCCATAGTTGACGGCCAACGACCGGCCGGTGAGGGTGAGGCCGGTCCCCGCCACCGGTGAGGTCTGGGCGAAACTCAGCGCGTTGGTGCCGACGACGCGGGCGGCGGTATCGGTCTGAATCCACTCCGTCCCGGCGTAGGTCGTCCCGGCGAAGACCGGTACCACGACACCCAGTACCGACAGGCCCGAAGCCATATCGGCCGCCCGGGTCCAGGCTCCCGTCGCCGCCACCCAGATACCGTTTTCCGTCGTGGTCGTCTGCCCGGTGAGCAGGACCCGGTCCCCGGCGACGAGGGTCACACCGTCGATGGTGAGGAGCGTGCCGGTGCCGACGGCCACATTGGCGGTGGAGACCACCCGGACGGCCTGCTTCTGGGCCTGGTCGACGGCGACGGCCGTCTGGAAGTTGGCCGTGCCGCCGGTGGCGGCGCTGGCGATGGCCAGGGCGGTGCCTCCTGCCGCCTTGGTGACGTCGCCGGTGAAGGCCGCCGTCTGGAGGGTGGTGCCGGAGAACGCCAGGTCAGAGGCGAGCGTGATGTCGGTGGGAGCCGCCGCCGAGCCGGTCGGGTTGGCCTTGAGGGTGTTGGCCGCCATGTTGGCGAGCTTGGCGTTGGTGACCGCGCTGTTGATGATCGTCGCCGAGGTGGCGCCCGCCGCCTTGGTGATGTCACCGCCGGAGTACGCCGCCACCCGCAACGCCCCGCCGGAGAACTCCACGTCGGCGTTGAGGGTGATCTCCTCACCGGTCCCCGCACCGGCGGTGGCCCGGCCGAGGAGGCGGGGACTGGCCGAGAAGTTGACCGACCCGGGGGTGACCGTCCCGGAGGAGATCGTCGTCCAGGCCCCACCGGCCCGCAGCCGCAGGGCACCGAGGGCGGTGGAGTAGTAGAGCCGCCCGTCAGCGACGTAGGTGGCAGGGTCGGCACTCAGGTTCTGCTGAATGACGTTCTGAAGCTCATTCCCCGCCAGGTCGATTGCGTCGTTGAACTTCTTCGGCACTTATCCCCCCTGACTCAGCTGAGGTACGCCTCACCGGAGAAGGCCGCAGGATTGCCACCGGCAAAGAACGAGATCGAAATGGTGTTCATGTCGATGTAGGTGATGCGGCCTTCGTGCAGATCTCCGGCCGAGTCCTTGACCGTGACTCCACCGGGGAAGTACCCCAGGTTGTGGGTGATCGTCCAGACCGCGGCCGGGACCCCCTGGACGTGCCGGTAGAAGCTCGGGGCGGGGGCCGGGGCCTCACCCGCCAGCGGACCCCAGTCGACCCCCGACCACTTCCACGTCTTGCCGGTACTGGCCTCGTAGACGTGCTGGCCGACCCAGGGGTCGGTCACCTCAGAGAGGGTCCACACCACCCGAATGCCGGGGTGGGCGTCGATAGTGTCCATGGCGTCGCGGTACGGCTGGCCCCAGTTGCCGGAGCCGTCGTCGGGCTTGCCGAGACCGAGTCGATCGGTGGGTTCTGCCATCACTCCTTAGGGGGCGGCGGGTACCGCCCCGACAGGAGCGACAGACCACCGCCCGTCGAGCCCCTTGCCGTAGATCGTGACCTGGTTGGCGCCGTGGAGGAGCATGTCGGAGTCGATCCGGACCGAGCCCTCGATGGTCGTCCCGGCCGCGATCCCACCGAAGGGGGCTGAGCCGAAAGCCATCTGTCCGAAGCCGAGACCGGTGAGACCGCTGAGTGGCACCGCCTCGTTCCCGTCGAGGTGGGAGGTGGAGTTGATCCGTACCGCCCACTCCGTGACCGGCTGGTCGAAGGAGAACCGGACGATCACCTGATCGGTCCCAGGCCGATAGGAGAGCTTGGTGGCGGTGATCGACAGGACCGTGGCGACCGGCGGCTGACTCATCGAAAATGTCTAGTACTTGATCACCCAGTTGACACCCTTGTAAGGCGGGAGGTTCCGGTCGACCACGGTGTTGGAGGTGTTCGGGCCGGTCACGGTGTCGACCGTGTGATGGTGCCCGCCCTCATTGACGGCGAAGCTATGGCCATGGCCGCCGGTATTGCTGTCGATGCTGATGTTGGCGGAGGAATTGTCGATGCTGGTGTAGGTGACCGGCATCGAGGCGCCCGCCGTGTCCCGGGCGACCAGCCAGTCGTTGGCGTTGAGGAAGGTGCCACCCCCGGCGCCATCGGCCCGGAAGGCGATGTTGGGGTGTTCGCCGAGCCCACCGATGGTGTGATGGTGCTTGAGATCGATGACCCCATGGCCGTGGTTACCACCGCCGAGGGTGTGACCGTGGTAGCCGACCGCCGTCGTGTTGTTGTTGTCGGTCGTGTGGTTGTGCTGGAGGAGGAAGCCGTCCTTGTAGCCACCGGAGGCGCCGAGGGCCACGCCCGTCCCGCTGACGCCGGGCGAGTCACCTGCTCCCATGGGGAACGCCTGGCGCATGTCGGGGACGTTGAAGGTCGAGCCGTCAGGCAGGCCCCACGGCGAACTCGTCCCGCCGAGCGCGTTGAAGAGGTCTGGGTAGGAGGCCCTGGCGTAGGACGCTCCGTCACACCACAGGCATCCGGCCGGGAGGTTCGGACCGGGCCAGACCCACATCTCGCCGGAGATCTTGTGGTCTGTGGCCTGGTTGTTGACGTGCTGGTTGGCCTCGCGGAACTCGATGGCGCCCACGCAGTGCTCGATGGCCGTGCCGGGGGCGTGGGTGGTCCGGATCGTCCCGTCGTAGGCCCGGGTGACCGTGAAAGTCGTCGGGGACATGGCCGTGCAGAGACATAGCTCTTCGTTGGCCGTGCCGCGTTCGAGACCGAGTAGGAACGGCGGTGTCGGATACCCGGTCGTCGAAGTGACGGTGATGACGCTGGCCGCGGCGTCGATCCCGCCCGGCCCGGCCGCCAGCGGCGGAGCGGTGTTGACGTAGTTGCGGATCGCCACTTAGGCACTCCCTCGCTTCAGGAGCCAGCGGATGGCCTGCTGGATCTCCTCGTCGCTGTACGGCTCGTCGTCGGGCTTGTCGAGGAACGCAGGCCGGGCCATGTCGGGCTGGGCGTCCTTGGCCGCCCGTTTGAAGTCATTGGCGTTGATGCCTACCGTCCAGACGTAGACCGGATGGTCGGGGCTGGCCGCCTCCAGGTCGCCCTCGGCCACGATCGGCGGTGGCGTATTCGACTCGCCGGTGAGCGCGGTCGCCAACTGGTCGAGCGAGATGGGCTGGTCGACCGTAAAGGCCACCGAGTCCTCCATGTGCTCGCCGTCCCGCTTCGAGAGCCTCCTCACAGCCACAGGAGATCCGCTTCCTCTTCTTCTTCCTTGGCCAGCGCGGCCTCAAGGGCCTCGTAGTGCGTCCCGGTGATGTCGAGCCTGTCCAGGTTCGAGGCCGTCACCTCACCGTCACCCTCATTGATCAATGCCTGCTGTTCAGCGGGCGTGAAGGCCTTCATGCCCTCTTTGAGAAAACGGCGGGCCTGAGCCGCTATGTCCCCGTCCGACGGCCCAGGCCCACCGGACCCCGACGTCATGAGCCAGTCTCGGGAGGCCGCGTCGGGGGTTGTAGTGACACTGCCTTCTATGTGCCTTCTATGCGAAGCAGTCGCGTCCCCCCCTGAAATTTCTTCATCCTCGCCGGTGGTCTCCGGCAGGGCAGGCTCCGGCTTGTTCTTGAGTTCGGCCTGGAGACCTCGGACGTAGCCGTCGAGGTACTCGGCCTGATCTTCAGCGGGCATGGAGGCGATGCGCTCGTCACTCACCGGATCGCCCGACGCGGCGTCGCCAAAGCCGTCGTCGTACATCGTCCCGGTGTCGCCGTAGGCCGCCGCCTTCTGGTGCTGGCGCGCCCACTCGTCGTTCTTGTCCCGCTCGTACTTCCGGGAGTAGGGGTTGCCGTCGGGCATGGTGACCAGGTCGCCCTCCTGGACCGAGCCGACCGCCCAGCATTTCCGCCCGGCGAAGATGCACTCCGAGGAAGCCAGGTACTCCCGGCGACTGTCCTTCATGAAGAAGGCGCCCAGGTCGGGGTAGTAGCTGATCTCCCGATTGCCGGTGGTGTCCGGCCCGACGTACTCCTCCATGGTCCCGGCGATGTAGGCGTGGGGACCGCGAGCCGACCCGGAGTCGGGATTGGTCAGGGCGATCTCCTGGTAGCGGCGCCGGTCGCTCTCCTTGTAGCGGGCCACTGCGTTGCTGATCCGGGCGCCCCGGATGTGGAAGTTCACGCTGCCGGAGAGGCCGCCGGTGGGGCCGATGAAGAGACCGGACCACGACTCCATGACCGGGTAGCCGCTCTTGGTGGCGTTGGGGGAGAGGTCCCGGTAGATGTAGACCTGGTCGCCCTTCTCGGCCACCGGACGGCCCTGGTAGGAGCGGACGTAGTCCTTGGCCATCCCCTCATCGGACATGGCGTCGGCCTCGGCCTGGATGCTGGCACGGCTACCGTGGACCCGCTCGTAGAGATGCCGCTGCAACTCCTCGTCACCCGGCGTCCAGGTGTCCAGAGCGCGCCGCTCGGCCTCCTCCGAGGGGTCCACACGGAGCATGATCTCCATGCGGGTGGCGGCCTCGTCCTTAGCCTCGTCGGCGGTCGCGGCCTCGCCGCTTTCCCACGGCTCGTCCTCGTCGTGGGCGTAGATGTCCCAGTGCCAGGGTCCTCCGGCACCGGTCGGTGGCGAGACGATCGCCAGCAGATGCTCGACCTCGTTCTCCCAGGTCTGCCTCCCGAGGTCGTTTGACGGAGCCCACGCTGCTACCCGCCATCCAAGGACATCAGCTTCATGGGCTCCGCCGGTGTGCAGACTGCCACGATGATCCGTAAGGTGCAAACCGAGCGACGGATCATACGTGGGGTACAGCACCTCCTGCGGGCGCATCGGGCCGATGCCTTCGACGTCGACCGTGCCGTCGTCGTTGAGGTTGAGGATCTTGCGGACGAGACCTCGGACCTTGGCCCGCAGGTCGCCGATGCTCATCGCCTCGGCGATCAGATCGGCCCGGCCGTAGGCCTCCAGGTAGGCCAGGACGGTGTTGGGCTCCGTGCCCTCGGCGAGCATGGCCGCGGCGATGTGCGAGATCGGTGCCGCGGCGAGTTCGGGATCGGTGCGGACCACCCGGGCCGCCGTCGGGTAGGGATAGAGCCGCTGGTTCGGCCAGTCGAGCGCCCCTTCGGGGATGGGGATCTCGTTCCAGTACGGCGTCATGATGTGCCACAGTTCCTGGCGCCGCTTCAGCGGGGTGTGAGGGCTGCGGAACTCTTCGTACCACTTGTGGAGGACCTTGTCCTTCAGGTTGAACGAGGCGTCGGTGTGGAACTGAAGCTCCATCACCATCTTGTTCGAGGGCACGATCCAGTTGGTGTGGAGGCCGGAGTAGGGGTCACCCCGCTGCCACATGCTCTCCAGGCCCTCGGCCGTCGGCGGCTCGCCCGGGAGTGAGCCCACCATCCGGTAGCCCGCCTGCTCCAGGCCGAACATGACGTCCTGGACGACGGCCGACCACGCCAGTGGCGGTGCGGCGAAGGTGTAGCGCAGGACGTCGCCGACGAGCATCTCCGGCGGAGCGTCGGGGAACTTGGCGAGCTTGGCTTCGAGCTTCTCGATGATGCGGTCGCGGTTGGTCTTGACGGCGTACTGGAGGCCGATCATGTGGGCCGCGTTCGCCAGCGGGAGGTCGGAATAGAAGTGGGCATTGACGCGATTGACCAGGGACCGCAGGAGAGCCGAGGTGCCGGGTGCCGCCTCCTTGGCCTTCCGCATCAGGTAGTCGGCGGCCTGCTCCGGCGTCATGGCCATGGCCGTCTTGTAGAGGCCCCTGGCCGCCTCGATGCTCAGTACCCCGACCCGGAACGGCCGGGGTTTGGTGCGGTAGTCGCCGGGCCTGATCACCGGCACCGTCGGGTCTCGGCGGCGCATGACCGCGTCCTCCCGGACCTCCTTGCCGAACATCCCCCGGGCCTGCGCCTCATACATCAATGAGAGGGCATGGGAGCACATCCGGCCCTCGTACTTCTTCCAGCGGCCACTCCTGCCCCAGGAGTAGTTGGCCCAGGCGCAGCCGCAGGTCCACAGGGCCGCCTGCTTGGTGCCGGGCACGTACTCGATGGAGGTCTCGTAGAGGTTGGTGTCACCCTCGATCTCGCCGACCACGAACTGAGGGCTGGCCGAGATGATCCGCACCCCGCCCTCGGAACGGATGCGCTTGGCCTTGGCCCGGACGTCCTTCCAGGTGGCAAGAAACTCGAAGCCCGCTTCGTGGAGGCTGGCGTAGTACCCGCGCTGCCCACCGAAGATGTTCTCGGGCTCGAAGACACCGCGGCGCTTGCGCTCCTCGATGACCCGGTCGATGAGGTCGTAGTTGTCCCGGAGGTCGCCGGTCTGATCGGCGCCGATCCATCCCGCCAGGTCGCCGAGTTCGTCGTCGGTCAGCTGTTCCAGCGGGGTCGCCATGACCCGGTCGAAGTAGCCCTCCTCCTCGACATAGGGCTTGCTCGGCGGCCCGAGCCAGGTCGAGCGGTCGATGGCCTCTCGACGGACGGCCTCGTGGTAGTCGGCCTCGCCGGTCTGGGTGTCGAAGGAGTAGAGCAGCTTCTTGACGACCGCCGCCTCGGCCCGGAACTCCTTGAGGCCATACGACCATCCCTGGTCATGCACGAGGCCGATCTCGTCCTCGGTCACCTGGCCCCTCGGCTCGACCTCGTAGAGGTAGATCCGGGACACCACCCAGTTGCGGGCCATCTCGTAGCCCCAGCGTTCGGCCTCCCCCTCGGAGTCGGTCATGTAGACCCAGTCGCTGTCGGCCCCACCCCCGAAGTTGGCCGGTCCACCTCTGGGCGTCAGCACCGTGCCCACCGGCAGCCTGGTCGGCGAAGCGTGGTAGTAGGTCTTGGCCGCGGCCCGGCGCCACTGAGTCCAGGCTTCCTTGGAGGCCGCCCGTTGCTGCTCCCGTAGACGGTCCCCCTCGGCCTTGCGCTCGTACATCCACGCCACCTCGGCGGGGTCGTACTCCGGCCGGGCGGGCGGCTCGTAGGGGGACGAGTCCATCTTCAACTCGCCCCGCATGGCCATCTCGAAGAGCACCTGCCGGGCTCCGGCCTGCACCTTGGCCTTGGCCGCCGGGGTGGCGCCGTTGACGAACGCCTCACCGACATCCTTCTCGCTGAGCGTCCCGGCGGCGATGGCCATGTCGCCCATCTCCCGGAGGCTCACCTCCCGGCCGTCGGGCCACAGGTACCGGGCCTCGACCCGCAGGCCACTCACCCGCTGGTACTGGGGGCCAGGGATGCCGCCGCGCTGACCTCCGGCCTCCCAGGGGATGGTGGCGTCGACCTTGGCCTGGGGGTCGCCGCTGTTGGGGCCGGGCTCCGAGACCGGGCAGAGCTTCTGGTCGTCCCACGTCTCCCTGGGACAGAACCCCCGGTCGACGGGGATCCATACGGCGTAGCCCGCCAGCCGCGTCGCCTCGACGTTGAGTTCCTTGGGGTACATGCAGCGCTCGTTACGCCGGAACCGGCACCAGTCGATGGAGGGCTGGTTGCCGGGCTTGTACTGCATGTTGGGCGGCAGCCGCTGGTTCATGCGGTCGGTGATGTTGTCGATCCACCCGGCGGTCTTCTTGGCCGTCACCGGGATGGTGTCCACCAGGGGCGGGCGGACCGTCAGGATGTCCCCAAGCACCGGGTAGTCGTCAGCCGCGGTGTGGTTGGCGGCGGTGTGCTCGTCAAAGGGGTCGTAGTTCCCACCACCCCGCAGGATGGTGTCGACACCCTGCTCGCAGAGCCGCTTGCCCTCTTCGGCGCTGTCGCAGTCGCCCCCGAGCCAGCGGGTCCGGCCCTGGACCTCCCAGTGCCACTGGTCGTCGTCTTCGTCCTTGGAGACGAAGCAATCCAGTTCCTCGTTGTTCGGGTCGAGGACAGCGCCGTCCCAGGAGTCCTCGAAGCGGGCGTCGTCGGAAGTATGGGTCCAACGCACCTGGGCGGCCGTCTTGGCCGCCGTCTTGGCGGCGGTCGCCCCCTCCAGCGCCACCAGTTCCCCTGGGCTGTACTCGCCGCCGCCGAGATCCCCGTCGAGTTCGACGATGTACTGCTCGGCTCCGGCGTAGGGGCCGTCCTCGACCGCGGTGACCGTCCCGGCGATGCCCTCCCTGGTCATGACCCGCTGGCCCGGCTGATAGTCCCACCACAACTCCGCGTCGACCCCCGCCGTCTTGTGGACGCGGTCGGGACGAGAGAGGTTGCCGCTCATCACCCCTTCTGGCGGGAATCCGGTGGGGGTGACAGGAAGATCCGTGCTTGACGTGCTCGCTTTGCTCGCTTACGCTTTGCGGACTCTCTAGGTAGTGAAAGGAGTACGTATCATGCAGGTCACAGTCTCATTTGACCCTTCCACCCTGGCCTCGTGGCAGGAGGCCGAGGCCCTCCTCCAGCGCCTCAAGCCCGCCGAGCCGATTCCGGGCGAGGACTCCTGGATCGTGGAGGAGCCGGGCGACGGGTTCGCCGAGGCCACCCGCCATTTCCTGAAGACCCGCGCCCCGCAGAGCCTCTTCGGCGTCTGCCTCAGCTGGCTCAGCCGTCAAGACGAGATGGGCCGCACGCTCCGAATCGGCCTCTCGAAGACCAGTGACGACGGCTGGGGCAACTACATCCAGGTCCGCGTCCCGGGACCGATGGGGGCCTGTGCGGTCCTTACGCCCTCGACCGGCCGCATCGACTTCCGGCTGCCGCCGTCATCGGCCCAGGGCTATGAGCACGCCGTGGCGAGGCCGGATGCCACGTCGGTCTACAAAGTCCAGTGCTACCTCACCAAGGCCAGCTACGACGAGTGCATCGCCCTTGCCGACGACGCCGCGGCTCGGGGCGTCCAGCAAGCCGATTGGTAGTCAGCCCGCCTCCTCGTCGAGGGGCACATCGCGCCGGACCCCGGCGTGGCGGCGCATCCCCACATGCCTCGGTCCCGAGATCAGGCGGCTCCGGCCCTCGGTGACCTCGATCTCCTCCTCCGAGCCATCCTCGGCGGTGACGATGATCTTGGCGGGCTTGGGCATCCCGGCCCGCATCTCGTCGCTCTCCGGCGGCCGGGCCGGATGCTGGAGCATCTGGTTCCGGGGGAGCGGGATGACCGCGCCCATCGGGGGCATGGCCTGAGGCGGCATCTCCCCACCCCCGGCCTCGGCCCCCTGAGCGGCAGCGGCCATCTCCTCCGGAGTCGGCGCCAGCGCCATCGTGGTAGGGGCGGTCATGCCTACGGTCGGGATCGGCTGCTCCTGGTCCTGGCCCGCCTGCTCCTTGGCCTGCATGGCCTTGGGCTCGTAGTCGGCCAGCAGGTCGTCGGGGATGTGCAGCCCCCGGGCCTTGAGTTCCTTGTAGGTCTCTTTCCTGACCTCTTCGGCCTCCACGGCCTGGTTGACCTGCTCCTCGTGGGTGCGCTCGACCTCGTCGTCCAGGTCGATGGGGACGTTGACCAGGCGGGTCTGCATGGAGATCGGGACACCACTGGCCCGGAGGGCCTCGTAGAACTGCCGGGTGGCCTCCTCGTCCTGCATGGACATGACCTTGATCTTGAGATCGGGGACGAGGAGCTTGGGTTGCTCCACGATGCGCTGCTCGCCGGTCTCCTCGTCGAACTCCAGGATCTCCTCCATGACCGGGTACCGCTTGCCGCCGCGCTCCTCGTAGTCGTAATGCTCCTGGGCCTCGGCGACGACGAGCATCCGGTCCTTGACGAACTTCTTGATCAGCCGCTGGTAGGTGGTGAGCAGCTGGGAGATCAGATCTCGGTTCAGGGCATCAGCCGCGTAGGTCTCGCCCGACCCGGCACCGGAGAGCATGGTCCGGCTCAGCCCGAAGGTCTGGAGGATCCGCTCCTCCAGACGGTCGAAGTCGTTGTCCATGTTGGGGATGACCTCGCGGCCCAGCACCGGCCCGATCTCCAGGGCGAAGTGGTGGACGAGGACCCGGAAGTCCCCGGCCAGGGCGGCGTCGAGGGCCTCCTCGAAGTCGGCCAGGTCGTCCTCGGTCGGCACCCACGGCTGGGAGGTGCCGAGGTCGCTGGCGCTGGCGCCGAGCTTGGCCACGATGAGGGGCGTGTAGAGCCGGTCGGCGACCGAGTCCATGGCCGCCATCATCATCTCTTCCTGCATGACGGCCCGGAAGGCCCGCATGAGGATCGGGACACCCCGCGGGAAGAACGTGTCGGCCTTGAACCGCAGCTGCTTCAGCAGGACGTTGCTGACCGGCATCCGGGCCTGGTCCCCGAGGAAGTTCTTCAACTCGGGATAGGTCGCCATCAGCTGCTCGAACTCCCACTTCGGGGAGCGCTCCTGGATGATCTTCCTCAGCGTCTCAGGGAGGCGGATCTCGAAGCGGGGCTCTTTGAGGAACGGTGACCGTTTTACTTCAACATCGTCGGGGTTCAGGAGTTCGTCCGATTCCCAGATCCCGAGCATCTCGTTGAACGAGCCCAGTGGCCAGGCTTCACCGACGGTCCAGTACTCCCGCCCGACGTCGATGAGGTAGTCCTCGTAGCCAAGCTCATCGAAGAAGAGGTCGGTGTAGAAGTCGGTCAGAGCCTTGTCTTTGCAGACGAACTCCATCCCGGTGAGGGGATACTTGCTGAAAATATCGATCGCCGATGCGATGATCGGGTGGGTCATATATAGGAGCCTGCAATTGCGAGAGCCATAGCCCCAGGCGATGTAGTTGCCCGTCTCGGTCTGCATCGAGACGACCTCGCCAGGACCGATCGCCCGGACCTCAACGACGTGATCCTTCGACCCGGCGCACCCAAGCCGGTCGTTCCATGCCTGCTCCACCTTGACCGACCACGGCATCCAGGTCCGCAGGCGAGCACGGTTCTCTAGGGTCCCTCGCAGAATCCAGAGACGAACACCTGGCGTCCGATCGTTGACTCGGTAGTCCAGACCCAAGACGTTGAGGGCCGCTTCGATACGTTCGCAGATGGCCCCATTGACCTCGGCCGACTGACCAATCCTGATCTCGCCGCCGGTCACGGTCCCATCGGCGTCGATGATGCCTGCCAGATACCCAGCGGCCTCGACATCCTTACGATTCACCAGAGGGGCCACCGGCTGCACCAGGCTCACCATGGTGTTGAAGCGCGTCGGCCCACCCGGGCCACCCTTTGAAGGACGAATCAGGGGCTCGTACTCGTTCGCCCCAGGCGCGCTGGCGTGCCAGTAGTTGGCCCATTGGTGGTCGGGGGTGCAACGGATGACCCGACCGCTCTCCATCGTGGCCTCGACCACCATGGGGGCTTCTCTCCGTTTCGTCGCCAGCACCTTGGTGGACACCATGCGCTTACGCCGACGCTGGGGTCCGACCTTCCAGCCGATCACCTCGTCGCCGACGACCACCTCGCCGATGGGCTTGAAGGTTCCATCAGCCATGAGAATGGGTGCATCTGGCGTATTGCAGTACTCCCTGATCTTGGGGAGTTCATCGTCCTTCGTGTAGTCGAAGGGCAGGTTGTTCTGGCGCCAGTAGAAGAGGGGATCCCTCGGGCGGCCGGTGGCGAAGGAGACGCTGGGACCGCCGCCCCCGCCACCGCGGCCGTTCATGGCCTGGGCCAGCTTGGAGGCGATGCGGCGGTTGCGGGACATCTCGGCCCGGACACCGGAATCGTCGACGGGGCCTTCCTCCCGGCCCTTGGCCAAGGCTGCCTGCCAGGGGGTGAAACTGTGCGGCGCCGGGCGCCCGCTGATCTTCTTGCGCTCCTCAGCCACGTCTCACCTCATACGCCTTCCAGCCCCGCAGCGCCAGCGCCCGAATCCTGTTGCCGAACTCGCGGCGTACCGGCCAGGGAACCACACCGTCGTAGCGCTCCAGCAGCGCCAGGAGCACCCCCAGGTTGTCGGCGCAGGTGGCGCAGAGCAAGGCCGATTCGCCCTGAGCATCGGGCGAGAGATAGACGTCACGGACCACCAACGGGGTCGGGGAGTGGAAGGCGGCGCCGACGCATTCTGTCTGCCGGGCGAACCATCCTTCGGCGGGGACATCCAGTCCCAGGGCATCGAGCGCCTCGGCAAGCTTGGCGGGGAAGGACATCACTGCCGCCGCGATGACGCACCCCGGTTCTCGTCCCGCAGGATCTTGAGCACCGCCGACTTGTCGTCGGCGTGGAGGACGGCGAGATGACGCACGAACGTCTCGACGTCGCGGGGGATGCCGTCCTCACCGAGCAGGAAGCTCTGCTTGAACTGCGGCGGGATGTTGCTGTCATCACCGTCCTCGTCGCCGCCCTCACCCAGCAGTACCTCGAACTCGGCGTTGATGTCGCCCGGTGGCCCGCTGGGAACCGGCGCACCCTCGGATGTGGTCTGGCCGCCCTGGTCGCCGGTCGGCTCGCCGCCGCGTTCGCCGGGCATCCCCGGCATCTGGAGTGGCTCGCCGGTGAGGGGGTTGGTCTGGGGCTGGGACGGCTTCGTCGGCTGGACCTGGACGGTGAAGGCTGTATCGCAGAAGTCGCACTCGATGGTCCCGTCCGAGCGCCCGGTGACCTGGCCACCACCACACATAGGGCAGTGGTAGACGGTCGCGCCGTCGCCGGAGTCGTGGGCGACGGTCTGGAGCGAGCCGTGGAAGCCGATCGGACGGCCTTCGCCACCCTTGCCCGTCGGATGGCATCCGGGGCAGAGCAGACGCCCGTCCTCGGCCCGCATCCGGGGCCGAAAGGCGGGCATACGGATCCCGCACCCCTCACAGAGTCGAGCCATCTCAGCCTCCGAACGCGTCGCGGAGCAGGGCCAGGGCGGCGTAGGACACGAAGCCTTCGGCCTCGTCGTCGTCGAGGCTGGCCAGGATCTCCTGGACGGCCGGATCCTCCCGCAGCTGGGCGGTCACGCTCATGAGGGCCTGCTCGGCCGCCGGGGCCACCGCGGCGAGATAGCCCTCCTCGGCCATGACGGCCAGCAGGCCCTGGTTGCCGCGCCGTTCGTAGACGTCGCGCACCGCGGTGGAGACCAGGCCCGGTCCCTGCTGCGCTCCCCCGGCGGCGAGGAGGTCGTGGTTGGCGGTGAGGGTGATCTCACCGCGGCGCTCGCCGGTCGACCACAGGACGTGGCAGGCCGACCCTCCGTTGGAGAGAATCTTGCCTTCGTCGCCGACGGTCAGGCGGTCGCCATTGAACTCGTCGCCGACGAACGAAACCCGAGCGCCCTCCCGGGGAGCCGTGCTCATCCTCAGGCCGACCTCTTCTGCACCATGTTCGGGTAGCGGGCGATGACCTGCTCGGCCACCCTGACGGCCTCCCGCTTGGGCAGGCCGGGATTGGCGGCCGTGATGCTGGTCGTGATCTCGATGACCTTGGCGGTGATGGGATCCATCGCCGAGGTCCGGCGACGCTGGAGATTCTCGTCGTAGGTGACCTTGCTCCGGTCCACCGTCGTGCCGCACTGGACGCAGCGGTAGTCACCCCGCTCGTCCCCATACATCGGCTTCATCCGGCCGTTGCAGTTGGGGCACTGGACCGGTGCTTCCCCGGCTGTTTTGGGATCCATGGCAGAGGTCCGGGTGGCGTTGGCCTTCTCGGAGCCGGTGGCGACATGGCCGCACTTCGGACACTTCCAGTCGGTCATGCCCTGGAGGCCGCTCTCGGGGCGCATCCGGGTCCCGCACTGGGAGCAGGTGTAGCGGTAGGTGGCCGCCTCGACCTGGCCCGGCCGGTAGTCCTCGGGGTGCGCCGGGTCGCCCTTGGCCGCGAACGCCCCTTCGAGCGACCCCCCACCCTCGGAGTGGACGAAGTATCCGCTGGCGATCTCCTCGGGCAACAGCAGTCGCTTGAAGAACTTCATGAACCAGCCGGGGATCTTCTCCCGGTCGGAACCGTTGCGGGCGGCGTTGATGGCTCCGGCGACCCCGGCGGCGAAGCCTCCGAAGCCGATCCCTCCGGCGCCGGGCAGGTCGGCCTCGACCTCCAGGCTGGAGTACCGCCCGAACTCACTCAGGTCACCGACGGGGCCATGGGCCGCGTCGTGGGCCTCGACGTAGCTGTCGGCCTGATCCTCGGAGAAGAAGCTCCGGACGACTTCACCACCGCCCATCACGACGTCCCACGATCCCTCGGGGGAGTGCTCGACGTGCATCAGCCCGAAGCCGAGCTTGCTGGCGTACTTCGGCTCGGTGTCGTAGCCGCCGCACTTGGGGCAGCGCACCTCGACCGTCCGCGGGCCGATCTTCTTCTTGAAGCTCCGGCCGCACTCGTTGCACTGCATCGGGGTGGGCTGGGCTTCGGCCTCAGCAGTCAGACTGGAGAAGCGGTAGCTACCCGGCGGCTGGAGGATGACGGGGTACCACGTCTGGCCCAGCCTGGCGGCGGCCTCCCAGGTTTCGTTGGAGTCGGTGTATGGGCCGATGGCGACATAGCCGCGGTCGTCGCGGCCGATGATGACCCAGTTCCCGGCCACCGCCGTCTTCGACCCCGTCGCATGGGTGTTGGTCGCCCCTGCGGCCGAGACCGCCGACGATCCACACTCGGGGCAGTTGGGCATGGGCTGGGCCGGGTCGGTGGCTGACACCTGGAACTCCGTGAAGCAGTTCGAGCACCGGGCGGTCTGGGAGACCACGTTGGTGTTGTGGAGGGTGTCCATCGGAGGGTCGGACTCCCAGGCCGCGGTGGCCTCCAGGTCGTCGACCTCGATGTCGTCCGATCCGCAGGCACAGGCCCCGGTGGCCATCACCTGATCCAGGCTGGCGAGTCCCTCCTGGCCACAGGCGTGGCAGCGGATGGGGAGCTTGACCATCACATCCCTCCGGGACGCTGGGGCGGTGTCGGTGGCATCGTCTGGATCCCCATGCCCATCCCCGGCGCCTGAGGCGGAGGCGGAGGTGGCGGCTGCTGGGTCGACCCATCGGGTATGGTGCGGGGCTTGCTGGTCTGCGCCGGACCGGTGGGGGCCTGCTGCTGGGGCGCGGGGGCGGGCATGTTGTCGGGCTTGGCCGCCTCGGGGACGTAGGGGTTGTTGGCCGGGAGGTAGGGGTTGGCACCCTCGTGGCGCTGGCTCAGGTACTTCGGCGTCGGGAAGAGGCTGTCGACGGCGTTCTCGAACTTCTCGCCGACCTCGGCCGGGTCGAACTTCGGCCCCGAAGGGATGCCCTCGTCCTCGGCGGCCAGGACGACCTGGTGACCCCATTTGGATCCGGTGTGCCGCCAGGACCGCCCGTCCCAGCCGACGGGCTCGTCACAGACCGCGCACTTGGAGGCCGACACGCCGCCCCAGTTGTCGTGCTTGCGCCAGTACTCGGCGGCCCGGTCCTCCAGCGCCCTGGCGCGGGCGGGGTCGGTCAGCCGCAGGCAGTCGGGCTCGTGGGGCTGCTTCCAGTCGTTGCCGCAGTGGGGACAGTGGTCGCCCCAGACGCCGTACTCGGTGCCGTCCTCGTCGGCCTGCTTCTGGAGTGTTGACTCCTTCTTGTCCTCGGTCTCGTGTTTGATGCGCCCGCAATATGCCGACGGATCGTCTTTGTCTGAGTTCTTGCTGGTGCAGTCGTCGAAGTCCTTGTAGTCGGCGAAGGGTGCGCCCTTCCGCATGGTTGCCGTATTGGCCGTCGTATTGACGACGAGCGGATGCACCGACCCGGCGGTGGGATAGGTACCGTTCCAGGTCATGTAATAGGGCGACGATGAGTACGTCGTCTGGCCGATCTGCAAGCTCGCCGTCGGCTGTTGGGCCGGAGGAGCCGTAGGGGTCTGATCCGGGGTCTGGGTCTGGTCCGATCTGCTGTTGGCCCAGTCGATCAGCTTGGGCAGGGGTACGTCATCGAAGCGGGCCTGGTTGTCGGGGTTCAGCTGGCCGAAGATGTCGATGAGGTTCTGGGCGGTGTCGACATCGACGAGATGGCCTTCGACGTCGGTCGGCTGCTGGGTCGCCACGATCTGCTGGAGGGCGCCGATCCGTACCCCCTGGTCGCCATCACCTGAATCGGTGCCGTCATCACTTGAATCGGTCGAGCCGTCCTGCTTCTGGAAGGGCGGGGCGTCAGCCGCGGTCCGCGAGCCGAAAGGGCGGCGGCTCCTCGACGAGTGCTTGGGCTCCTCGCCCCGCTCCTCGTGGCGCTCGGCGTCCTCCTTGGCACCGGGCACGTTGACCATGAGGGCGCGCTGGTAGCGGAGGGCCTCGTCCTTGGAGTCGAAGGTGGACTTCACCTCACCGATGTGGTTGACGACCTTCCACCGGCCGCCGTCCTGCTCCAGGTGGTAGCCGCCGTGTTCCTCCGCCGTCCGTTTGAAGGAGCGCCGGTTCATGAAGTCCTCGTCGGCGACTTCGGAGTGGAAACGCCGCGAGGCCGCCTGGCCACAATCGGCGCAGTGCATCTTCTTGTCGTAGGGCCAGTAGAAGGCCGACTCGCCGGGCTCGATGCGGCGCTTGCAGTTCCTACAGGTCGAGCCGTAACGGGTGGTGATCCACCGCGGGTCGCCCCGGTAAGAGGAGGCGGCCTCCTTGGTGTCGCCGACCTCGGGGCAGCCCAGTTCCTTGGCCCGCTTGTTGATGTGGGCGATGACCGAGTCCTTGTCCTTGGTGCTGGTGCCGATGCGGTGCTTGGCGTCACTCACGTCACCGCAGTCGGCGATGGGGAAGGACCCGTCCGACATGGCCCAGCCCTTGGAGGCGTACTCCTTACGGGTGGCCTCGTCGTAGTCCTTGGCCTGCTTCTTCAGGCTGGCGGGGACGTAAAGGCTGGACTGGGAGGACATCTGTCCGACCTCGCCGGTGGTGGTGACGTCGTCTCCGCCACCGTCGGTGGTGCAGAGCGGACACTCATCTTTTGGGCCGACGTGGTCGCCACCCTCGGGCGTGTCGGCCGAGTGGGTGGTGGCCGCGTCCTCGGCCGTCTTGCGGGTGGCCTCGCGGATGATGTCGCTCTCATCCACGTCCACGCCGGAGAAGTTGCCCGCCAGGTCGCCAGTCAGGATCGAGGCCAGTTGCTTGGCGTCCGAGTCCGACAGGCGGAAGCGCACCGTGTTGCCTGACGAGTCCTTGCCCTTGGCGACGTTGCCGCCGATGGGGCCGTCGAAGCTGACGTTGGTGAGGCTGACAGCGGTCCGCCGGGCAGCCTGCTTGCGCTCAGCCACTCGACGCTTGGCCTCCTGGCGCAGCCGGTCCTCGTTCAAGATAGAAAAATCTCTGGCGTAGGCGGCGTTGATCTCGTTGCGGAGCACGGCGAACTCCGCCCCGTCGGCCAGGGAGGCGCAGACCGCGTCGATCCGGTCGGCCACGACCGCCAGGCGGTTCTCGAAGTCGGCCGGATGCTCCGCCGCGGCGAGGAAGGTCCACACCGGCGCCGTGGCCACGCGGGCGGCGGTGAAGCGTCGCTCCCTGGTCTCGGCTTCCACGTCCCTCGACGCCTCGGTCCAGAGATCAGTCATGGGGTCAGTCCCCTCCTCCGAGCTTGCTGATGATGGCGAAGAGCCCGATGATCGCCAGCACCACGATGACGATGATCCAGACGATGGCCTTGCCGACGAAGGCGATGGGCAGGAGCATCACAACCTCCCGAGGTTGGCCTGGACTGTTTGCTTGAACCGGTCGGTCCGGGACGCCTTGAAGTGCGACGGGATCACCTGCTTGGCCCGCTCATCGGCCTCGGCGTAGGGATCGCCCTCGCGGGCACTGGCCTTGGGGTACGGCGGCGGGGTGGGCACGTCGGCCACATCGGCGGCGTCCTTCCCACCGATCTCGTCCTCGCCCTCACCGTCGGTCAGTTCCCAGGGCCACATCGGCTTGTCGTTCTCATCGCCGACCTCGACCTGGGGGAGCCCGGAGACGGCCTGACCTGACTGGTCGGCGTCGGAATCGGCGGCCTGACGACGGTGGCTCGTCACCCCGGGGAAGGGGCTGTAGTCGTAGCTGTCGCCCGTCGAGTCCTCCTCGTCCCAGTCGGCGACGTCGGGATCCTCCTCCGTCGGCTGGCCGGTATCCCAGTCGTCAAGCTCGGCCCGGCGCCTGAAGGCGGCGTAGCCCGGCTGGGTCGACCGCAGCGACTCCAGTTCGGTGACCTCGTCGTGGGTCAGGCCCTCGTCGTAGTCGACGGCCATACCCTCGGTGGCGATCCGACGCGAGGCGGACTTCGAGCGAGCGTGTTCCGTCCAAGCTGCCATGGGGTCCTGGCCCGGTGTGATCTTGTGCCGCCAACCACACCCCGGCTCTGTGCATCGGATGTGACTGGCGCCGACCCCAGGACGCACGTTCTCATACTCGAAGGAGCGCACAGAGGCGTAAGGATCATGGGCCGCCTCCTTCGAGCCCCGGTGCCCCCGGCCCATGGTCATGTGGTCCTCATAGTGGGACCGGGCACGCTGACGGTCCTCCCGGGTGTCCATCGGCTGGTGCTGGCCGCAGATCGGGCAGGTCTGGGAGATGGAGATGTACTGCATCGCCGCCTTGAGCAGGGACTCCTTCTTGTCGTCGTCCTTCAGCCACGGCGGCTTATCTTCCGAGTCCGAATCCTTCTTGTCATCCGAGTCGTCATCCGAGTCGCTGTCGGAGTCGTCGGAGGACTTGCTGTCGGAGTCCTTGTCTGAGTCATCGTCGCCATCGTCGGGAAACCCCGGAGGGGACTTCTTGTCCGGATCCTCGACCTTGTCCTTCTGCTCCTTCAATTCAGGCGGTAATTCACCGGCCGCGGTCTTGGCCGCCTCGGACTTGAGGTCGTCCGACCCGCAGTTCGGGCAGGACATCTTGTACTTGTTCCGGGTGCTGAACTTCTCACCGCAGGACTGACACTGGACACGCGCCGCCGTCTTGACGCTCTGCTTGTTCTCCTGGATGACCGGCGCCCGCTCAGAGGAGACCTCATGGTCACCCTCCGGCCAGAAGTCCTCGTCGAAGGTCTCGGTGTGCCCGGCCAGGGGGATCTCATGGGGCAGCTTGCTGACGGCCTCACCCGACTGGTCGGCGTCGAGTTCGGCGCCGGACTCGGCCACGCGGTGGAGATGGGCGACGTGATCCAGGTAGGCCTGGCGGGCCGCGGCGGCCCGTTCGCCGTAGCGTCCGGCCTCCCGCCGGGCCATCCCCATGGCCTGCTCGGCGAACTCCTCCCGGTCGGCCTTCACCTCACTGGACACCTTGTTGAACCACATGGTGGCCGCCGTCCGCATGGCGTTGGTCATCACACCATTTGATTCGGTGGCGCCGTCCTCCTCGGGGACCTCACCGATCCAATCGGTGGCCGCGGAGTGGAAGGTGTGCGTCATCACCGGCGTCAGGCAGTCCCGGATGTGGCTGTCGGCCAGGTCGACCTCCCGGGCCGCGGTGACCTGGGCCGACCGCTCGCGTCGAAGCTGGTCGAGTTCGAGGGCCAGGGCGCGCTGCTCGGCCAGACCGGCCTTGGCCATGGCGCGCAGGATCTGGGCCTCTCGGTTCATGGTGTTCCCCTTCCTGGCTGTCTTGACGAGGTCGTCGCTGGACCCCATCCATCCACAGTCGGCGCAGCGCGCCCAGTCGGCGCTGTAGACGTCGACATCGGAGTCGTCGTTGTCCTCGAAGAGGACGTCATCGGAGCCGCACTCGGGGCAGGTGTAGCCCTCGGCCTCGCGGGAGTTGATGGCCGTCTTCTTGGCCGTCGGATAGCCGGGCCGGACGCCGGGCGACAGCTGGTTGTCGGGCACGGTGCCGCTCCCTCCACACATCCCGCAGGGCTGGTCAGTGGCGAAGAAGAAGTCGTCGCCGTAGAGGCTCTCGCTGCCCTCCTGGCGGCCGGTGCCGCCACAGGCCGGGCAGGAGACGTACTCCATCGCGGTCTTCGAGGCCGTGCGGGCCGGATGGTGCTGGCCGTCCCGACTGGAGTCGCAGTGGGGGCCTCCAGCCCATGACTCCAGCGCCACCCAGGTCCCGTCTCGGTTCTCGATGTCCTCGCCGCAGTGACGGCAGAAGGCCATCTCGGCTGCCGTCTTGGCGCTCGCCTCCCGGCGGTACTCGCTGGGAGTCTGGGTGACCACCGACTCGCCGCAGTCGGCGCACTGGAGGACGTAGATGTCGCCACTGCCGCCGACCGGCTGGAGGTCGCCGCCACACTCGGGGCACACGAAGGCGCTGGCCGCTGTCTTCCGGTTCTGGCGGGCCTGCTTCTCGATGACCTCAGACTCGTCGCCCGCCCATCCGCAGTTCTCGCACGATGCCCGGCCTGTCATCGGACCCGGCCCATCCTTGCCCTCGCGGATGTCGTCCTCGAAGTCGATGGTGTTCTCGGCCCCGCACTGCGGGCAGATGTCGGTCACCGCCGCCGTCTTCTTCTGGCGGGCCTGCTGGCGGCGGGCTACTGCATCCCCTTCAATTCGCTGATTCCGCTGCTGACGCCTCCTGGCCTTCTTCATATCGCTGTCGGGGTTGCGCTTGAGCTTGGCGGGCCGCATGGGCTGCTGGACGGGGGCGTCCTGGACTGGACGCTTCGTCCCTTCCACCTCGAACGCGAACTCCACCTGACCCTCCTGATGCCCCGGTCCACCCCTTCAGAGGCCGCCGGGCAGCGACAGACAGGAGAGTGCTAGTGACCCAGAGCAGTGAGTTTCCGGCGGCCCTCGGCCGAGAGCACCCAGACGATGGCGTCCTGACCCCGCGTCGTGCGGCGGCGACGGCCGGAGTCCTCGATCCACTCCCCCATCTCCAACTCCTGAGGCCGGGTGGTCGAGGCGCTGTAGCTCCAGTCGAAACGGAGCCGGATCTCCTCGTGGGTGGCCCCCCGCTCGCCCTGATCGCGGATGTAGAGGAGGGCCTCCCAGCGCTGGGTACCGGTCCGGGGCATGGTGGCGTAGAGCGCCGCCCGGCTGGTGTCGCGGGGCTCACGCTGGAGGGCGCCCGCCAGGACCGTCGGATCGTCGCGTAGCTCACGGCGCCCGGCCCGGATGGCCTGGGCCATGGCGGTCATCTGCCGCTGGCGGTCGGTGGGGGACATCGGGGCGATCCGGGCCTGCTGGGCCTGGACCTCGGGATTGGGCCAGAGCCACTCCGGCCGGGCGTAGTGCTCGGTGTGGCGACCCTCAGGGGCCTCGCAGCGCACCTCGGGGTGGTCGGGGTGGGGGACGCCGCACAGGGTCATTGGGGACCGTAGATGCCCACCCGGGCGATGCACTGGGTGCAGACCATGCCGTCGTTGCTGACCTCACCCCAGCGCTCCATGTACTCCTTGGCGGCCAGGGTGTAGCCCGCCCGGAGGCGCAGGACTCGACCGCAGCACAGGGTGCCATCGGGCTTCTGGAAGTGGTACTTGAGGCCGTTTGAGGTGACCAGGCCGAGGACGGGAGACCAGCCGAGGCCACTCATACTTCGATGATCTCCACGGTGTAGGCGGTCAGAGGCCTGTTGGGCTGGCCGTCGGGCCGATAGGGCACCCGCTTGGACTGCTGACGCCAGACCTCCATGGCGTGGAGCTTGGAGGGGAAGTGGTGGGCCTCGGCGATGTCGGCGGTCATGTCGGCCCAGGCCGACGGATAGCCGTCGTAGGCGTCGAGGTCCCACGCCTTGAGGTAGAGCGCTCCGACGTCGCCGTCCGGCCCGAGAGATGAGTAGTGCTCTCCAGAGGACTCCGACCGGTAGATCTTGATCACCGCGCTCATGGGGCACCATCCAGTTTGAGACAGTTGCGATGGTCGGTCTGCCACATCCTCGGCAGCGCGGCCTGGAGATGCTGGACCGCCACACACTGCTGGTACGGCGAGGTAGTGGTCGTGACCATGGCAGGGGCGAGGACTGGGGTTGTATAGCTCGTCTCGCCGACCGCGTTGGTGTGCCACAGGGCGACGGCGCCGAGACCAAGAGCGATGGCAAGACCAGTCACCCAAATCACGCCGAAGAGACGGATCCACCAGTGGATGGCCCGGAGGTGTCCGGTGTCGTCGGTCATCGCCACTCCTCCGGCAGGATCCCGGTGATCAAGAACTCGGAGACCTTGCCGATGGCCGCCCTAGCCCGCTCTTCGTCAAAACCCGGCCCGGCGTGTTCCCGGCAGAACGCGATCATCTTCTCGACCTTGCCGCGGTCGCTGAAGGCCTCGAACAGAGCGGCCAGTTGTTGCATGCGGCTGTCGCTCATTGACTGGCCTCTTCCTCAAGGATCTCCCGTACCCGCGATCGCTTGATCTCCACCCGTTGGGCGATCTGCTCGATCGAGTACCCCACTTTCATGGCGTCTTCGAGCGCCTCGCTACGGATGATCGCGAGCGAATTTGTCAAGTGCCGCATCTTGCGAAGAAGTTGGTGGGCGATTTGAGCCCTCATGATGGGCTCGTCCTGCGGGGTGTTCGCGAGCAGAGCGAGAGCCTCACCGATGACGGTGACCTGATAGAGAGCCTCGCTCACCACCCACCCCGCAGGTTGAGCACCCAATCCTCGTCGAGGAGTGCGGCCTCATCGGTCAGGAGCGCCTTCTCGGCCTCCGTGGCGTCGGCGATCTCCGCATCGATGCGGGCGGCCTCGTCGCGCATGTAGGCGATCTCGGCGGCCAGGAGGTCGCTGATGTCCTCCATGTCGTCCTCCTCGGGGTAGGGGCAGCAAGGGCCGCCCTCGTCGAGGGCGTCGTAGACATGGCCCTCGGGGCAGACCGCCTCGCCGTCGGAGAGGTGGACCGGGCACACGTCGTCGTGGTCGATGAAGATGGACCCGCCGGAGGCCCCGGTGTAGGTCCCGGTGCATCCGGCGGCGGCGAGGTCGGCAGCGTGGCTCATCACGATGATCTTATACCCTCTAGGGATTCCTGTCAAACCTACAGTTCGATCTCCTGGCCGGTGATGACGTTGACGACCTTGGCCCCGGGGCCGAAGGCGGCCCGCATCTCGGCCTTGGTCTCGGCGGAGTATTTCGGGGGGTTCTTGCGGTAGGCGGCCAGGAAGGCGGCGGTCTCGGCCTTGCCGATGGCGTTGGAGGCCGCGGCTTCGTCGGTGGTGATGTAGCCGACGATGGCCCAGAAGGTCACGATCTCGGCCGGGACGACGTGCTCGTTGCTCTTCCAGCGGTAGGCGCCGTTCCTGAAGTGATGCTTGTCCGAGAGGAACTCCTTGCTCCAGGACTCGGCGTCGCGCTTGCAGCCCGGGTGGACCGTGGTGGAGAGGACGACCTCGGTGGCCTCGACGTCACGGAGGAAGTGGTGGGGGTTGAGGTGCTTGTCACCCGCCACGCACACCGCGCACGACTCGATGGGGTAGCTCATCAGTTGTCTCCGGTCCCGCCGGGGATGTCGGCCAGGTGGCCGACGTACTCCAGGGCGAAGGGGTAGTGGCGGTCGATGACGTGGCCGTGGGAGTAGTGCTCGACGATCTTGAAGACGAGGTCGCCGTCGGTGACCACGTAGTCGCCGTAGTCGACGTCGGTCTCGGTCCCGGCCGCCCGGTTGCGGGCCGCCTCGGCGCCGGTGCCGCCGTAGTTGTCGATGCAGACGGCCAGGCCGTAGACGTAGCCCTCGGGCTCGGTGATGAACTTGCGCCCCATACCCGGCCCCCGGTTGACCCAGGTGTCGGCGTCGCTGTAGCCGAAGCCGTAGCGGTGGCCATCCATCACCAGGACGTGGTCGCTCTTGTGGGAGGCCATGACGCCCCCGGCGTTGGCGACGCCCTCGGGAAGGATGTGGCTCTCGCCGGTGGTGGTGACGTGGATGGTGCGGGGGAGAGTGACGGTCAAGTCTGCCTCCTTAGTCGCCTCTCGGGCCTTGCGGCCCCAGTAGGCGAGTTGCTGAGCGGTGTTCACTGGACCCGGTTGAAATAGTCAGCGGCGACGAGGGCGTCCCGCTTGCTCAGGTTGCCGAGGCGGATGGTTCCGTTTGGGCTGAGGACGTTGTAGCGGCCGAAGCCGTCGGGTTGGATGGTGTGCATCTGTGCTCCTCAGGTCGCCGGGCCTGTCCCGACACTGATATTATACCCGATCAGGAATCTTTGAAACCCATCGCCCGACGCAGCGCCTCCGCGGCGGCCGCCCGGGTCTCGAAGCCGACGACGAGCTTGGCGGTCGACGGCGGTCCGAAGCTCTTCGCCATCCACGACCCAGCCTTGGTGCTGCCGGGCATATTGGCGACGTAGCCGACGATCTCGCCACCGAAGCTCACGAAGTACCGGTGCAGTTCATGGCCGCAGGCCTGGGCCTGGGTGAAGATCATGCCCTTGAAGATCTCGCTCACCCGCCCCATCCCAGGATCACTCGCTCATCATCCTTTCCCAGGAGATCGTGAAGGTGCTGGGGGCCTTCTTGACGGCGTAGGGGGTGCCCTTCTTGTCGGTGTAGAACTCGTAGCCGTTCCAGCCGCCCTCGAAGGTGTGGGACTTGGCGTGCTTCTCTCGAAGCTCGACCATCCGGCCGAGGAAGTCCTTGACCATCGCCACGGTGACGCTCCCTTCTGGTGAGTCCCTCTCACCACTCAAGTTATACCCTCTAGGGATTCCTGTCAAACCTGGGCCTGACCTGGGGCACCACTGGACAATCTGCTCAAGTCCGAGCGGACGATTCGCGATAGGTTGTCCAGCCGACGATCGATCCGTTGAGCAGATCACTCAGTCGAGCAGCTTCTCCTCGCCGGGGTCGGTCACCGGCGGCAGCGGATCCGGGGCACCGGGCGCGGCGATCCACACCTCGGAGTCCGCCGCCCGATGGGCCAGGATGACCACCGACTCGTCGAGCACATGGCCCGACGTCGTCGACCAGGGGTGCAGCATCAGGATGTAGACCGGGTCGTCGGGCGCGGCGCGCTCGACGGTCCCCGACCGGACCTTGCCGTCCGGCCAGCGGGTCAGGATCTCCTCCCGCCGCTCGAAGGCCTCGCGGAAGCGTTCATCGGCCATCTCACTCGTCACTCCAGGGCGAGCCCTCGAACAGCGGGGCCAGTTCGGAATTGAGGACGACCGAGAGGGCCTCGTACCGGGCGACGTTGAGCTTGGCGTCGTCGGCCGCCGAGATCAGCGACTCGAAGTCGTAGCGGGAGATGTAGGTGTGCTCGTCGAGGCGTTCGAGTGCTTCCGTAGCCCGGCTCACCAGCCGCTTGAGGTTGCTGCGGATCTCGCTCAGGGCCTTCTCGTGCTCCGTCTTGACCTTCCACACCGCGTTGCGGACGTCGGGCTTGATGGCCTTGACCCGGGCCGCCTTGGCCGCCTCTTCGGCTTCACGCTCGGCATCACGCTTGGCGCGTTCGGCAACGGCCATGGCCTTGCCCACCGGCGACCCACGCTTGGCCTTGTCGAGGATCTCCTTGAGTGTCCGGTAGACCGGCGAGCCGCGGCGTCCGGTCTGGCGGTAGATGTACCAGGTGACCTCGCCCTCCTCGCCCGTCTTGTAGTACCGGGCGGCCCGCAGGTAGAGGTCGTAGCCACCCAGGAAGCGCCCCTCCTTGTCGAACTCGGCGGCGTAGCCGACGTGGGAGCCGTGGTAGCTGTAGCGGTTCGCGCTGGCGACGTAGGAGTGGTAGAGGTTGGCCACCTCGTCGATGTCGATCACGCTGGCGACGACGTCGGTGCTGTAGCGGTAGCCGTCGGTGCCTTCGGCATAGGTCCAGCCGGTGGTGGCGGGGGCCATGGCCAGAGCGAACTTCTCCAGGGACGTCTGCTTCATGATGGGCTCCCTGTAGTCGGGGCGGTGAGGGCCAGGAGGGCCTTCTCGACCTCGTCGGCGATGTAGCCCTTCGAGGCGTTGTTGAGGTAGCTCTTGTGGCCGGTGGAGTCGGCACTCAGTTCGTCGCCGTCCAACTCGAAGGTGACCGAGTGGCCGCCGTAGGCCACCGTGACGGTGGCGTTCATATGGCCCGCACCCGCTTCACGGTGGCGCCGGGGTGGCAGAGAGCGGCCCAGCGCTTGATGTCGCCGTAGGAGCCGGTCACCCCGGCGATCTCCAGGAGGCGGTAGCGCTTGGTCTTGCCGATCGGGACGGCAGTGAAGGTCATCAGGCAGCCTCCACCTTGCCGGGGTCCACGACAGCGTTGATCTTGAAGCCGCCGTTGGCGTAGGTGGCCACCAGGACCACCAGGTAGTCGTCGTGGATCTCGGTCAGCGTCCCGTAGACCCGGACGGCGAGCTTCTCCTTGCGGGTGGCCTTGACGATCGCCCCGCCTTCGGTGGTGAAGGTGACCCAGGCCCCGCCGGTGCGGACACCGGTGACCTTGCCGCCGTCGACCAGTTCATCGCCGACCTTGATCTCCTTGGCGGCGGTCTTGGTGACGTAGCTGACCTTGGCGCCGATGTCCATCAGTTCACCCGCACCTTCGCCAGCACGGCGGCCATGGCAGCCTCGATCTCGGCGTCGGTCCCACCGGCCAGGGCGACGACCTCACCGGCCTTGTGGATGGGGATGAGGTCGAAGATGTCGACGACGACACCGTTGCCGACCTTGCCGTAGGCCGCGTTCAGCTTGGCGGCGAGGGCCTTCTTGCTCAGCTTGGCCACTGCTCTCCTTTCCTGGAGGGGGACCATCCCGCTCCAACTACAGTCTACCCGCTCTACAAGGATTTTACACATCTTATAAGCAGCCTACAGCCCCGCCTTGTCGAGGAGGTCCTCCATGTCGGCGACGTCGAGGTGGTAGCCGCCGCTGGTGGCGTCGACCTTGAACCCACCGGCCAGGAGACGGCTCTGGATGGCGTGGATCCGGTCGGCGCGCTCCTTGCGCTGGCGGGCGACCTCGGCCTCGGCGGCCTGGCGGCGGGCCTCGGCCTCGGGGGTGGCCCAGCACTTGGCCTTCGGGCTCACGCCGTAGCCGCCGCGGTTGCGGACCTCCAGGACCAGCCCCTCGGCCTTGAGGGCCTCCAGCTGGCGCCGGACGGCTCCGGCGGCGATGGGGGAGTTCCGCTCGTAGACCTCGTTGGTGTAGGACAGCCCGACGAGACTGGCGACCTCCTGCTCCACCCGGCCGGTGTCGGGGGCCTTCAGGGCGTAGAGCAACTCGCCGTTGTACTTGGTGCGGTACTCCTCGGCGGCCCGGAGGGCCTTGAGGACCTCGTCCTTGGAGGGGCTGTAGCGCTTGGTCGTCATCGATCAATGACCTCCGGAGGTGGCGTAGGGGTCCCAGTTGGTGCCGTCGGCGGCGACGAGGCGGACGCAGGTCCCCAGGCCGTGGATGGGGTTCGGGGCGCCGCCGAAGAAGTACTTGGGCTCGCCGTTGTCGACGCTGGTGTCCCAGACGCTCCAGTCCTCCTGCGCCCAGGAGGCCCGGGACTGGCTGGCGGCGAAGGCGATGGCGGACTCCAGCTTGGCGAAGGACCGGCGTCCCCCGCCGAGCTTGGCGACGCGGTACGGGAGCTTGGCCATCAGTGACCCCACCCGTAGGCGGTCTCGTACTTGGGGGCGCCGCTCCAGCGGTGGGCGTTGGCGTAGCTCGCCACCTTGAAGTAGCTGTCCTTGGCCGGGTCGAAGTCGGCCCGCCACGAGGAGGCCTTGATCGTCTTGGTCATGACCTCGCCGAACTCGCGGGTCTTGTCGGGGCGGACGTAGTCGGTGCCCGACCCCATCTCGTCGCGGATCTTGCCGATCATCACGACCTTGACCCGGGAGGCCGTCTTGGCGACGACCTTGTAGAAGTCGACGTTGGTCTGGTCGTAGCCCCAGGAGGAGACGAAGACGTCGCCGACCTTGGTCGCCTCGAAGGCGGCCTTGTCGTTGGCGGCCCTGGCGGCCTTCACCTCGTCCCTTGTCATGTAGGTCATGCATCCCTTTCCGGTGGGGGACTCTCCCGCACCCAGTGATCTTATACCCTCTAGGGATTCCTGTCAAACCTGTGCTTGCCTGACCGCTTGTAGACCTTGCCCGAGGGGATCGTCCGCGAGCGCGTCGCCCGGTAGGCATCGATCAGGGCGCCGTCGGCCTTGAGGGCGGCGCGGCGCCCGGCGCGGATCGCCTTGATGTCGGCCTTGCTAGGCATCGGCCGGGGCGAACATGGTCACGGCCTGGGCAGCCAGATCGAGGGCGGCCTCCAGGGTGTCGGCCTTGAAGAGGGGCCAGGGGTCACCAGTCACCGGGATAGCAGCCCAAGTGCCGTCCTCCAGGCGACCGATGTTCACGTTGGCGACCCGATAGGTGTCGGCGTCCAGCCGGGTGATGGTGATCGGCAGTAAGGCCATGGATCCTCCTGTAGTCGGAGCGGATGCCGGGGCGATCTCCCGACACTGATGTTATACCCTCTAGGGTTCCTTGTAAACCTCAGTCCTCACTTGGCTCCGCTTACGCGTCGACCTCGACGTCGTCATGCCCGCACTTGGCGCAGGTCCGGTGGATCTCGGACCAGGCGTGCTGGACCTCGTCGTGGGGTTCGTGGGGACCGACGTCGAGCCCGCAGTCGGAGTAGTGGACGTCGTAGGTCTTGCCCCGGTACTCCTCGCCCAGGATGGCGATGAGCCCCTCGGAGTACTCCTCGGGGCTGGTGTGGTCGACCCCGTCGCAGTGGAGGACGTCCTCCTTGTTCTCGACCAGGGTCGGCTTGAGGGGCAGGAAGGCCCCGCAGTGGCCGCACTTGGGATGGGGCGGCGGCTCCCAGTCCAGGGAGCGGTCGGTGGTGAGCCAGGCATCGAAGCCTCGCAGCGACATCGAAAATCTCCTCAGTGAGTAAGCCAACCGGAGGTCCGGCGGTAGGGCTCGGGGTCACGTCCCATGCGGACGTCCATCTTGGAGGCCGCCCGGTACGCCTGGTAGTGGGGGTGGCGGAACGCCTTCTTCTCCTTGCGGAACCAGGCGGGCGGGTCCGCCTTGTAGGTACGGGCCATGCGTTACGCCTCCTTCTTTGCCAGCCAGCGACGGGCCTCTCCGAGGCTCCTAAAGTCGTGCCAGGCGATGACTGCGCCGTTGGGGTCGGTGACGCTCATCTCCCAGCCAGGAGCGGCGGCGTAGCCGTCGAAGTCATCATCCCGACTGAGGTGGTAGAGGGTGCCGTCCGTCGCCGTGAAGGTGTAGGCACCGTGCCCGGCCCGCTTCAGCTTGATCACTTGGCCCACCGCCGCTTGCGACCGGTGCAGCGGGCCGGGGCGCCGTGGGCGTCCTTGCAGTGGGAGTGGTAGCGGCGCTTGGCCGGGCGGCCGGAGCGGGTCATCGACTCGAACACCGGACTCCTTCCTGAGGAGGCCCTTCCTCCCTCCACCTTATTCATACCCTCACAAGAATTCTTGAAACCTACTCGGCACCTGCTCCCAGCAGCATGCGGCGGATGGAGGCGGCGGCCTCTTCGGCCGTGAAGGCGTAGGTGGTCAGGGCGTGGGCCAGGATGCCGTCCTCGGCCGCCTCGGCCTTCCAGGGGGCGTAGAAGCCCCGGCCATCCGGCGGGGTGTCGTTGTGCTTGAAGACCCGGATCTTGTAGTTGGCCTCCGGGTACTCCTCGCCGTCGTACTCACCGGCCGGGATCGTGACCTCGAACTCCATGCGCTCTCCTGTAGTCGGAGTTTGGATGGGCGGCGCCGCTCAGTCGACAGCCGCCCGTCCCCTAGTCAGCCTTTCCGGTCGCTTCCCCCCAGAGCGTCACCGAGGTGACGAGTACGGGCTGGCAGTTAGTCCGGCGTGACCGTGCAGAGCGGGGAGCCGGGAGGAGGAGTTTCCTGCTCCCCCCGACACTCATAGATTACCCGCTACAAGAATTCTAACGCACCGATTACTCGGTCATATCGGGGCAGATCTACTGCCTCATCGAAAAATGATGGGTGGCCGAGACGAGGCCCGGCCACCCTGGTGCGACCTCAGCCCTGCGGCTGCGGCTGCGGCTGGTTGGGGTCCGGCTGGTTCGGCTGAGGCTGGTTCGGGTCCGGCTGCTGGGGCTGGTTCGGGTCAGGCTGGTTCGGCTGGTTCGGCTGCTGGGTGGCCATATATGCCTCCTGATCGGGGTTTCGCTCCAGGATTCCCCAGCTGACGCCAGTCATCACTCCAAGTGATCGCCCGTCAATAGCAGTGGCAGTGCGAGGTGATGCTCTCGCTCCGGCACCACATGCAGTTTCCCCGGCCCGCCGGGTAGTAGTACCGCTTGCAGAACCCACACCAGACCTGTCCGTCCTTCTTCTTGGCCATGGCTCACACCTTCTTATAGTCGGGAGACCAAACCCCGTCTTCACTGCGCTTGAAATCGACCATGAGGGCTGGGGCTTCCTCGGTCATGATGTGGGCCACCTTGTCGAAGACGAGGCGGATCTCCTCCTCGGCCCCGGCGTCGGTGCGCTGCTGGATGATCCAGCGGATGGCCCGGATGTTAAAGGTAGCCAGGATCGAGGTTGCGACACCGTCGGGGGCGAAGCGCCGCATGAAGCTGGTCTTGGCCTTCTTCTCGTGGAAGGGTACCCCAGGCTCGTCGAGGCCGAAGTGCCCGGCCATCCACTGCTGGTGGTCCTCCATCAGCCGCAGGAGGTGTTCGGAGCGGCTCACCAGCTGCTCATCCTCCAGCGCCCAGTCCGGGAACCAGAAGGGGATGTCGGTAAGGCGCACGAATCTCATTGACTCTTGCGAATACGCGCAGCCCGCTCTATGACGAATCAACTCATGCGTTAGAACTCTGGACACATCCTGGAACACGAAGCTGTAGTTGGCGTGCTCCACCACACTGCCGTGGAGGGACCGCAGGATGTTCTCCAGGTAGTCGTCGTGGTCCTCCCGGACCTTGGTGACGTTGGGGTTGAGGCCGGGCTCCCAGGAGCGGTAGCAGAGCCGTCCCCCAAACTCGGTGAGGTACTCCCCCGCCCGCCCGTCGATGTCGTGGTCGTCGCCATAGGCCCGGAGCCGGTCCATCCAGGCGTTGCCCCGGATGTCGGTCAGGTACTGGTCCACCGCCACCCAGTCGATCTGGGGCTTGGCGATGAGCCGGACCTTGGGGTGGACGCGCTTCATTCGATCGGCTCCAAGTAGTCGCAACGGTCGAGGCTGCGGCGGGCGCCGCGCCGGGTGATCCCGAACCCGCAGCGGGTCATCTGGGGGCCGAGACTGGTGATCTTCCACTCGGTGACGTCCCACCGGAAGAGCGGCGCGATCGGGCTCTGGCCGCGGCGCTCGATGATGAACGACGACCCGGCCGGACGCTTCAGGGCCTGGCGGTACGCCTCGTCATAGGGCGGCTGGACCAGATCGCCCCGGATCCTGACGACCGCTGTCACTCCACCGCCTCGTAGGTGGCCTCGAAGACATCAGGCTTGCAGGGATACACCTCATCGGCCACTCCCCGGATGATCCAGTCGCCGACCTCGGCGTGCATGGTCCCCTCCAGCGTGCGGATGTAGAGGTCGCCCGGGACCTGCCCGAATGACTGGCTGTCGGCGATGTAGCCGCCCCGGGTGCCGTCGAAGAGTCGCCAGACCTCCTGGCGGTTCTCGCCGGTCCACTGCACGGCCTCGATGACGACCGGCTTCTTGCGGTAGCGGCTCATGATCCATCACCGTCAGGGTGTGCGGCCTCTGGTCCTTGCCACATGCCGCAGGAGCCGCAGCGGTAGCCGTTCAGGGTCGAGCGTTCCCACTTGTCCGTCGCGCCGCATCTCGGGCAGGTGATGACCGGTTGCTTGGCCTCGGGGATGTACCAGTCAGCCTTCTCGGCCATGCTCTCTCCCGTCGGTTAGTGCGGGGTCGAAGACGACGTAGTTCCCATCCGCCAAGCGGTCCACGACCCTGAACGGGTGGCGAATCTGCACGTCACCACGGCGTTCGATCCAGCCCGCCTCGTACTGGAGCGGCGTGAGGATGAGGTAGCGGGGTCGCACGTACTCGGCGTCCTGGCGCTCAGTCGGACTCATCCCAGCCCTCCTTGAACAGCTCTCGGGCTTCCTCGCCGCAGAGTCGGCAGACCGCACCCTCGGCCAGCGACGGGAGCCCCTGCTCGGCGCAGTTCGGGCACACAAACTCGGCGGGGAGTCGCTCAGAATCCACGGTCGATCTCCCTGGTCCCGGCCAAGCGCCGCACCACGGCGATGGCCTCCTCCCACGCCTGCTTCGGGGTGATCGGGAGGGCACCGACAGGCAGGCCGACAGCCTCCCGAAGCTGGGTGATGAAGAAGAACTTGTCGGGCTCGTCGGTGTGACCGGGGGAGCGACCGGCGGCGACATCATCGGCGGTCGGTCGCTGCTCACTCACCAGGGAGCTTCCCATCGCGCTCGATCAACACCTGGGCCAGGTACTGGACGGCATCGATCAGTTCCTCGAAGAGGTCCCGCATAGCGTCGCGGCCGTTGTAGGCCTGAAGCGGGGTGCCGTAGCGCTCGATACCGACCTGCTTGCGACGCTCGATGTAGGCGATGACCTGATCCTGCACCGGCTCGGAGTCGTTCGCCGTCGGGAGGGCCTGGTCGCCCGGCCGGATCTTCAAGTGCGCCTCCTCTTCAGGGCCTTTACCATGACATCCTCGGAGGCGAAAACGCTCTTCTTCGCCCGGCGCACCGCCTCGTCCTTGAAGTCACCGCGCTTGGTGCCGGGCATGGCGTAGTCCTCGGGCTGGGTGTAGGCGTGCTTGGTCTGCCAGCCCAGGAGAGTGTCGTCACGCTGCATCCGGCACCGGACACAGCGGACCCTACGCTTCATCACCTGGCCGTGGCTGTCCCGGCCGTAGAAGTAGCCCAGCGTCCTCCAGGCATGGCCGAGATCGCGGCACTCCAGGTACCGGTCGTCGTAGTCCTCCATGGGGACGGTCATGAGGGGAACTCGATCAGCTTCTCGTCTTCGGCCGGGTTGGCGGCCTGCCAGTCGATGAAGTCGAGGAAGAGCTTGAACTCGGCCTGGAGGTCGGAGCGGACCCGACCGCGCCGGGCCAGATGCTGCTTGAGGGCCGCGCCCCCGAGGTCTTGCTCCTTGGCCAGTTCGCCCTCGACGATGGCCAGTGCCCAGCTGATGGCCTTGGCCTCGGACTTCCAGTAGCCGTAGCCGGTGGCGTCGGGATCGGCCTTCATCCGGCCTTCGAGGTAGGCCAAACGGTCCCGCAGGGCCTCGAAGTGCTTGTTGAACGGGACGTACTCCGGCGACGGATGCCGGAGGTGCTCATGCTCGCCTTTCGGCTTCTCAGGTATCGCAGTCATTTTTCGATCTTCCTTCTCCGCTGGAGCGTTCATCGGCCCAGCACGATCACGGTGTCCTTCTCGTCGGGATTGCCGCCACCCTTGACGAAGGCATCGATCCACTTCGGCTTGTGGCGGCCCTCGGAGGGATACCACTGGTTCCGGAGGTGACCCCGGACCCAGAAGCTGTGGCTGTAGCCGCGGCCCTCTCCGTCGCCTCTGGGGCGGTCCCAGGTGTCGTGGTCGTACTCCCGGCGGAGCATGACGACCTTGATGTCGTTGGCCGGGCCGTTGGCCCGCATAGCCCGCTTGCGGACGACGCGGTCGAGCCCCATGGACGGGGTGATGACGATCTTCTGGTTGCAGAGGGTCCAGAAGGTGGCGACGATCCGCAGAAAGGACTCCGAGCCCAGAAGGTGGGGGTCATCGGGGTCGGGGATCCGCTGATTGAGCATCCAGGTCTGGACGTGGAAGAGGGACAGCTTGTCGGGACTGGCCGACTTGGCCTCCAGGACCGACGCGTCGTCCTCGCCCCAGCCCTCGTCGTTGGGGTCCCACTTGTCGGAGTAGACGAAGAACCGGACGGCCTTGGCCAGGGATGAGCCGTCCTCCCGGACGACGACCGGCGTCTGGATGACCGCGGCGTCCTCCTCTACGGCCCCCTCCCGCGGCTCGTAGTCCAGGGCGTAGGCCTGCTCGGCCTCAGCCTGGGAAATGGGCGCCGGTCGGGTGCCCTGCGCCGCCATGATCATCACCTCGGTCTCCCACGAGAACGCGGTGATGTTGCAGCGCTTGCCGTGCCGGTCGACGATGTAGATGGGGTGGGCCAGGAGGCAGAAGCCCCGGCGCGACGGGATGTCGCTGGCCCGGAGTTCGTAGCTCGGGAGCCGCTGACGTTGCTCGTCGATCATGTCGACCATGGTCGGGGTGACCCAGTAGGTGTCGGCCCGGTCGAGGTTGTAGGCCTCCCGGGCGGCGAACTGCTCCTTGGTACCCAGATCGAGCGACGGGCCGCCGTCGTCCTCACCCCTGAGCATGTCGACCCAGTAGGAGGCCAGCGCCGGGCCGTAGCGGCCCTTCCACAGGCGGATGAGATCCAGCTGGGCGTCGAGAGCCTTCATGTAGGAGCGCATCAGACCTCGCCCCGCCCGACGTGGTACTCCAGGTGCCGGAAGAGCCGCTCCTCCATCTTGTCGAGCTTGGCCTCCAGCTTCGTCTCGACGCGGTCGATCTTGGAGTCGAGCCGCAGGATCAGCGCGGCCAGGAAGCCGATGGCGGGGACCATGATCACCGCCACGGCTCCGACCTCGTGCCAGAAGTCCATCAGCCCTGGGCCTCGTAGGCCATGAGGGCAGCGGCCATGCGGCGGGTGGCGGCCGGGGTGCTGTCACGCACGCCGCTCCAGTCGTAGCCCTGCGGCGGGATGGTGCCCGGCTCCCCGTAGCCGTCGGCCAGCGCGTAGATCAGCGCACGCTTGGCCTTGTCACCGGAGAAGTAGGCGTCGTAGAGCGCCTTCATGAGCGGCCGCGTCTCGCAGTAGCCGCAGCCTGCCACATCACCGTCGGCCGGGTCGTGGTTGAGGTGTGCCAGCAACTCGTCGCGGTCGAAGTCACTCGACGGCGGGGCGATGGTGATCTCCAGGGGTTCATTCATCGAAGCGGCTCCTCTGGCGGTAGGAGGGGTTCGGACACTAGATTACTACCCTCTAGGAAAGCTTGTCAAACCGTTCGGTTTCGATACGGTCCGCTATGCGACGGATCTCGTCGGCGTCGTCCTGTCGGCCCTCTTGTTCGAGAACCGTGGCCGCTGCCCGCAGGTGGGACAGCGCATAGCTGATCTTCACCTGCGGCGGCTTCGGGGTCGCCGTCACAGGACGACGGCCTCCTCAGGGCAGCCGCCATCCTTGCGGAGGTACACCGGCCGCACGTTGACGGCGGTGTTGCCTCGGTAGTCGACGTAAGCCGGAGCCATCTCCGGAGCCTCGTGGAGGCCCATCTTGGCCAGCTTCGAGCGCGGACCTTTCTTGAAGGCCCCGACGAACGTCCCGGTGAACTTGCCGTTGGCATCCATCAGCGCCCAGCTGGTGCCGTAGGCGGTGTCGATCAGCTTGGCCTTGACGCGGGTCCCGTCGGCAGTGAAGAGCCCGGGGAAGGTCGAGACCCCACCGGCGTCGAGCAGGTCGGCCTTCATGCGCTTCTCGGCGGCGGTCAGGCCGCTGGCCCACTGCGAGAGGAAGCCGTCGGTGTCACAGCGCTCAAAGGACTCGTAGGCGGCCGCGGCGTGGGCGGCGGCCTCGGCCCGGAGTTCAGTGGCGGTGGCGGTCATCGGACTCCTTTCCCGGAGGGGGACTCTCCCGCTCCACATCGTTTATACCCGATCAAAAATCCTTGAAACCTAATCCCAGACGCCGTAGGTGGCGTAATAGGCCGTAGTGCATCCTCCGGTCGGTGATGTGATCGGTCATCCGCTCGATCAGCTTGTCGATTCGGGACATGGTCTGAAGGTGCAGCCCGACGATCGTCAGCAGGATCGTGAAGGCTGAGATGATGGTGGTGACGACGGCGGCGGTCATCAGTTGCCTCCCAGCACGCGGTTGTCGCTGTCTTCGCAGGCCCGCTCGTAGCTGTCCACGAACCCTGACGGGGCACCGCCGGGAACGTTGCTGAAGTGCGCCTGGGCGGCCTCGGCGCAGTGGCTGTCGGGCAATGACGGGCTGGGGTCGAGCCCAGTGGCATGGGCGATGAAGCACACACCGAAGAAAGCGAAGATCGAGAAGACGACGATGGCGCCCTTACGGGCCGTCCTGCTGTCGGTCGGAGGTCCGTAGTGTCCACCGAGGCAGAGACGCCGGAACCCGAAGGCGGCCCCGGTACCGAGGAGCAAGGTGAGGATTCCAGCGACCATCAGTCCCACACCTCCACAGTGTAAGGTCGTTTCATGTTCGAGTTCCGCTTCTGGTCGAAAGTGCTGATCGGGGACGGGTGCTGGATTTGGACGGCCTCGCTCGACGGCAAGGGGTACGGGCAGTATTGGCGAGGCGACAGGAAAGTCATCGCCTCACGCCACGCCTACGAGATTTGGTGCGGGCCGTTGTCCTCCGGCGTACAGGTACTCCACCGATGTGACACGCCAGCTTGTGTGCGCCCGGACCACCTCTTCGAGGGCAGCCAGCGCGACAACGCGCAGGACTGCGTTGAGAAAGGACGGCACTACCTCACCCAGCGGACTCATTGCCCGGACGGCCATGAGTACGACGAGGAGAATACCTACTGGTACGGCACCAGACGGCGATGCCGGAAGTGTCTGGCGAAACACCAGCGAGCGAGCTACCGACGACGCCATAGCTAATCCCAGACGCCGTAGGTGGCGTAGAAGGCGGTGCTGCCGCGCTCGCCGCCCATCCAGGCGTAGAACCCCGGGATGTGGCCGTAGTGCTCGTTGGCGGCGACGTAGGCGTCGATCGGGGTCTCGGCCTCGACTGTGAAGGTCACCGGCCCGTTGGCCTCCAGCCGGAACGTGTAGGTGGTCATCGATCCATCTCCTCCTTGCGCTCGATGGCGCAACGCTCGTACTCACTGGCGTTCCGCCAGGACAGGATCCCGGCCCAGTGACCGGGGCAGGCACCCTCACCGGCCTTGACCAGGCAGCCGCAGCGGCCGTCGGTCGGGCCGTCCTCGGTCCAGATCTCCACGATCTCCCCGCAGAGCACCGGGACGGAGTGGCCGCCCTTCGGACCGGTCACGTAGGCGTAGCCGCGGGGGCTGGCGTGGGCGAGCATCCCGGCCTCAAGGGCCGTCCCGAGGTGGTCGACCAGGACGCCGGTGCGCCATGAGGAGCCGTAGGCGCCGGTGAAGTCGTCGAGGGTCTTGGTCATCGGAACGACGCTCCTTTGCAGCGGGGGAGGTGGCGGGCGGCCTCGGCGGCGGCCTTCTCGGCCCTGGCGTTGGCGGTGGTCCGCCATCCGCACTTCGGGCAGCTGACTCGCTCCATCGGTCCTTCCTGGGGGAGGCACTCCCTCCCTCCACTCAATCTATACCCTCTAGGGATTCTTGTAAACCTAGATGTCCCAGTAGAAGGCGTCCCGCAGGCCGTACTCGGTGTTGTACTTCCAGCCCATCTCGTCGCAGATCTCAGCCAGGCGCTGGGCCACCCAGCCGTCGGGCTCGGTGTCGTGAATCTCGTTGTGCTCCTCGGCCACGGCCTTGAGGATCGGCGAGGCCGCCTTGAGCAGCCCGGCCTTGTTGCGGATGGTCAGGTCGGTCTCCACCTTGGCCTTGATGGCGGCGATGGCGGCGCGCACCGCGTCGTCGCCCTCGGTGGTGTACATCGAGGGGTTGTTGCCATTGAGGAAGATGTCGTTCTTCTCCTCGTCGGTCAGGCTCTCGAACCAGGCCTCGTCCTTGTCGGGCATGTCAGTTCACCTCCGGGCAGCGGCACGTCGTCAGGTAGCCGAGGATCTCGTCGTCGTCGCAGTCGGCGACGCGAGCGATGAGGATGGGCTTGACCTTGTAGGTCGGGTGGGGCGACAGGGTCGAGCGCAGCGTGGTGCGCGCCGTGCCCCCGGTGCCCTCGGCGAGGATCTCCATGATCACCCCGGCGTGGACGTCGCCGACACAGGCCCGGAAGATGCCATAGCGGCCATTGTCGAAGTCACCACTGGCGAAGCGGGAGGGGGTGGACATTGGGTGGCCTCCTTTAGTAGGGGCGGATGGTGGGCTTGAGCGGCGGCAGTTCCTTCGTCTTCTCGGCAGGCCGCGGCTTACGCACCCGGATCCGCACCTTGTTCATCGGAGTCCCTCCTGGCGGGGCCTCTCCCCACCAATGAGTTTATACCCTCACAAGAGTTCTTGAAACCGAGCCGGTGAGAGATGCTCGACGCGGGCGCCCAGCAAACCGGCGACGCGCTCGGCGGTGGTGACCGATCGCTGCTGGCCCCAAGAGCAGCCGAAGGCGACCGTGGCCTCGGGATGATCCACCAGGTACGCCAGCGCGCGGCTGACCAGCGACCGGTACACCGGCCTCGGATGGTAGGGCTCCTCCAGCACCCGGCAGTCGACGACGAGGTCGGCCTCCGGCGGGCACTGGAGGTTGTAGGCGAAGGTCAGGATCCTCACGCTATTTGACGGCCATGATGCGGGCCGTGCGCTCCAGATCGGTCAAGCTCTGGCACTCGTTCTCCAGGGCGACGGCTTTGTGGAGGGCACGCTCAAACAGCGCGTCGGCGGCGGCCTGCGCTTCCGGCGTCGCGTGGTCTTTCACCCGGTCGTAGTTAGCGGCGCTGGCGTCGCTGTCGGCTTGGTGCATGGCGGCGCAGACGGCGGCCGCGGTCGGCTTGGGATGTCCACCGCACCCGGCGAGGAGGACCGCGGTGACGGCCAGGGCGGCTAGATAGCGGGTCATCCTGGATGCCATCACGCAGCTTTCCTCTCTCGTTCGATGAAGTTGGCGACCCCGGCGAGGTCGCCGAAGTAGGTGTTGGGCCGACGGGGGTGACTGACCGTGAAACGGCCCTCCCGGTCGGTCTCGAAGACCTCGAAGCCGTCCTCGGTGACGTGGAACGGCTCCCGCCCGGCAGCGCGGCCGGTGGTGCTCCAGGGCTTGAGGGGATCGCCGGTCATGCGCGCTCCCCGTCGAACCTGCGTACCTTCCGCAGTTTCTCGATGAGCGTGGTCATGGCCCGGGTGAACGCCCTGGCATCGGCGCCGTCGTAGGGGTCGTCGAGCATGTGCTCAGACATGACGATGCCGTCTTCGCACTCCTCGATGAAGTCGGCCAGCAAATGCGCCGGGACTGACAGGACGCCTTCTCGGATCGTGACGCCGACAGCCTCCCAGTCTCCAGTCCCCTGGTCGTGGCCGGGGATTTCCTCGGGGAGTGGTTTGCCCAACATCCAGTCTGCGGCGTCGAGTTGTCGGGGGCCACGCAGTTTCAGTGTGACCACCTCTCGGGTTTCGGCGGGGGTGCTCATCTCGATGTCTCCTCTCGCTTGGCCTTCTTCTCCAGGTACTCGGCCAGGTCGTTCTCGGCCCGCTTCAGGAGTGCCTGGCGCATCGGCAGGGTCTGCTTGGTGGTCTGCTCGATCTGGGCCTTGGTGGCGGGGATCTCGCCCTCCTCGGCCATGTTCAGCCGGTGTTCCACCCAGGCCAGATCGGCCTTGGCTTTCTCGACGTTGGCCCGGAGTCTGTCTTCGAGGCTCATGGTCATCACCAAGCGAAGGGGGCAGGGACCCCGTTGAGGGTGGCCTTGCGGCTCATGGTCGAGCCGTAGTAGCCGACCTGCTCCAGGCAGTCGTAGAAGAAGTGGGGCGTCGCCTCCTCGGCGTACTCCTCGGGAATGGCGGCCTCGAAGGTGACCGTGCGGCCCTTCTGGACGATGTTGGTCTTCCAATGGCCGGGCTCGGCGATCTTCTCGGCGTAGCGCTTGGCGTCGGCCACGGTGAGGAACTTGGCGGTGTAGGTCATCGGTAGTCCTTCCAGTCGCCGTCGCGGGTGTTGACGTAGTCGCAGCCCTTGCAGGTCCGGTACTCGGTCACCGCGGTCCAGCCGGTGCGGGTGATCTCGCCGTCGAACTCCATCTCGACGTCGACACCGTGTTCGACGGTCCAGTCATTCGGACCCGTCCTGAGGAAGAGCCCGCAGTTCTCGCAGTGGAAGCGGCCGGTGGCGGCGCTCCCGCCGTCGATGATGGCTCCGGGCTTCACGGCACTCCTTCCGGGGGAGACCTGCTCTCCCCTCCACCGTGTTTATACCCTAACAAGGATTGTTGAAACAACCCTTGCGGTAGCTGAGACGACAGGAATGCCCGTTTGGTCCAGGGCGTATCCTGTGAGCAGGTGAAACGGATGTCGTCGGGCTAACGTTGACCGTTTCAAGTGATCGTGAGCCGGGTGGCCGACGTCGGACGAGACGGATCCACCGGCTCCACAGCGGCAGTGCCCGGTCGGATCCCGGCGGCCAGCTACGGCTCCGACCGGCACTGCCCCTCAAACTTACCTCGTCGCTCGACCGATCGAGGCGATACTCAGGCGTCAGCCCAGTAAATCTGAAGCGGATCGCTGAACTCGCTGGTGGCACCCCAGTAGTAGTGAACGATCGTTTCCGGATCGAGCCTCTCCGCGGTCCAGTCGAGGGGTCCGAGCTTGGCCTCGACGCGGTCCTTGGCCTCCTGGAGCGAGGGCGCCCGGGTGAAGGGCTTGCCGTCGACCCAGACCTCGAAGGTCCGGCGGCTCCCGGCCTTGTCGGTGGCGATGACCGCGTCGTGCTCGGTCCAGAAGAGTCGGCCGTTCTGGTAGGGCCTCCACGAGGGGAGTGCGGTCTTCCTCCAGGCAGCCCGGAGGTGGTTCACGTCTCGGGGTGGGCCAGGGTCATCGGCGGCGAGTCGTTGGGCCGGTTGGCCCACGCCTGCTCGGCCAGCTTCTGGATGAGACGCGGGTACTTACGGGTGACGCCCCAGGCGGGCTTGCCACCGGCCCGGACGTAGTGGTTGAGCAGGTCGTGGACGGCGTCGTGGGCCGTGCCGCAGAGCGGGACGATCTCGGGCTCGACCGGCTTGGCCCCCTGAGCCAGCCAGGACTGGGGGACGACGTGGTGGTGCTGGACGTAGGCGGGCCTCGGGGCGTGGTTCTTGACGCAGGCGCAGGTCTCGTCGGCCATGGGCTACTCCTCGTACTCGACCAGGGACACGCCGGTGGGTTCGTGACCTCCGGCGGCCACGATCTGCTCGGCGGTGAGCCGGGCGCCAGCGGGGTCATCCGCAGGCCAGTCGACGAAGACCCGGCTGTAGCCGCCCTCGACCTCACCCTCCTTGAGGGTGTCCTTATCGACGGCCCACATCACATCGAAGACCCAGCGGGCCGCCGCCCTGCGCCACTGACTCCTGAGATGCTCCATCCCGCCTCACACATGGGCGACCCCGATCCCGGAGGATGGGGCGTCGCGTACGGCCGTGCGCGCCACCCGTTGACTCGACAGGATCGGGGTGCGTAGCCGATCCTTCCCGCTGGGTGATGCTCTCAACACTTTAAGTGGTCAAAGTGGGGACTGATGTTCCATCCCTTAGGGCCGTCTCCAGGCCCTCCAGGCAGCGATCAGCCGGTCCCGGACCGTCGGACGGCTGATACGGATACGCGGCTGACCGTCGGGCAGGTACTCACCGCCGGGGCCGTAATGCCAGCAGCGATGGGCATCCGGCCAGTCGTCGTCATCGGGGTCGTAGTCGTCGAAGTTCACCGTCCCGAGCCCGGGAAAGCCGTAACAGGCGTGCTGGTTGAACGCCACGACGGTGGCACCGTCCCGCATGGTCACCGCGAAGCCGAGCGGGGTGTCGATCGGGCGTTCGTCGACCTCGACCTCGGGGGTGAAGAGCAGGACGACCTCAGCCACCAATTCGACGTTGCAGTGCGGACAGGCCCTGGTGATGGTGAAGGAGTAAGGCCCAGTATCGCTGTAGGGACCGAGCGGGATCCCGGCGACCTTCACCCGATGATGTCCTCGATGCGCTTGACGAATTCGATTGGGGAGCAGTCGGCCTCGATGAGCACCGACTCCAGGCCGACCTCGACCGACAGGAGAGCGAAGCCCTTGTGCTCGGGGTGCTGGCACTCGGCGATCCGCACGATGTGGTCGAAGCGGATCCACTCCTGACAGCCAGTATCGCGGTTGGTGAAGCCGATAAGGATGGGCTGTTCGCTCACGTCGTGGGCACCGGGGCGGCGGCGTAGGGATAGTCGGCGATGTAGCGGGCGACGTCTTCCGGGGCGGCGCCGACCGCGAGGGCGACTTCCTGGCCGGTGTGCATGTCACCGCCCGGATCGACGCGGGTCCAGGCCCAGCCCTTGGGGTCTCCGGCGTTGGACCAGACGACCGTGGAGCCGTCGACCAGGGAGACCTCGATCCCGGTGTAGGTGTCGTTGCTGACCACCCTGGCGCCGATGTCCCCCGCGGTCAGGAGATGGGCGACGGCCTGGTAGTGGGGCCGCTCGTAGAAGTGGGGCATCAGGCGCGCTCCTTCACCCTCTCGGCCTCGCGTTCGGCGAGGTACTCCGTGTACTCCTCATCCCACTTGTACGGTTTCTCGAAGTAGTACAGGAGGTTGTCGCAGTCCGTGATGTGGAAGTTCTCGACCAGCCAGGATCCCATCGACCAGACCTCATCGGGGTTCTCCCACCAGTGCTGTCCCGGCGGCAGGGCGCGGGCGCGTTCGTCGAGGGCCTTACGGGCACGGCTCTCCAGCTGGGAGACGTAGGCCTGGGTCCAGCCCAGGATCCCGGCCACCTCGACCTGAGAGCGGTAGCCGCCCTCTGGTCGGTCCCAGCCCAGCCGGAGCGCCACCACGGCCCGCTCCTTGGGGTCGAGCTTGGCCAGCTTGCCCTCCCGGGCCAGCCTGGCGAGTTGGTTGAGTTCAGTGTTGCTCACGACCTGTCGTCTCCATCCGTTCTGCGTTCTAACCAGTCCACGGCGTCCCTGATCGTGTGGTCGGTCACGCCGCGTCCTCGATCTGACGTAGACGCAACCCCAGCGATCGCACCTCGTTCAGGAACGACGCCTCCATGACGCGGATCCGGTCCCTGAACTCATCGGAAAAGGCCTCGACCCGACGGTCGAGTTGAGTGATCCGGCGGTCCTGCTGATCCAGCTTGCCCTCGACAGAGTCGAAGCGGGCCATGATCTCGGCGAACTGCTCCTCGCTCACACCGATACCTCGCAGCCCTCGCAGGCGCCCATGACGGTCTCGATCTCGCCGTGCTGGCGGAAGCGGTCGATGAGGATCTCGACAGCCCGGCCGACGGCCAGGAGCTTGGTCGCCGCGTCCTCGGCGTCGTCGAAGTGTCCGAAGCTGACCTCGACCGTGGCCTCGGCCTGGTCGCCGTAGCAGCAGGGGTTCTGGCGGTAGACGCGGAGGCCGTAGTAGGCGGGGTTGTCGGCGATATCCCGAGCCATCTGCTCGACTGCGTCGCTCATTGTTCGATGATTCCTCTCACCTGGCGGGGTCGTTGAGAGGATCATATCATGATCGCTTATGGTCTGCAACTTTTCTTAGCAGACATAGATGGCATTCGCACCACACCAGCCGTGGATCACATCGCTCGTGTTCCCCAGCCACACAGGCATCACACCAGCGCTTCCTCGGCTTCTGGTTCATCCACCGGAGCGTGCCATACCTCGCACCCACACCCCAGGGCTCGGCAACGGGTCTCGCCGTTCCCATGAAATGAGCGGGCGTGTCCACACTCGGTACAGCGCGGTTGCAGCTTGCGAGCCATCGCTTCTTCCTCTCGACTGCACTAAAGATCCTTGTAGATCAAAGTTTACCGGGTGTGTCGAGCCCCTAAACGCGGCTCAGCCCCACCAGACCGGTCGTGAGTCGTCTGGTGGGGCTGAGAGAGAGGAACCCGATGCCCCAGGATGCACCTCGGAAAGCTGTCCTAGACCCCGCCAGAGATCAAGGACGGGTGCGTTGGATCGAGAGCCACTCGCTAGGGACACGATAAAGGTAGGCGCAAGGGTTTTCAAGCTGGGACTTGACAAGGGGCACTATGTCCCAAGCTCTTCCTCGACTCCCGTCGCCTTCCGGAGTGCGGCGATCTCTTCGGCCGTACCCTCGAACTCCTCCAGGACGTCGGCTAGGGCCTCAGTCATGGCGTTCAATTTGATGTGGACCGCGTCCTCGAAACGCTGAGAGGAGTTCTGGAGCAGGGCTACCATGAGGAAGGTGATGATAGTGGTGAGGGTGTTGATGATCAGCTGCCAGGTGTCGACCGTCAGGCCCAGGAAGATGGTCGGCGCCCAGAGGACCACCAGCGCACAGCAGGCGGCGAAGAACCACGCCCGGCTGGCCTCTCGGCTGGCCACCTCGGCGAAGCCGTCGAAGACACCGCGCTTCTTGGCCTCAGGCATTGACCGCCGTCCTCTGCATCCTGACCGTCTTGAACGGCCCCCACTGCCAGCGGACCTGGTACGAACGTGGCCCCTCCCAGTAGCGCTTCCAATCCTCCTCGGTCGCCGTGTTGCGGTCCGGCTCAGGGTTGGCCTCGACGGCTCGCTGTTGAGCCCGATCGAGGGGGACGGCCTTGGCCTGCTTCCAGCCGGTCATGAGCAGCGGCGTCCCCTTGGGAATGTCGATCTCCTGCTCCGAGAGGTAGCGCCAGTCGTTCGACGTGTAGAGCGTGGCCGGGCTGTTCATGTCGATCTCGGCCCGGAGGACCGTCGGGACGTAGGGCTTGCTGGGGCTGTACTGGCTGGGTCGCCCCGGGACGTTCTGACCCTCGAACCCCGCCATGCCCCGCTCGGCGATGGCCATGGCCGTCTTCTCGCTGGTCGACCATGAATAGCCGGTCCCGCCGGTGTCGGCGTGGGCCGCCGTCGTGGGATCGGCTCCCGGCGGCAGGCTGATGCCGCGGTAGACGATGGCGATGTGCGGCGCGTTCGGCTTGGTCTGGAGCGTCGGCCACCGGTCGAAAGTGCCCGGCGTCTTCTCCGGCACGATGCGGGCCATGTTGACGGCGATCGAGTACCACATGCCCTCGTTGTCCCGCTGGCGCCAGGCGTCGTAGAACTCACGGAGCGGCTGATCGTGGCCGTAGCCCTTAGGCTGGCCCCACTGCATGTTGGCGTCGGGCGCGGTCATGAGGATCCACCCCTGATCGCCCCCACCCTTGAGATGGAAGGTGGCGTCGGACCACGCCGGAGGCTTGCCTGCCAGATCGCGCTTGGCGGCCTCGGTGACCTCCTGGATCGCCTCCATCGGATCCACCGTGAAGGGGAGCTTGAGGGTAGCCAGCTTGAAGCCCCCGAGACCGCCCCCGGCGCCAGGTCGGGGCTCGATGATCACCTGGAAACTGGGGTTGGCGTAGTCCCACCTCTTCTCGACGTTCCAGTCGCCCCACTCCTTGACCTTGAAAGGGGCCGCCGTCTTCGCCGTGACCTCGCTCCAGGCCCGGCCCTGGTCACTGAGCGTCTTGGAGTGGTGGAGGTCCGGCTTGACCTCCTTGGCCCGGCGGAACAACTCGGTGGCCAGGCCCATCCTCTGGTACTCCGGCCGGACGTTGATCTGCATGATCTCGCCGTCCGGGTACCAATAGATGCGTCCGATGGCCATCTTGGACGCCTCCCGCACCTCAGGGAGGTAGGCCGACACCGTGTTCTTCTTCACCTCGAAGTAGAGGTCGGGGATCGTCTTCCAGGCGTCGGACGCCATGGCCGTCTTCGAGGCTGCCTTGGTGTAGTCGAAGGACCGCAGGTAGTTCCCAAACTCGGCCCGGGACCCGAAGCGCCGATGGTCGTAGGGCTGGCCGTCCTCGCGGTTCACGTCGCAGTAGAAGTCCTTGAGGTCGTACTCCTGGATGAGGGTGGCGATGGCCCGGCGCTGATTCGGGGTGGGGATGATGAAGTCCTCGTCCTCCGACAGCCGCCACTCCAGGCCCAGGTAAGGGTTCGCATACATCGATCGCCGCGGCTGGACGACGAAACGGATGCTGCCCTCCCGCCAGGCTTGGCTGTAGGCCGAGCGCCCGGATCCTGAGGCGCCGTAGTCCTCATGGGCATCGACGGCGACGATCTGGCCGTCGGTCTTGATCCAGCCCGGGACGGTGTTCTCGGGGAAATCGACCTGGCCATCGGCCCACTCAATCCACTGACGGGCGGGCATGGTGCCGTGGAGCGCCGACGTGAAGCCCTCGGGGTGCTCGTAGGTGTAGAGCTTCCGCAGCGTCTGGTGGACCTCGGTGGCCAGGTTGTAGAACCGGTCGTCGTGGGTTGTCTCATCCTCGTAGCGGCCTGCGCCACGGAGCACATGGTCGAGGTGGTGGGCGAACTCGTGGGCGATGAGCCCTTCCAGATTCGAGTCCCGGAAGTTGAAGATCTTGATCTCCGGCACCCGGATCACCCCGCCGGTCGCCGCCTCGCAGTCGTAGTTGGCGGCCTGGCCGATGTTGCCGAACGACATGGAGATCCGCGGCTCGGGGACGTGGTAGTGGTCGGCCAGCATCTTGACCATCTGGCGGGCGTACCAGTCGGAGTCCATCTTCTCGTGCCAGGACGGCTCCTCGTAGTCCCCCCAGGTGTCGGCGAAGTTGGTGCCGTGCCACTCCCGGAGCTTGGCCCGGTCCCATGGCCCGGCCGCGGCCTTGGAGAGCCGGAGCCGTGACGGTGGGATCGGGTCGGTGGTGTACCAGGAGTAACCCTTGATCCCGACGCGGTCGCGCTCCTTCTGGGCGACGTTGTTGGCCGGGTCGGGCATGAGGGTCAACCCGTTCAGGTCGACCTGCCAGATGTCGACGGGGACGGTGGAGCGGTCGACGACCCTCTGGGCATCGGCCAGGTCATCGAAGACGTAGTTCCCCGCCGGGAGGAAGTCCTCGTAGAACCCCTTGAAACGATCAGTGCCCCGCGAGCGGTCGAGACCGTGCTGGAGGATCGAGTCGCGTAGATCGCGGCGGGTGACGTGGTAGCCGACCTGAGCGGCGGCGATCTTGGCGTTCTGGGTCTTGATGTAGGCGGGTTGCTCCAGCATCTGGACCGACTCGACGTAGCGGACCATGTTGCGGCCCTGGGACGGCGACCATGAGATCCCGTCCTGGGTGATGTACTTGCCGGTGGTCAGCCACTTCACCAACTCGTCCCAGGACATCCCGCCCTTGAACTTGTAGTAGCCGCCGTCGCGGGCGATGACCTCGTCGGCCTGGCGCAGCACCGACTCCGGGACGTCGAAGGTGATGAGGACCGGCCCGCCGCCGCGCTTGAGGATCTGCTCCTTCAGCCAGGGATGGAGGCCCTCGACCGTGGCCCCGAAGAAGTCCTGCTTCACCCGCTCGGGATAGAGCGTGAGGTAGGCCGCCTTGAGGGCGTCGTAGAGCGGGGCGCTCCCGGCGTAGGCGTAGCCCTCGGCCCGAGCACGGTCGGCGGTGAGGTAGAGGTTCCTGGTCGTCCCTTCCTTACGACGCTGCTTGGACCAGTTCTGCTTCTTCCAGACCGACCCCCGGGGCAGCTTGAACTCGTCCTCGATCTGGTGGCAGAGCTTGAGAGGATCGATCGGCGGCACGAAGCCGTTGCGCTTGATCTGCTCCCAGGCGTTGAGCGTCGTGCCGTGGTACATGACCAGAGACGGCTCGTCAGGTGACTCGATGGAGACGGCCTCGACCGATGCAGCCCGCCGGTTGAGGTGCTCGGCCTCGGGGATGTCCGACATCTCCCGCGGTCCCCAGTCGGAGCGGGCGCCAACCACTCTCGACCAGGCCAGTCCCGCAGGGGTGCGGTCCGACTCGGGGGCGTGCTCGACGTGGCCGAGGTCAGCCCTGGCCCGCTCCAACATGGCGGTGGCGATCCCCTGACGCTGGTACTGCGGGTCCACCACGGCCCTGTAGATCTCCCAGCCTCCATCGATCTCCCTGAGCCGGAGGGTCCCCACCGGCTGATCGCCGATCGAGGCGACGTAGGCAACCCCGCCCTCCCAAGGCTTGGTGGCGATGATGAGGTCGGCGCGGGCGGCCGTCAGCTTCTGGGGCTTGCGGTACTGACCCCCGAAGCCGTTCGGCCCGCTGTTGACCCGATTCCACGACGGCGGCATCGACTCGGCCAGGCCCTGGCCCTCGGGCGACATGAAGGCGCTCCAGAGCAAATAGGTGCCCTTGTTGACCTTGGCGTCGGACTGGTCTTTGGCCCACTGCGCCATGGCCTGGGCGATGCCCTGGCCCCGGAGTGAGGGGTCCACCTGGACGTGGTAGACCGACCAGCCCCACCGGCCCATGTACCACTGCCGCCAGAGGACGAGGTGGCCGATGGCCTGGCCGTCCTTCCACGCCTCGACCACCACCTGATCGACCTGTGGGTCGAAGGGCGGGGTGGCCTTGAACGTGACCCCCGCCGGTGCCGTGAGCTTGGCCGCCGCCCGCCGGTTGAGGTGGTGCTCCTCAGGGATGTCGCTCATCCGCCGCTCGGCCTCGTCGTAGTCATGCTCGGGCAGGACGGCGTAGACATGGAGGGTGCCGTCGACATGGGGGTAGAGCAGCAGCCGGGACGGCCCTTCCAGGCGCACCCCGTAGGTCCCGGCCAGCGGGCCGGTCTTGGCTTCGAGGTTCGCCCGGCCCGCCTCGATGGCCTCGACAGCCTGGCGGACCAGCTTCTGGAGGTGGGGGTCGGCCCGCTGGAGATCCTTCAGGCCGACGCGGTCGAAGTTCACCTTCCAGGGCTGGTGCATCTCTCTGGGCGTGAGAGCGTCGTCCTTGAACTCCCAGGGGATGACGCCAGAGGACGGACCTGCCGTCCTCTGGCTGATTTCCTGCCCGTCCAGACCATGACACGGCCCGCGTCGCCAGAGCCTGACTGAACTGGCCCCGACTCGCCCAGGCTCCTCCATCATACGGCTTGCCTTTGTAAGATCGATCACATCTACTTCCATCGATCTCATTTGGCGCAATATGCACCCTTCTAGCCGATGATGGCCGTCCCACAAAAAGAGCTTGCCGTCCGGGGTTCGGATAGCGATGGGGATGTAGCCGGGCCGGTACCAGGCGCTGTCGCGGTCGAGGCCGTGGATCACCGCCGCGACCGATGAGCGCTTGAGGTACTGCTTGGTGGCGATGATCGACTGGGTCGGGACCATCATCCGCTTGCGGGGTAGCCGGTCGAGTTCGGCCTCGTCGAAGTCGTCCCGGATGTCGTCCTCGAAGGGGGCCGACCCTCGGATCGCGTCGTCGACCCACTCGCCGTCGACCATCATCCCGCCCATGGTCGGCTTGGACTTGAGCCGGGCCAGAGCCGCGGCCTGCTGGTCGTTTTCGGGCTGCCAGCGGTCGACCTTGGGATTGGGCGCCATCTCACTCCTTCAGAGGGGCGAGACCGCGTAGGGCAGGCCGTCCGGGATTAAGGCTGGGCGGCCCCGGTTGGTCCATCCCCGGCGTGGAACGACGACAGGCTGGATGTCCCGCTCTTGATGAACTCGTTGCAGAGGCTCTTGAGGGCCTGGGCCTGGGCCGGGGTGAGGGGGATCACGTCGGGCTGGTTGATCTCGATGTGGTCGAACTCGGCCAGCTTGTCGTGGGCGTACTGGTTGGTGTGGCGGTGATCGTCCAAGTCGGCCAGGAGGCAGGCGATTCCGTCCTTCTGGATACGGTCGTCGTGGGTCAGGATCCGACGGTCACTGGCCCGGACGAAGAACAGTGAAAAGATCAGGATCGTGTTGGCGATCAGCAGTCCAATCCCGACCGGATGACGGTGGGGCTGGGTCCCCGCCGCCGAGGCGCCACTGGCGGCGATCTGAGCCGATGCTTGCTCGATGACCCGGTCAATCATGTCGCTGGGCGGCAGCCCGGCCACCGGGATCACGACCTCCTTCTCGTCGTCGGGCGGGGGGATGTCGGACATCAATGTCTCCCTGTGGCTTGGAGTACCTGCGTGATGATCGAGACCAGCATGGTCAGGAAGGCCGCGATCAACATGAAGGTGAGCTTCGAGTTGGAAGATTCGAGCTTCGAGATGCGCTTCTCCTGAGCCTGGAGATTGGCGGCCACCGTCAACTCCCGCGCCTCGGTCAGCTTCTCGGTGGCGATCACTCGGTCCATGCAATTGCGCTCGACCGTCCTTACCTGCTCGACGGTGGCGATCCGTTCGTCCATCAGGTCTTCGACCCGCTGGACCCGGCGGGTGAGTTCACTGAGACTGGGGGATCCGTCGGGCGTGACCATGGCTACTGCTTCGGCGGGCTGGCCGCTGCCACGGCCTTGGTGACGCAGGCGTCGAGCTTGGCCTGGGTCCGCTGATCCACCGGCAGCGGGAAGACGCAGTTGAGGTAGGTGATGAAGAAGGCCGACTGGTTGAGGACGTCCCCGCACTCGGCGGTGATCTCGGCCGCCGTCATGCCATCCGTTCGTTTCTGGAGGCAGACCTTGACGTACTGGGCGCTAGTGCTGGCGTCCTGGGACAGCTTGATGATTGTCTTGTTCTGGTCGTGGTTCGCCCGGGACTGGGCCAGCCCGAAGGCACTGACGATAGCGGCCACCAGCACCGGGCCGATGACGGCGGCCAGGATCTTGATCCGGTCCCGCTTCTGCTCGTTGGCCACGATGGAGGTGAGCCGCTCCTCCGACAGGTTGGTATCCAGCCGCTCGGTCAACCGGTCGATGCTCTCGACGACGGCGGCCAGGACGGTGGGGTCAGGCTTGCGGCGCTCCGGTCCCTGGTAGGTCATCAACGCCCTCCTGTGGTGGCTCGGGCATCGCCTCGATCACTTGCTCCAACTCCTCGACGTCGCCGTAGATGTCATGGAGAGCCTCCTTCAGGCGCCGGGCCGCCGCCTGGGCCTGCGCCTTGACCGACGCCACCTCGATCGCCGTGGAAAGGGTCAGATCGACCGGGTCGATAGGTTGGCGGACCGAAGGCTTCGTAGCGGCCGACTTCTTCCGACGCAAACGCACCTCGGCCCCTCCGTTCGTACTCACCGATGATCCACTCCTGTCTCTTCATGACATCCTCGACCCGGGCGAGCGCCGGAGCGAGCCGCTTCTCGTAGTCGCCCAGGGTGGGCAGGATCTCGGTGTGGTAGACGGCCAGGAGGGTGTCGACCAGCGCCCGGAGCCGGGCCAGTTCGGCCTCGGTGCGTTGGCGTTCGGCCTCCAGGACGCCCTGAAGGCGGATCAGTTCTTCTTCGGCCTGCTGGCGCTCGAACTCGACCGACTTGTCGGAATGAATTCTGCCCGCCAGGAACATGATGACCCAGATCCCGGCCACCCCCGCGCCACCGATGAGGGTCTGGGTGGGGTCGAAGCTGGAGAGATCGGCGAGCACCATCACCCCTTCAAGGGGCGATGCCCGATGCGGCACAGGTGATTTCGGTGTGCCCTACGATGCCCGGCGGCGCAGCCGTTTGCGCTCCCGCTCCGACAGGCCGCCCCAGATCCCGAAGTTCTCGGGCTTGGTGAGGGCGTAGTCGAGACACTGGGGCCGCACGGAGCATTCGCGGCACAGCGCCTTGGGGATCTCCAGATCCTCGCCGCGGGTGGGATAGAACAACTCGGTCTGGCCGAGGCAGGCGGCCTCCCGCTGCCAGACGTTGAAGCCCGCTTCGAGGTGGTGGTTGAAGCGCAGGACCTGCCCCATCACCACTTCAAGCGGCGTCAGGGCGAGTTCGACAGGCCCCGGTCAGCCGCTGCGCTTCTGGTTCTTGTTGTTGCCGTAGATCCGTTGCGGCGCGGCCCGGGACCGGCGCTTGGCCTCGTTGTGGTACTGGCGCTTCTCCTCCGGGGTCATCTCGGAGTACTTCTTGCCCATCGCCATCATCCCCTCGTCCTGACTTCAAACAAGCTTATCGGGCAAAGATGAGGAGCACCTCCGCCTCGGCCCGGGACTCGTGGTTGGCACCGCGCCTCATCCTGGGGGTGACGATCTCGTGGCGGGCGATGAGCGTGAAGCCGATCGACTCGCAGATCGATCGATGGGTCTCGACGACGGGCTCTCTCCGGCGCTGACCGCGGTGGGTCCGGTAGCAGTCGCTGACGTTGAGGACGAACGTCCCCGACCGGGTGAGGGGATCGTAGGGCCGCAGTACCCGATAGACCTCCTGCCAGGCGGCGTCGTGGAAGCGCCAGTAGGCGGGCTGCCAGCAGTAGAGGGTGCCGCTGTTGGCGGGATCCAGGAGCCGGGTCTCGTCGCCGGTCATCCGCCGGAGGTCGTGGGTGTAGCTCCGGCGGTGGGAGCCGTCCTTGGCCATGTGGGAGTCGGACATCCTGTTGCCGAACACCGGGCTCACCATGACCGCGTCGATGCTCTCGTCCTCGAAGGGGAGGGCCAGGGCGTTGCCCACCCGGGTGTGGGGGTGACAGGCCGCCCACTCCGGCTCGATCTCGATACCGATGGTCTCCCGCCCGGCCTGGGCCAGGTCATGGACGCGTCCGATGCCCGCCATGGGGTCGAGGACGACGCCGGTGTCGGGGAGGATCTGGTGGTTCGCGATGAAGCGGAGGATGGCCTGGCTGTACGGCGCCGGGTGGATGGGCTTGGTGGCGGTCGTCATCGTCTCCTCCGGGCCGGTGACGTCGGCATCCCGGGCCTGCGCCTGCCCTTGCCGAAGCCCGAGAGGGCATCGTGGGTCTCGGTCTGCTGGCCACTGTGGGGCAGGCCACCCTGGGCGGTCCCTCCCACCGGTAGCTCGGCCAGGGTCTTGCCCAGGAAGGCCGCGATCTCGGTGCCGATGAGTTCGTAGGTGCAGATGGCCAGGCAGTCACTCACGTCTTTCGTTTGTACCGGTCCTGAGGTGGGGTGGTCAACCTTGTTTGTTCCCGCCTCCTGGAGGAAGGTCAACTCCAGGTCCGCCAGTTCGTGATACGGAGCATGGACGAGTCCCAATCCCAAGGCCGTTTTAAATGTTTCATACGTCTTCCAGTTCAAAGGACCAGTAGCGTCCCGCTCGTAGATGGTAACCCGCTTCGGGTAGTTAGCGCTACGGGCGTGCTTACGGAGACGCTGGATCAAAGCCACAGAGTTCCACTGGTCGAAGGACAATTCGTTCGGCATGAAGGCGTCCATGTCGACGATGATGTCGTCGGCGATGGCGTCGTAGTCGATCTCGTGGTTCTCGTAGTCACCCGGCAGCCAGGCGTGGATCTTGTCGAAGACGACGTGCGGGAGACCGCGGTCGTCGTGCCCGGCGACGTGGGCGATGGCCCAGCCGAAGTTGGCGCCGCTCTTGGACGGGTCGCCGTGGGCTCGGTAGGTCCGACTCAGGATCCCTTGGTGCTGCATCGTCAGGACGTCGCTCTCGGTCGGCCAGGGCTTCCACATGTCAGCGATCCGGTCCGGCCGGAGGTACGCGTCCAAGACGCTGGCCCAATGAGCGCGCCGCTCGACGGCGAACGTTTCAGGATTGGCAGCTTCTAACCGCTGCATCTCGGCGTCGAAGGTCTGGACCGCGTTGCGCAGGGCCGGGAAGAAGATCGGCCGCGACACCTGGGGGACGGCGTCGCGGATGTGGGCCGGGGGTGGGATCACCCGCTCCGGCCGGGCCTCCAGCCGGTGGTGAGGATCCGCGGTGCGCTCCCAGTCAACGTAGGTGTCCCAGCTTGCCAACTGGGCCATGAAGAGGGCCGGGAAGCTCGGCTTGCCGTCCTCATCGTGCTGGAGCGCCTTGCTGTAGTTGTCGAAGAACGCCCCCAGCCGCTGCCACGGCGACGACGCCTCCCACAGGAAGCCCCACTGCTGGAACTGGTCGAGGGACGGGACGGCCGACTCGTAGACCTCGCTGGCGTCGGCCTTGGCCACGGCCCGGACGACGTGCGCCATCTCATCGAAGAACAACATCGCGCTGGCCGGGCCTCGGGCGGCCATCGTCGTTGCCTCTCTGGCCTCGATGATGAAGGTGGCCATGTCGGCCTCGGTCCCGATGCCTCGGTCGTGGCGGTCGAGCATCCTGATGAAGTCGTGCGGGGCGTAGACGGTGAAGCTCTCCCCCAGGACCCGGCTGATGTAGGGAGCGAAGCACGGCGCCCCGACGATGACGTTGTTCAAGTCCTTCCACTGATGCGCTCGGGCCTGCTCCCGCTTACCGGCGAAGGCCATGGTGGCGATCTGCTTGTCGCGGTCGATTCCGAAGTGACCTTGCGGGTCTCCGAGCGACAGGTAGTTCCACAAGACGTACGACCCGGCCAGGGCACCGAGGTAGCCCTTGCCGCCACGTCGACCGATGGGCAGGACCACCTCTCTGAACCACTTCCGGCCCTCGGCCTTGTTGATCTCGATCCGCTCGAAAATGTCAACAACGAGACCGTTGTTGCCCTCGCCCCGTTCGTCAGCCGACTCCCGGAACTTCGTCGTCCATTCGTCAACGACCTCGTAGTCGTAGTCGGTCAGCAGGTCGTCACGAAGGAAAATCAACTTCAACAATGTGGCTTGCCTCGGGTACAGCGTCCGGCCCAAATATGCGTCCGAGAGAATGAACTCAATCGGGTCCGGGACCTGAGCCTCAAATCCCGCGACGAGTTCAAAGACCCGCAGGGGGTCGAGGTCGGGCATGAATCGTCGGGTCCTGGCGGGCATCGTTATCCACTCTAAGTGAAACGGTCGAGGGCTTCATACCCTCGACCGCTCCACCCATGACTGCCATGCCGAACTCGAACCTGACGAGCATCGCCGCGCCAAGCCCCGCCGACCCACGCCTTGACTGCCGAGTCGAGACCAGCCTACGCCCGCCTAACCGCGGCGAACCCAGCCCTGACTGCCGAGCCATTCCACGTCCAGACACGCCGTGCCATGACTGCCGCGGCACGACCCGCCTCTCCTAGCCTACGCGTGCCTCACCTCTCCGAGGCTGCCGGGCCAGGCCCAACCATCGCTGGTCAAGCCCAGCCAAGCCGCACCCTGACTGCCTCGCCCTAACGGGCCATGCCTGTCCATGCACCTCCTCAACGGGCCGTACCTTGCCACTGCTGCCAGGCCAACGCCTGCCGTGATGTACCAAGCCCTGCCGAGACGAGACCGTCCCCTCCACACCGCTACTGCCCTGACCTACCGGGCCTAGCCTCTACACGCCCGTCCTAGCCATTGCTGGCGAGCCGAGCCGAACCGCTCCATGACCTTGCGCACTTGCCCTGCCATACCAAGACTGCCGAGCCTTGCCGCGGCCTGCCTAGCCTCACCAAACCGAGGCTGCCATTCACCGGGGCCGGTGGCTCCGACCCCGGTCGCTGGCTAGACCGCCTCGGCCTCTCCGTCGTCGTCGTCGCGGTCGATGTCATCGAGCGCGGCCCAGACTCCGGCCAGAGCACTGAGGTGCCGGTACCGGCGCCGCAGAGCCTGGAGGGCGACCAACGCATCTTTGAGCATCTGATTTCTCAGATCCTCGCGGTCGACCACCGTCTGAGTGTTGGTGTAGCCACGGTCACCGTCCTTCCGGACCGAGACGAAGGCGACGATGGGTTCGTCACTGCCCTCGACCACGATGCGGATGTCTCTGATGATCCGGCGAGCCTGACTCAGCCAATACTGCTCGGCGGCGTGGTTTTTGTCCCACCCACGCCAGTCGGCCATGTTGTGCAACGGCGAGTTGCGCTTCTTGGCCTCGGCTACCAACGCGTGCGGGGTGCAGACACCGTCGCGGTCCTCGATCTTCTTGATCTCGCCGTAGACGATGTTGGCGTCGACACCATGGCTCTGCTTCCACGACACGAACGCTGTCGGTTCTCCACTCATTTTTCAATCACCTCCTTTCGATCCTGCCGTGACAAGCCAAACCGATCCGGGCCAAGCCCAAACGGGCCTAACCGCGCCAAGCCACGACTGCCGTTACCAACCCGGACCTGCCTGGCCGAACCTGACCGGGACGAGCCTTGCCTGGACTGGCGAGGCTTGCCGGGCCGTAACACGACTAGACCGGCCTATCCCTGCCCTGACTGCCATGCCTAAACCTGCCCTGGCTTGCCATGACGACCTAGCCCTACCACTGCTGCCGTGACCAGCCTGGCCGGTCCACGACGCTCCTAGCCGAGCCGTACCTTGCCTCGTCTGCCACGCCCTGCGAAGCCATCGCTTGCCCATCCTGACCATGGCTGCCGAGCCGGGACCGTCCCAAGCCGGGCACACCTAGCCACTCCATGACTGCCAAACCGGGACCTGCCTGGCCTGGACACACCTGGCCGAGCCGACCCGCACCTTGCCACTGCTGCCATGACGAACCGCTCCATGCCGTTGCGTGCCGCGACCTGCCAAGCCTTGGCGAGGCTGCCGAGACCTGACTGGCGACGCCAAGCCGGGCCTGGACATCCCGCGCAACGCCCTGACTCGACTGCCCTGCCAAACCCATCCGGGCCGTGACATGCCACCCGAGCCGTGCCTGGGCTGCCGTGCCGCACCTGACCTCGACGGGACCAGACCATCCTGGCCCAGCCAAGCGCAGACCCGCCTCGACTGCCCTACCTCGCCAAGCCCTGCCTCGGCCCGACCCGGAGATCCAGGCCGAGGCTGGCTGGCCACACCGTGCCTCGACGCTGCGAGACATGCACCGCCTAGCCCATCCTCTACTGCCATGACCGGCCATGCGTTGCCACGGCGAGCCTTGGCCGGACCGGACCTGACGATCCAAGCCCAACCATGGCTGCCGCTCCACTGCTGCCCTGACAAGCCTTGGCTCGACGTGCCCCTGCGGGAGTCGCCGGGCCAAGCCACTGCTGCCATGCCGTGACCCGCCATGACATACCGGGGCGCACACCGCCCATACATGACCGGGCGAGCCGAGCCATGCCGTGTCTGCCAAGGGGTCACTTACTGCTCCGGGTCCTAGTTGCTGACCTGGAACATTCCGTACGAACCGGACGCCGACTTCGGCGCCGACGGCCGCCACTCACCAACCCCACCGAGACCGGCGGCGTCGACCAGAGCGAAGACCGACGAGGCGTCGAGCATGTGCGGCAGGTACGTGACCTTGAGGATGGCCGACCACGGCCAGAAGCCAGCCCGGTAGCGGATGTCAGCGACACCCGACTCCAACCTGACCATGTCCTCACGCATGTGAGGCTCGGCCGAAATCGCCACCAGGTCGGTCCCCTCCTCGGGGTTGATGAAGAGGGCGGCCTTGGCCTGGACCATGGTCAAGCCGTCGAAGTGCCTCACGGCGCCGACGAGAGCGGCCTTGAAGGCGGTGGCGGGGATGGCGCAGCGGCCGTCGGGGAGCCGGTAGATGGACGACTCGTAGTCGGCCTGCGGGTCCTTCGGCTCCTTCTTCGGCTTGGTGCCGCGAGCCATCTGGCTCTCCAACATCATTCTCTTGGCCTTCTCGGACCAGCGGTGGGTGATCAACTCGGAGGTGCCCTCGATCGGGACCTCGATGGTGACGCGCTCCAGGCGCTTCAGGACGACGGTGGGACCCTCGGTGACGCCAGCGACCTTCCCGGCGCCATTGGTTTTGGTCATTGCCATTGGTTCTGCTCCTGTAGTCGGAAGTGAACTGTTGCAAGTAACCTTAGCACGTATAACGGGTCCGTCAACCGGGGTCCTTCGGACATATGGGCGCGAAAATGCCCCCTCCACTGGGGAAGGGGGCGAGATCCTGTCTTCTCTGCTAGGCGGCGTCAGCGAAGGCGGTGGCCATCGGGGTCCCGGCGTAGGCGGCGTTGGCGTCGTCGGTGCCGACCGTCACCCGGGGCGGATCGATCCCGCACGGCCACTCGGCGGTGATCCCCCAGGGGCGGCAGTCGCAGCCGCCGCAGCGGTAGTCGCCGTCCTCCCAGCCGCCGGTGTTGATGAAGTAGTGGGTCTTGCGGTTGGCCTCGATCTCCTCGGCGGTCCCGGGGAACGACATCGGCATGTTGACGGCCACAAGGCTCCTTTCGAGCGGGGAAGAGAAGGAAACCCCGGGACGCTTCTGATCCGAGCAGGAACGGGCGGCTTGGCCCGCACTTCCCCGGAGCTTCCTTCTCCCCTCCGACACTTGACTTATACCCGCTCAGGGATCTTTGAAACACGCGTCGGAGCCCTCCCCCGAGGAAGTTGAAGGGGGAGGGCTCCGGGCGCCTGGCGGTTACTTCTTCTTGCGGCTCTTCGGGATCGGGAGCTTCTTGACGTCGCTCCCGGCGATGATCCCGGCGTTGTAGTGCTTGGCCAGGGCGTCGGCGATGGCCCGCGGCTTGCTGGTGTAGTGCTCCTTCGAGTTGCGGATCGGGTCGGCCAGCGCCGATGGCGGCCACTGCCGGAGCGTCACGATGAGGTGACCCTCGTCGAACAGCGGGGTCTTGACCAGGCCGCCCTGCTCGTCGACCGACAGCTTGGTGTAGCGCCGGACGAACTCCCCGACGGACTGGAGCGTGAGGTACGCCCAGGCGTCCGGATACTGCTGCTGGACCCAGGACTTGTTGATGACCCGGAAGACCGTGGCCAGCCCGTCCTCGCCGATGGTGGCGTACATCTTGCGGAGCGCCTTGACGGCGGTGATGCCACCGAGACCCACGGTCAGGCCGTTGTCGGAGGCGATCCGGTCGACGGCCACCGCCTCGGGGTCACCGGCCTTGAGGTCGGTCTTGTAGAGGTCCGTCGGCGAGAAGCTCGTCCGGCCCCGGTGGATGGTGCCGGTCTGGTTGGCCTCGGCACCGACGCTCATACCCTTGTGGACCCAGCAGGGCACCTGCATGTCCGGGTTGATGATCTGGGCCACGATGGTCCGGTGCTGGCCCTCGGGCGACCAGAGGCTGGCGTCGGGACGCTCGTTGACGTCGATGGGCTCGAAGGCGTAGGGGTCGAAGTTCCTGATCAGATCCTTGGCCTTCTTCAGGTTGATTCGCCGCTGGTAGCTCTTGTCGACGTTGATGTCCCCGGCCCGGACGTAGCGGAGTTCGCCGGTGAGCTTCATCTCCGCCAGTTCCTGGCGGCGCTCCTCGGGGATCTCCTTCTCGTACCAGTCGCGCAGGGCCTTGAGCTTGTCCTCCTCGGACAGTTCGGTCCGGGGGCGCCTCGGGGTGGGAGTCTCCTCCTCGTCCGCGAGGTCGAGGTCGTCGTCTTCACTCATTTTTCTATCCTTTGTTAGCGGTTGCTCTATCGATCAGATGACGGGTCGTCCCCTGGCGTGGAATCCACCGTCGGTCTGGGGCATCGGATGAACCGGTGCTGCAAAACTTTATACGGCACGCGCCGCCGCGATTGCAAGCACTACGAGGCTCGTGGCGTTCAAAAATTTTTCTAGGCGTACACCGTAACGATCGTTTGAAGATTGGTGGCGGGGAAACAGCCTCTGACCTGCACTTTTAGCAATCTGGATAACCGAGGAGGCCGAGATAATTTTATCTCGGGGCATGTCAGGGCACTCCCAGCGGTCAGTGATGGTGGTGATGTGTCTGTATCGCGGTGGTGTCAGTCGAGATTACACCAGCCTCACCAAGCTCAAGAACATCGTGGGTCGCCTCCCACACGGCCTTGTCCTGGTCGAATTCCCCGGCCAAGCGGTCGACGATGTCGATGTCGAAGGCGACGACGCCCTCCTGGTCGGTCTCGTAGGCCCGGACGGCCACCTTGAAGCCGATGGCCGCGAACCGGTCCATCGCCTCCTGGCGAAACCCTTCGAGGTTCACCCCGGCCTGGCCCTGACGTCGGCGCAATATCTCCAGGACTTTTTCGATGCCGATGATCTCGGAGTCATGGATCTCGATGAGGGCTTCAGCCATAGGTATGATCCTCGCCTTAGATGGGACGAACGATGAGGAGACGATCATGAAGAAGATCTTGGTTGCCGTCGGGCTCTTCGTCCTGGGGACGGCCCCAGCCTACGGCACGGCGGCGATGTACCACCACGGCCACCGCCACCGCGGCGAGACCCCTCGCTGCTACCGCGACGACAACGGCTGCAACGACAACGACGGCACCCAGGGCGGCGGCAACGGGAACAAGGGCCGGGACGGGGACGAGCAGCGGGGCGACAGGAACTGCCACTCGTTCTGCGGCAACACGATCATCGTCCCGACTCCGTTCGGATCGTCGACGACGACCACGACGCGCCCGAAGGGGGCCGAGGACGAGGAGGCGGATTCGATCGCCTGCCTCGTCCCGGTCCCCTACCACTGCGACCCCCGCCGCTAGGGCATCAACCCCCGGGCGAGGACGATCCCCGCCTCCTCCAACGCGGTGAGGACGAGATCGGCCATCTGCATGCCCATCGAGGTGAAGATCTGCGCCAACTCGATGGGCATCTGGAGGAACTGCTCGATCTGGGTGCCGAGCGAACCGGCCAGGCCACCCAGCGGATCAGTCGTCTGCCCCTGGATGGCGTGGCCGAGGTTCCCGAAGGTCTGGCCGAGGACGGCTCGGGCCTCGTCACGGACCCCTGAATCGCTCATTGACCGCCGCCGCCGCCGATCCGGTTCCGGAGGTCGTTGACCTTGGCGGCCAGCTGCTCCTCCAGGGAGCCCAGCCGCTCAACCTGCTCACCGGCCCAGCCGGTGCCGTCGCCGATGGCGTCGAGGACCATGGAGAGGGCCTGGAGAACCACGTCGGGTCCGGCCTCTGCCAGGTTGCCGAGTTCGCCGAGGACGTTCGTCACGGCGTACCTCCCGGAGCCGGAGCCGGGGCCGGTCCAGCGCCACCACCCGACTGGGCCTGGAGGATGTCCCGGATCTGGGTCAGGAGGTCGATCAGCTGCTGGAAGTCCTGGCGCATCTCGGCCTGCATCCCGCTGAAGTCGGGGAACATCCCGCCCCGGGCCGGGTCGTTGGGGTTCGCCGCACCCATGGCCGGGGCGTTGGGGGTCGTACCCTGCGGCTGGGCGTTGGGATCATTCGGATTCGGCTGCGGCTGACCGGCCTGATTGGCCTGCTGCTGAGCCTGAGCCTCCTGAGGATTGGCCATCGTTGCCTCCTTGTCCGTCCTGATATCCATCTCGGTAACCGTCGCGGTAGCCCTGTCGGTAGTCGCCACCCTGGTCGGATACCGTGTCTCCGTCGCTCGGACTGGTCGTCGTCGTACTGCCTTCGTCGTATCTCGGGGAGGGGGCGGGGTAGTAGTAGTACCGGTCTCCGCCTTGGTAGGAGTGGTGACCACGGCTCTGACCACTATTCCCAGACCGACCAGACCCGCGACCACCGCTGCCAGACCGACCGTGATGGCCTGCGTTTGATCCGTCGTGGCCGCTATGAGCGCCGCTGTGACCGCCACTGTGGCCTCCTCCGCTCCGGCTGGCCGCCAGGGCCGGGGTGGGGGCCAGGACCATCAGGAAGGCCACCAGGGCCGCTCTACGCCTCATCGGATTCGCCCTCCCTGATCATCACGTAGAGGTGGACGCCACGGCGCTTCTGGTGCAGCCGCTGGTACCGCACCATCGGGTGATGCGGTTCACCGGTGTTCGGATCGACGGTGGGGACCGGCATCACAGGGCGTTCGATCTGATCGGGCAGATCCCGGATGTCGATCTGTTCGCCGTCGAGGGCTCCGCCCCAAAGCTCGACCTTCGGCATGACCATCACCTCCCACCCCTTCGAGGTGCTCCGAGGGTCTGTGGCAGGGCCTTACCCGCAGGTCAGCGGCCTGATCCTTTGAAACGGTCTTCGTCCCTTTTGGGGCATTGTCTGGAGCGATGAGGTGGGAGTTCCTGGGGTAAGCCAGGACCATGGTCATCGGACTGATTCCCCTGATCCTCATCATCCTGCTGGTCCTCTGGCTCACCGGCTACGCCCGGCCCTACGCCATTGGGCCGCTCGGGATCATCCTGGTGATCCTGATCATCCTGTGGCTGGCCGGGGCCTTCAGCGGCAGCTGTAGCGGTCCGAACTGCTAAGGCCGGTAGCCCCGCAGCCAGTACCAGGCCCGGACGACGCGGTTCGGGCGGGGATGACGTCCCCAGACCCAGGGCGGCACCTTGAACGTCCGGGCCAGCCGGTCTGCTTCGCGCTGGCGCTGGTAGTCGTGCATGGCCCCCTCAGGAACAGCCCCGGCCCGCTCGACCGGTGGCTGGGGACACCGGGAGCGGGCCGGGGGACTTGGGTTAGTTCAACCTCGACTGGCAGTGGGCGCAGCGGGTGGCGTGCTCGTGGATCAGCGATCCGCCCGTCTGCTCCAGGATCCGCCGCGCACCGGACCGGCGGACGGCGGGGTTGTTGGCCTCGTTGGTGATCAGGTTGGTGAGGTCGAACATGGTGGTCGTCCCGTCGTCGCCGGTGATCTCCGGCACCCGGCGGACCAGGCCCATGAGGATCCGGTCCGAGAGGCCCTGCTCCTGGCCCATCCGCAGGAGAGCCTGCTCGGGGTGTTCGACCCGCTCCTGGCGCATGGCGTAGAACGCCTCGATCTCGGCCTCGGCCCGAGCGAACATCCGGTCGGCGATCCCCTCGAACTCGGTGAGGATCTCGTCGACGGTCTGACCCCGGGCGTCGATCCGCTCGCCCTCGTTCAGCCGCTCGTAGCCGTTGGTGCAGGCCAGGCGGTAGAGGAGGAGGCTGGCTGAGGGGGCGTAGAACTGCGTCCCCTGCTTGAGATTCTGGGTGAAGCGCAGCCCGGCGCCGGTGAGGTCACCGACCTGACGGTCGCCACCCCAGCCGCGGTCGAAGTCCGTGGGGACCAGCACGTCGAGGCGGAACTCCCGGGACGGCTCGTTCCAGAAGTCGATGACCGGGGCCTCGGGGTCGATGACCCGGGCGGCGACGTCGACGAGGCGACGGGGGTCGATGTGGCGGGACTGCTGGCTCCGGATGTCGAGCAGCCCGGAGTCGGAGAGCTTGACGGCGTGGACGTCGGCCGCGTTGGTGGTCTGGAGCATCCGCTGGAGGATGGTCTCGGTGAGGTCGTCCGGGGTCCGCTCCAGGAACTTGGCCGGGATGTCGAGGCGGGCGGCCAGGGCGGCGATGCCGTCCTTGGTGGCGGGAACCTCGCGGTCCTTGACCCGGATGCTGGGGACGTCGGCGGTGAGGTTCACGGTGATCTCGGACGACCGGGCCGAGATGACCTCACCGCCGACGTCCAGCCGCTCCCTTACGTCAGGGAGAGTCAGTGTCGGGGGTTCACGAAGGAACATGCTGGCGGGTACCTCCTGGGTAGATGCTGCGGGCTACGAGTTGTACCTTAGCAAGGTTCCTTGATGAAGGCAAGTAGTTTCACGAGATTTTTCTATGATCCTCTTCCTTGGCTCCAGAACCAGTCGTGAGCGCACTCGATGAGGAGGATGGCGATCGAATGGTCGATGGCGAAGCGGAGCCGCTCGTCGTCAGGTCCGACGGCGACGTGCTCGCAGGCGAAGCTGCCGTCCTCGAAGAAGGACAGCTGGCCGGTGCAGGTCAGGGGATGGTGCGGGGCCGGGGTATGGGCGTCGTACCCGCCCGGCCCGTAGGACGACGCCGACAGCGTCGCCTGGAGGCTGATCTCGCTCCGGTTGTGAATGGGACCGTTCACGAAGCGATAGGGGCGCCGGGGACTAGTGGTCGTGGGGCTCCAGCTTGTCGCTGGCGTCGGGGAGGGCCGACCTCGGCAGCGTCAGGATGCTCTTGCCGTGGAGGCAGACGTGGGGGAACCACCAGTTGTCGGCGTCCCACTCGCAGTAGAGGAAGTCCTTCTTGCAGAGCGGGCAGGTGGCCGTGCGCTCCCCGGGCTCAGATGTCATACGATTCGAGTTTGTTCGAGACCCAGGAGTACCTCCAAGAACTTGGGTCACTCGGGTTACCACGGAAGTAGGCCCCGGCGACGCGGTGGATCCCGGCCTTGTACTCGTCGGCGAACTTCGCGTACGTCCCGTTGAAGGGGGCGTCCCCGAAGGCGAACACTCCGCCGTCCTCCCCGAAGAGCCAGTAGCCCTTGCCGGTCGGCGTCGGCAGGAAGGCGGCGATGGGAGCGTTGAGTTGGATCCCACCCAGGCTGCCGTAGAAGTTGGACGGCGCCTTGGTGTAGATGCCGCCGGACTTGGTGACCAGCCAGCCGCCGTCGGACGTCGGGTCGTCGATGAAGCCGATGGCGTCGGGGAGCGCGGTGGTGAGCACGACACCTCCATTGGGGCTGGGCTGGGGAGCGATAGGCGACGGGGCCGGGCTGTAACCCGCCGGAGGAGCCAGACCGGCCCGGACCCAGTTACGGACGATGTCCCCGGGACAGGCCGTGGCGAACCAGTCGGAGTGGACGTGGGTCTCCTGGGTGGCCCCGGCGTGCTGGGTCATGAGCAGCCGGGCGTCGAGGAGCCCGGCCTTGGCGGCGTCGGAGAGCGGGTCGCCCACACCGGCGATGAAGCAGACGGCGTAGGACGAGCCGTTGGAGGCGTTGGTGCCGTTGGCCGCGGAGCGGTTCCAGTAGCCCCGGCCCTCGTAGATCGAGCCGTGGATGCAGACCAGCAGGTTGTAGGCGATGTCGATCCAGCCGTTGTGATCCATGTGGTACGCCTGGATCCCCTGGACGATGCCGACGCACCTGGAATGGTCGTAGGCGCCCATCGTCGGCCCCTCGTAGTGGAAGGTGACCGAGCACCCCGCTGGCATCTTGAGGTAGGCCGAAGTCGGCTGGCGGGCACCCCACTGGGCTCGGGTGATGAAGGGCGATGCCCCGGCCACCTTCATCGGGCCGGTCAGCGCCAACCTCTGCTTGGCCTCCCGCTTGAGGCGGGTGACGTGGGGCATGACCTTGTGCAGCACCTCGCCGACGAGGCCCTCGCCCGCCGGGCTGTGGTCGTTCCCGGCGTCGACCGGTTCGGTGGGCATGGTAAAGACCGCCGGAGTGATGCCGTCGGCGGGCGGGTCCATGTTGGGGGTGAAGGTCTGGTCAGCCATGGGCGGCCTCCTCGTCGACGTCGATGGCGCTGGCCTTCTGGAGGTAGCCCTTCACCACCGGGTTGGAGGAGATGAGGGCGCCGATCTCCTTGACCTGAGCGGGCGTACAGACCTTGGCGACGGCCTGCATGTACGAGAGGAAGCCCCGGAGGACGACCTGGTGGTCGAGGTTGCCGCCGTCCCCGGCCAGTTCCTCGGCCTTCATGATGAGCTTGGCGAACTCGATCCCATCCTTGATGTCGGGCTGGATCTCGCCGGTGGCGACGCGCTCCAGCACCCGCTGGAGGCCGATCCGGGCGAAGCCGAGGTAGTCGATGATGCTGGTCTCGGCCTCTTCGATGCTCTTGCCGACCTGACGGGCGTGCTCCTCCATGATCCCCCGTCGGACGGCGAGATCCATGGGGAGGTGCTGGTTGCGGACGTGCTCAGCGACGTTCTGGGTGGTGAGGCCCTCTTCCTCGCCGTAGTTGCGGGCTACCGGGGCGTAGCCGTAGCCCTTGAGGAGGGCCTCCTCGATCTGCGCCCGGTGCCGGGAATTGCACACCCGGCAGTGGGTCGCCATTCGCATGGGGTACTCCCTACCCCCGACGCGGTAGACGATGGTCGAGGTGGGGCTCGTCCCAGGCCGGGTGATCGAGACCACCTCGGCGACGCGGTCGTCGTCGTTAGGCACCTAGTCCTCGATCTCGCCGCCATGCTCGGCCAGGAAGCCCGACAGGCTCCCCATACCGTGGCGGGCTCGGGCGATCCCCTCGCGGCTGTTCAATTCCGGGCGGACGGGGTTGAGCGCCCGATGGAACATGCCCCGCCGCACCGCCGGGTCGGGGGAGCCGGACGCGGTGTAGACCTCGCGGCGATGCCGGTCGGCCTCTTTCCAGGGGGTCAGGATGTCAGCCTTGGCCGAGTGCTTGGTGACTCCCTGGAGTGACTCTCGGATCAGGCGGTTCGCTTCATCTTCAAGTGGCCGGTGGACTCCTCGTCGAATTGGCGGCACGGCTGCTCCTCTGTCACATCCACCAGGTGAGGTTCGACGGTGACGTCGATCGTGATTTCCATTCCAGCTTCGTAATCGGGCCTGAATCGGGGAAACCGCCCGGCCTGGATCATAGAGATCAATTTGGTCAAACCATTGTTGGCGTAGATGGAGACAGGATTGGTGAACGACACACCCATCGCCACAGCAGCCTCTGCCTCTTTCATATTTTGGACGAAGCAGAGTTCAATGGCCTGATGCTGGCGTATCGGTAAGAGCGGCAGTTGCTCGTACAGGTACTCCAGATCCCAGAGCGTCCACTCGACCCCGTCAGGGTCGGTGAGTGTATCGATGCCCTCGGTCTCGTAACAGGCCCGAAAGGCCTGGAGGTTCCTGAGGAGCGACCTCAGCGTCGCCACGTCGAGCGCCACGGACCACCTTCCCGCTGGCCTCCGCATGGCGCCCTGTAACCGGACGGCCGGGAAGAAGCGGCCCGGCTCCGCAGGGTCATACCCTACATTGTCTCCACCGAACCACTTGGAGTGATGGTCGTCAAGAGGATCGTGTCACTGGTACCCGGTGAGCGAGTCCTTCAGTCTCTGACCGAGCCTCTCCATGGCCTTCACGAGAGCGTCGGCACGGTGACTCAAGGCGCTGAGGTAGATGGCGAAGTAACGCTCTTCGCGAGCCTCCAGATTGCCAGCTGCCCTGCGGTCATCGACGGTGCCCGTCACCGGGGCATCGAACCCGATGGCAAACTGCTCCTCGAATTGGCCCCGGGCCATGGTGGCTTCCATGCGGATGTCAGCGGCGCGCTGATCCCAGTCGAAGAGGCGGTGGGTGATCGCGAACAACAGGTGCTCGCGCTGGGTCCGGGACAGGCGCGTGAAGTCCTCGTCGAACTGGCCATTTGGCAATCTCTTCCAGATGACGAAGCCGTGCTGGTTCCGTTTGATCTCACCGGTGATCTCGTCGACCTCCGGCGTTCGGACGGCTTCGAGAATCTCGTTCATGACCTCAAAAGCGTCCGGGAACTCCATCAGGATCTTGCCCTCGACCGCGGCCTTGGCCCGCTGGATGACCGGGCGATCCTCGGAACGCCAGTCGAGGCGCATTCGGGCGAATCCCGGCGACCGCATGGGGTGTTCCGTGGGCACATCGGCGGGCTGATCGATGGTCTTGCTCTCCTCGTCGGCTACCGCGTCGGCGGCGGGTTCCTGGCCGTACTGATGGCCTTGCGGGATGCCCTTCACGTCGCCTCCCTGGCGGCGACCCAGGCCAGGGCCACCGCGTCGATGATCGCCTCGTTGAGCGGTTTGAGCAGCGCCAGACCGGGGACGAGGTGGAGCAGGCACGTCTTGACGTCGTACTTCTTGGCGTTGCCGTTACCGGTGATGACCTTCTTGGCGTGCTGCGCCCCCACCATTTTGATCGGTATCTCCCGGGCGTGGGCCGCGGTCCGCAACGCCGTCGCCGAGACGAGCGACGACTCCGGCCGGGCCATGTGGTTCCCAACGGGCGGTAGCTCGTGGACGATCACGTCGGGGCGGTACTCACCCAGCAGACGCATGTACTGCCGGAAACACTCGACGGCGCGCTGGAGGGTGTCCTCGTGGCCCTTGTCGATCGGATCGGTCTTGAGGTTGCCACCTGCCTCGACGCGGAAGGTGTCCCGGTCGCTCCAGACGTAGGCCCAGCCACTGTTGGCGATCGACTGGTCGACGGCCAGGATCCAGCCCTCGTAGCGGTACTCCTCCTCGATGTTGCGGAGGGGCTTCGGTTCCTCCCGGAACTGGGCCAGCGCATCGAGGCTCACGGTTCGGAGACCAAGGGTCGCAGCAACAATCCGGTACCGGTGCAGGGACGACACGGCCACGGACCACAGGACGTGGACACGAAGGTGGGCTGGTCACCTGCAACTCCCGGCGGGCGGCTGACGAGGCCGGTGCCGTCGCAGATGGGGCACCGCTGCCAGAGCCCGTAGTCGGCTGTCACTTTCTCCCGGAACCACACCTTACCCTCACCGATGAGGAAGTCCTGCGGACGACCACTCATTTCTGGACCAGCATGTGGTAGCAGAACGCCGAGATGGTGCCGCCGATCAAGAAGGTCACGACCGCGGCCCAGGCCGGGGACCGGAGGGCCTCCCGGACCTCGGTGGTCAGGAACTCATGACCGTGGCGATCGAGCCATAGGTCCATCAGGATCCACTCCACGTTCGTCTGGACGATCAGGATGACCCAGAGCCAGATCCCGATGTTGGACTCGTCGGGCGGCTTGCTCACGGCCGGTGCCACCTCCACACCATCAGGCAACCCATGAGGAGCAGGACGAGGATCCAGAACAGCAGAGTCTTCATGCCGAAAGTCCCGCACCCATGGGACAGACCAGCCTGGCAGGGCAGGCCTGCGATTCCTTGGAGCCCGGACCGCAGCACGGCAGCGGCGGGACGAGGTCGGCGGCGGCCTGACGGACCCGGAGGTACTTCTCCCGGACAGCATGGGCGAAGTAGTCGTCGGCGTTGAGGACGATCTCCCGCATCTCGTAGGGCCAGTCGAGGGACAGCAGGAGCGTCCGGTGGCGCCGATAGCCCGAGAGTCGCATGTACTCCTGGGCCTGGGCGACGTAGACCGGCTGGAAGAGCCGGTACCACTCGGCCAACTCCGGATCCTCCGGAGAGAGCCGCGGCACCTTGGCCACCTTGGCGGGGCGCATCGTCTTGAACTCGAAGACCTCGTCGGAGAGCGTGCCGTCCATGTGGCCGCGGGCGCCGGTCTCCTTGTCCTCGACGGCGACCTCGGTTCCGGTAAAGAGCCCACAGTCGGTGCCGACCTTCTCGATGAAGCTGTGCCAGAACTTCCCCTGGGTGACAGCCATGACGCCGTGGGGATCGAAGTCCTCGCCGACGAGACGCTCAGGCTCGGTGAGGTACCAGTAGAGCATCCGCTCTTCCCAGAGCGGGTGGGTGGAGGGGTGGAAGTAGCCGTCCGGCGGCCGGGCCTGGAAGCCCCCGACCTTGACCTGGAACGACTTGAAGCTGGGGTCGAAGAGAGCGGCCCGGATCACCGGGATGACGACCTCTCCTTTGTCGACCGCCGACAGCACCTTCCTGAAGTTCACGGAATGCCGGGCTCTGGGAGACAGGGGGATCCACCTGGATCCTTTCCCTGGCCGTAGAACAACTCGTGGGCTCGCCTGTATGCGGCGAGTTCCTCGGTGAGGGTCTCGATCGTGTCGAGCATTTCCTGGAGGTCGGCCATCTCGATGACCACCAGATCGGGATCCACCTCGGTCAACCGGTCGTTGCGGTAGAAGCGGATCGGGATACAGGGGCGTTCGCCACCGGCCTGATGGACCGCCTTGGCCCACATCCGTCGGCCCACCCCGATGCTCTCGCCGCGGGTGGCCTTACAGTCCCAAGCAAATGCAATTGCGGTTGATTCGCAATAACGATCTTGGCGCCCATCCATGGGACCGTTCCACTGGTTGCCGGAGCCGCGACTCTGGCGGCCCCCGAGACGGTCGGTGACATCAGCCTCATGGTGCTTGCTCATAGCCCGGTTGAGGTCAGCCATCGCACGCGGTCCCGTCGGACTGTCGCCACCAGTGGACCCGGTACATGCCGTCCCAGTACATGAACTTCCAGTGCCAGCCAAGGATCTTGCCCTGGCGAACCCGGATCGTCGTTCGCACAGGATCGGCGTCCCGTAGCGGCTGGTCCGTCATTTGGCACACCCTTGCCGTAGGAACCAAGCTCGTAGGCCGCCCACCGTTTTGCGGCTCACGGATTTCCCGCATCGGCACATGCCGTACCACCCGGACTTGGGTCCGTAATACGTCGCCCAGATGGCATGGTCGCCCGCGACAGTATCGGCGACCTGTCGCTCAGGCATGGACGACCCTCATGTGCTCGAAGAGCCGTCGCTGGAGGACGGCAAAGACGATGGGCTCCCGGCCTCGGAGGACGGCCGACCACTCGCACTGCTGACATCCGATGCGTGCGCCCCGAACGGGCGGCCCTCCAGGACGTCGCGCGCCGACATCAGATAGCCCTGGGCTTCCTGAAGCATGGACCGGGCGTGCTCCCCATCCATCAGCGTGGTCCGGTCGTGATCCCGTTTTGCCACCTCCAGCATGTTCGAGCAGGCCGACAGCACCTGCTCGGCCGTCGTAAGGATGCCGCTCACGCGATCTCTCCCTCCCGGCCGGTCCGGAACTGCGGTCCCTCCGGGTCGGGCCGCTCCTCGGCGTAGACCTCCGACGCCCGAGTGGCCAAGACGGCGGTCCGGACGGCGTCGACGGTGTCGGGCTGGGTCCGCATGGCCTCGACCATCTTGTCCCGGCCGTTGAACCGCTCGCCGGTGCCCGGCACGGTGTACCAGGCGCCGTCCCGGGAGATGACGCCCAGCTTGAGGCCCAGTGTCACCGCTTCGTCGACCTTGTCGACCCCGAGCGGACCGTACTTCTCCGTCGACTGGTTGAACAGGGAGATGAAAGCGGCCCGTCCCGGCGGGGCCACGTTGTTGCGCTCCAGCTTGATGGCCAGTTCGTGGCCGACGAGCACCTTGTTCTCACCGGAGCCGAGCGTGAAGGGCTCCCGGCTGGTCCGCTTGAACTCCATCTTCATGGTGGTGACGTGCTTGAGGGCGAAGCCGCCGCCGGTGGTGGTGGCCTTGCCGTAGCCGGAGACATTGGCCCGGACCTGGTTGATGACGATGACCGCGGTCCGGGACCGGTCGGCCGCCGGGGCGGCCATCTTCACCATGCGGGTGACCACCTTGGCCTGGGCGGCGACCACGGCCTCGTCGGCGTCCTTGTCGATCTCCTTCTGGGGGATCATCGCCCCGATGGAGTCCAGCACCACCATGGAGAATTGCGGCAGAAGCATGTCCTTCAAGATGTCGGCCGTCTCCTCGGCGACGTCGGGCTGGATGATGTAGCACCGCGTCATGTCGACACCGTGGTCCCGGACCCAGGCCAGGTCGATCTTGTGTTCGACGTCGATGTAGCCGACGACCTTGTCGGGATGCTTCTTCTGGGCCTCGGCCAGCCCAAGGATCGCCATGGTCGACTTCCCGATCCCATCGGCGCCCCAGTACTCGTGGAGGCGGCCCTCCACCAGCCCGCCGACGCCAGTGGCGTAGTCCAGAGCCAGCGACCCGGTCGAGATCACTTTATAGGGGGTAATCTCCGGCGACTTGATCAGCGCGGCGGCGCCGTATTTCTTTTGAAATTTTTCCTCAAACGCTTTGAGGGCTTTGACATCCGGTCGTTCGGCCATTGGCTCCCCTGGGATGAGTCAGCATGGCTGGTACTTCTTGAGTTGGCATCCTCGCTCGTTCTTGGCCAGTAAGGCGAGGGCCATCTCGTTCTGGCGGATATCCCGATGGTACTTCTCCCACGCCTCGTGGAACACGACCACGTCGATGTCGCCGTCGCGGGCGTAGAGCGTCATGAAGGCCATCTTGCGTCCGTACCTGTCCTGGGTAGGGCGCAGCCGTGACACCACCGCTAGGACGAGGTATTCCCCGTCGTCTCCGTTGCCGACTTCCTCGGCGGTGTGGCAGTCCTCCAGGATCGAGGGGTGGACGGTGTCGAACGGGGTCGACGAGAGGGCGATCCCGAGTAGCCGCTCTTCGATGGTCCGGATCTCGGCGTCGCTGTAGCGCGCTCCGACGGCCACACCCTCCCGGGGGGCGTACTGACGGCAGGCCCGAGAGCACTTGGCCGGGAGACCGGGCTGGTTCTTGAGGGGTCTGCCACTCTTGCCGAGCTTGGGCGGCTCCGTGAACCAGTCGAAGGTGCAGGGCAGCCCGGGGACATCGGCCCACCACCGGCAGTCGGCCGAGGGGATCGGTTTGTTGGCCTGGAAGTCGAGATGGTCCACCAGAGCGCGGCGGTTCTCGATGAGCCGGTCGAAGGCTCCGACCTCGACCAGGGTCCGGGTGACCCCGGAGTTGGCGGCGCGGCCTTTCCTGGCCAGGTAGTCGTCCCAGGAGGTATAGGGCTGCCCGGCGACGATGTCCTTGACCGCGGCGTCGCCGATGCCCTTGATCTGGTCGAGCCCGTAGCGGATGCCCCGGGGTGTGACCTTGAAGCCCACCCCGCTCTCGTTGATGTCCGGCGGCAGGATCCGCAGCCCCATCCGCCGGGCCTCCTGGATCACCTCCGGGAGACGGCCCTTCTCCTCTGTGGACAATAGTGCGGTGAAGAATTGCAAGGGATAGTGGAACTTTAAGTAGGCTGTCCAAACGCCCAAGATTGCATAGGCCCATGCGTGGCTTCTATTGAAACTATATTTTGCAAATTCGGCCAGCTGCTCCCAGAGCGCCGCCATGGCCTGACGGTCGTGACCGCGTGCGAGACAGCGGGTGATGAACCGCTGGCCCTCCTCGGGTATCCGGCTGGTCTTCTTCTTGCCGAGGATCCGGCGGACCTCGTCGGCCTCCTCCGAGGTGTAGCCGCCGAGGATCATGCAGGTCTGCATGACCTGCTCTTGGTACAAGATGCAGCCGAACGTGTCGCCGAGGTAGTGCTCCAGCGACGGATGGGGGTAGGTCACCGGCTCCAGCCCGGCCCGACGCTGGAGGTACATCTTCATCAGCCCGGAGTTCTTGGGGCCGGGTCGGCCGATGGTGATGAGGTCGGCCAACTCCCGGAGTGACCGCGGTCTGAACTCCTTGGCGATCTTGGTGTTGGCCTTGGTCTCGATCTGGAAGATGCCGAGGGTGTGGCCCTTTCCGATCTCCTCCCACATCAACGGATCGTCGTACTCATTTTTCCATGAGTAGACGTCGATCTCGACGCCCTCCTGCTCCCGGATGAGATCGACGGTCTTCTGGATCGTGTCCAGATTCCGAAGATTCAAAAGATCGAACTTGACCAGACCCAGGGACTCCAGGGCCTCCATGTCGAACTCGGCCACCAGCTGGCCGTCCTTGGCGGCCCACAGCGGCAGCCGGTCGATGAGCGGCTCGTCGGGGGAGATCACGAACCCGGCGGCGTGACGTCCGTAGGACTTGAGACGGCCCACCATCCGGTCGGCGTAGGCGAAGAGCGTGGGGTACTTCTCCCGGTAGGGGTTCAAGGTCTCGGCGTGGGCCTCCCACATCTCGTCCCATGGCATCCCGAGGCCCGCGGTGCTGGCCTCGATATCGTCGATGTGCTTCGCCACCAGGTCCATGTCGGGGTAGAGCCGGGGGTTGTCGATGGCCTTGTTGAGCACCCTGGTCAGATCCCGGATGACGCCCTTGTTCTTGAGCCGGAGGTGGGTGCCGACCCGGACGACGCGGTCGGCGCCCCAGCGCTCGACGGCGTAGGCGGCCATCCGGTCTTTCTCCGAGGACGGATAGTCGACGTCGAAGTCGGGCAGGGCGGCCCGGCCCTCGGTCAGAAAGCGCTCGAAGAGCAGGCCGGTATCGACGGGGTCGATCTCCGTGATGCCCATGAGGTAGGCGACCAGCGAACCCGACCCCGAGCCCCGGCCCGGCCCCACCAGGATCCGGTTGCGCTTGGCGTAGTCGACCTGGTCGTGGACCATCAGGTAGTAGCCGCAGAACCCCTTGTCGATGAGGAGCTTCATCTCCCGCTCGAAGCGGGCCTCGTAGACCTCCTGGCCGCTGCTCTTACCCAGCGTCTTGGCCCAGTTGCCGAGGCAGATCCGCAGCAGCCGGTCGACATCGGCCGCCGGACCACCACTGCGCGAGAACACCGGCGGGTCGGCCCGTCCGACCATGGAGGCGGTGCAGCGCTCGGCCACGGCGACGGTATTGGCCATGGCCTCGTCGATCACCGCGGCCGGGAGGTAGCCGAGGGCTTTGGTGACTTCACCGGCGGTCATCAGGTGGTAGTCGTGACCGCCGGAGAACAATCCGGTGTCCTCGGCGATGCCGTCCTTCTTGGGGATCTGGACAGCCAGCCAGGTGGCGTGGGCGTCCTTGTCGTCGGGACAGGCATAGTGGCTGTCCACCGCGGCCACCAGGGGCAGAGAGTACTGGCGGGCCAGATCGACCAGGAGGTCGTTGACCTTGCGCTGCTCGTCAAGGGCGTTGGTGTGGATCTCCACATAGAGTCGGTCCCGGAAGATGTCGTTCAGCCGGGCGAGGTTGGCCACCGCCAGGTCGTAGGCTTCGTGCTTGAGCAAGGGGTGGGCCAGCGGGCCGCGGAGGCAGGCAGTGGAGGCAATGACGCCGTCGCTGAGCCGCGACAGGGTGTCCCAGTCCATCCGAGGCTTGCCGTAGAAGCCATCACGGTAAGCCTCGGTGCTCATGGCCCAGAGGTTGCGGAGTCCGGCGTCGGTCTCGGCCAGCAGGATCAGGTGGTAGTAGTCGAGGCTCTCCCGGTCGAAGCGGTCGTGGACGAGATAGGCCTCGATCCCGAAGAGGGGCTTGATCCCGGCCTTGGCCGCCTTGGCCGCCAGGTGAGGGTGAGCGGCGCAGGCACCGTGGTCGGTGACGGCCAGGGCGGGCTGTCCGTCGGCCACCACCGCGGCGATCATCTCGTCGATGGTCGAGTAGCCGTCCAGGGCCGAGTGTTCGCTGTGGGCGTGGAGGTGAACGAAGCCGGTCGTCCGTTCGGCCTTGGCCGCCCGGCGTAGCTGCCGGTAGGACGGCGTCGGATGCGGGCAGGGCCGGAGGTCAGGGATCTCCACCTCGGCCCCACCGAAACGCGACGGCGGGTCGCCGTCCACCAGCCAGTAGCTGTCGCCGACGATGACCGCGGCGATCGAGTGGTTCATGGCGTTGTCGTAGACCCAGGACGGGAACCGCGCCTCGGGGACGAGGAGCATCCGGATGCCGTCATCATCCTCGACGACCGTGACCCCCGGGAAGTACTCCTCTGCTATTCGATATTGGCCCACCGACGCTCCCCCGTCAGGATGTCCCGCGCCTGCTGCAACCGTCGCATGTCCTCCTCGATGGAGGCGATGCACTGCTTGATCTCCTCCGGCCCGGCCAACCGCCACCGGCTCACGTCGAGCGGTTGGGTGACCTCGTCGCACACCAGGCACTTCGTCAGCTGAAGGCCACCGGGGTCGGGGTCGGAGAGCACCTCATAGATATGCTCCCGACAAGCGAGACGGTGAGGAGCCAGCAATCGACTCCCCACCGTCCAGGTCCGCCGATTAACGGACATCGCTGTCAGTCGTAGTTTTTGATCCCTCCGGACGTTGCCTCATTGGCGTGCTCGCCCGGCGTCTCACCACCGGTGCTGTAGCTCCGGACGCGGCTGGCGAGATCCTTGAGGCGCTCTTCGTCGACGTCGTTCTGGGCCTTCGGCTCGGGAGCGGCGCCGGTCTCTTCGACCTTGCCCTCCTTGCCGACCTTGATCCGGGGATCGAAGAACAGGCCGTAGAACCGGTCCGACGCCTGGTCGGTGATGATTTCGGCGAGGTCGTAGACGCCGTCGTAGCGCTTCCCCCACTCGGTGAAGGAACCGTCCGGGGTGGTCACGGCCAGCTTCTCGTTGCTGCGGTCGTCTTTGATCGGGTCCAGCGGGATGATCCGGTACTCGGTGTCCGTCGTGGACCCCTTCCGAGTGATCTTGTAGTCCCGGTCGGTGATGGTGCCGTAGTGCCCGGCGAAGCCCTGGAGCGCGCCCCAGAAGTTCTTCCAGCCCTGGGAGACGACGACGATGTCCTTCTCCTTGACGACCTCGGTCTGGTCCGAGTCCGGCCGCTTGCGCTCGACCTCACGGATCTTGTCGCGGATCCCCACGACCTTGCCGTCTTCGATGACCTGCTCCCGGAGGCAGGCGAGCGCCCAGGTCCGGGGACTGGCCTTCTTCACCTGCTTGTCCTTGCCGACGAGGAACTCGCAGATGTAGCAGTCGGGAAACATCCGCTTGCCGGTGGGCTCGACGAAGGCGGGGTCGTTACGGCAGATGGCACCCATCCGCTCGGGCCAGTTACCAGTGTGACCGTCGGGCTTGCCCTTGGTCGGCACCTGGGTGTGCTGGTCGACAGTGATCCAGTCGGTCGCCTCGGTGATGAAGCGGAGGATGGCAGTCTCGCCATCCTTGATGCCGAACCACTGGGTGCGAGCGAAGTTGGGGGATGCCTTCTTGGCAGCCTCCTCCGCGACGTCGCCACCCTTACGGAATGCAGGACTCATGGCTCTCTCCGTTCTCAGTCATTGAAAAATGTTGGCGATCTGATCTGCTGTCAATGGGTTAGGGATGTTCAGCGGGTTCAGGAAAATGACGGTCCGGCGGCCGACGGACTTGACCATCCACGGCTCAGGCTGGTTGTACCACCCGACGGCGAGCCGCCGCGTGATACCTCGGTCGGAGAAGGCCTTGGCCAGCAGGCCTCTCCATTCGTCGAGGCGGTACCGACCCGACACCGCGGTGCCCCATCGGTACCAACCCCAACGACCCTCGGGTAGGGTACGTCCATCCTCACCGCTACAAGATCTCTTGTCAAGAGAAAACTCTCGATTGATGAGGTGCGTCAGGTCGACCTCTACCAAAGGTTGAGCGTCATCCACCGCCGCCAGACGGGACTGGCGGACCTCCTCGGCGATCCGGCGGCGGACCTCGGCCTCCACCTCGGCGTCGAAAAACACCGAGCCCACCGGCGTGGCGTCGTAGCGGGCGCGGATCTCGTCATTGAGCAGCTGCTTGAGGACGTAGGTCAGCCGCGGCGACTCCGGGCCACCTCGGGCAATGTAGGCCTCGCGCAGCTGGGCCTTCGTGGCCCAATGGTGGACCCCGAGATCACGGTAGTAACGGTTGACGTCCCACACGACAGGACGGTACGGCTCGACCGTGACAGAGGTCGTGAACTCCGGCCAGCTGGGATCGCCCTCCAGGCGCGGGTCGTTGGCCCTGGGCAGGAGGACATGCCAAGCCTCCCAGGAATCGCACCGGCTGCACGGCGCCTCCTGGTCGAGCGCGCCGACGTACCACCGCCGGTCGGTCTCGACCAGGCAGGCGTCACACAAACGGACGGAGTCGAGGTCAGTCCTCGGAGCCGTCTTCGTCGGCATCGGACTGTTCGGCCGCCAGTTCGTCCTTGTCCTGGTCGGTCCACTCGCTGTCGGTCTTCTTGTCCCGCAGGATCCGGCCATCGCCGGAGCCATACTTAGTCAGTCCCATATCAGGCTGCCCTCCAGATCTTGACCTGCTTCGGCCGTGACCACAGCGACCACGGTATTGCGGTGCGGACGAGTTCGGCGACCACCTCATCCGGTAGCCCGGCCACGTCCTCGTTCCAGGGGTTGTCGGCGACGCGCACATCGCAGTAGGCCTGGAGGGCCTCGCCGACCTTCTCGGTGGCCGTCCAGCCCGCCTCGTCGTTGTCGAAAAACAGGGTCACCCGGGGATGATGACTGAGGTAGCGGATCTGCTTGGGTGTCACCGCGTTCCCGAAGGTGGCCTCCAGCGGGAGGACATGAGACTTGGCCACCACGCTCATGGGGGACTCGACGATCACGGCGTAGTCCCGGGCCGGGTCGTAGTCGAAGATGGTCGACTCCCGCGGCAGGTCCGGGCTGGCCTTGTACTTCGGGCTGCCGTCCTTGAGGAGCCGCCGGGTCTGCCAACCGACGAGGCTGCCCTTCCAGAAGTGGGGGATGACGATGCGGTTGGCGTCGGGATCCCAGCCGACGCGGTAGCGGACGACGTTGGCTTCGGGGATGCCGCGGATTTCGGTCAGGTAGGGATGGATGTACGCCCACCGGTCGAGGACCGCGACCGACATCTTGGGCATCGGCGGCGCGGTGCAGAGCTTCGGGCTGTAGATGGCGTCGAAGTAGGAGAGCAGTGCCGACAGGCTCATGCCGTCGGCCCCCATCCCGGTCTCGGAGTCGAGCCACTTCCGAGCTTCATTCCCCGACGTCCCACGGCAAAGCCCGATGAACCACAGGAGCCCGCCCCCGGCGTCACAGGAGCCCAAGCACTTGTAGACGAGCTTCTTCCAGTTGAGGCTGGCGGTCGGCTCGGCATCCTGGTGCTGGTGCTTCCCGAAGGGCAGGACGCAGCCGTGGATCAGTTCCTCGCCATCGCCGCCGACCCGGATCCGGGTGACTCCGAACTCGGCCAGGAGCGACCGACACAGCCGCTCCTTGTCGGCGTCGGGCAGGAGGGCCGCTTCAAAGGCTGGCATCGCACACCCCGCCGTCGATCTGTATCGAGGCAAGTAGGGCGCTGTAGATCTGGAAGAGCTGGTCGGGGCTGAGGTGTCCTGGTGGCATGCTCTCTCGAAGAGCCGTCTCGGCAACCACCTGGACGGTCGTGCCCTTCAGGATTCCTTGATCGGCCAAGACCACTCTCCAGAGGGCATCTCTCAGCCGCGCGATCTCCTCATTCCGCTGCCAAATCTCGGAGCAGAGGAACTTCTCCTGCGCCTCCATGATCTTGAACACAACATCCGCCACCCTCAGCGTGTCAGCGTTCACTCGTCCCTCCTCGAAGTGGTCCTCACCACCCATTATCGAGACGGAAGCCGGAAACTGACACTTGGCCAGATTCGGCGACCTGTCGCTCAGGGTCAGCCATCGAGAGCATCCTGACGAGCCCACCATCCCAGGGCCTCCACGGTGTTCATGAGCGTCTCCTCGCCATCGCCGCCTCGAACGCCTCGTTATGGGCGTGCTTATCGAAGTCGGTCAGGGTGCCGTCGCGGTCCATGTACTGCCACACCCGCTGGCGGCGGCCGACGAAGACCAGGGTCCAGGTCGGGGTTCGGTGGAGCCGCTCGATCCAGTGGAGGGCGTCCATCGGCATCCAGTTCAGGAACCGCACCCGGTGGCGGTAGGCATAGCCGATGATCTTCCGGTCGGCGTCCCACCACTCCTCGCTGATGTCGTGGGTACGGCGGCGCATCTCGTCGTAGCCGCCGCGCAGCACGATGCTCACAAAGGGCCAGGGATGATCGTGAAGCGTGTCCCTGGGGTCAGGCGTGCCCAGCTTGTGGAGGTAAACCCCGAAGAGCGGAGTCTGGACGATCCGCAGGCGCCAGAGGTAGGTGTCGTCGGAGTCGTAGTCCGGGACGGCGAACGGCTGCAAGAACGCCCAGTTGGGGGAGCGGTTCCCGGCCAGCTTCTTCACGTCCGCACCACCCCGTCGTGAGGGTTGCGGATGGCCTCACCGTCCCGCTTGAGCCACTCCCGGACCTCATGGGTCTCGATCCGGCTGAGGCGCCAGATCAGCCACTCCTCGATGGCCGTCTCGTCGGCGAAGGGCGGCAGCGGCGACTCGATCTGGAGGTCGGTCATCTCGCCCGGCCGGTAGGCGTTCTCCAGGCGGCAGCGGATGTGGAGATGGGTGCCCTCGTAGGGGGTCCAGACGACGACGAACTCCCACCCCGGCTTGTAGGTGAACCGGGCGAAGGCGTTGGCCACCTGGGCGTGGGTCAGCACTCAGCCCCCTCGCTCCCGGTCGTGGGTCAAGGCCGCCTGCATGGCATTGGCGAACCAGCTGATCATGAGACTCTGGTCGACCACACCCGCCGGGCCGTCATTCTCGTTGACCACGGTCCAGCCATCGAAAGTCCGACAGAACTCCTCAGCCCAGATCACGACGTCTGTCGTCGAATGGAGCTTGCGGGCGACCGAGTCGGGCTGGTCAGTCATCGGAGTTCCGTCGGCCGGGGCATCTCACACACATCGTTGCTACAGAAACGATCGCCCTCGGGATCGACTCCATTCTGGTAGATGGGAGCCCACTCGATGCGTCTTACACCCTGGGTCGCCACCTCGAAGGCATCGGCGGTGATGGCCTCGTAGGGCATCTGGGGATAGGCCCCACCGTCATGCATGGGCAGAAAGGACATCGTCTTCAGCTGGCCGTCGAAGGCGTGGAGCAGCGGCCCGATCTGGTCCTTCTCATGGGCCTGGAAAGTGAAGGTGGCGCTGACCATGTTGTCGGCCCAGTGGTTCTGGAGAGTGGCCGCCAGGGCCACCTTCTCCCAGACGACGACCTCGCGGGTCGAACGCACCTGCGGACCCATGGTGGGGAAGCTGACGACCACGGAGTTGGTGTCGGCCACGTCGGGCTCGACCCAGTAGCCCGCCTCCTCGAAGACCTGGACCATCGGGTCGGCCTGCCGGAAGCGCATCCGGCGGATGTACGTGTCGTGCTCCGGCCAGTGGGCGCCGGGGGTGACCCCGGCCAGCAGGCTCACCGTACCGGAGGGCTTGACCGACGTCTTCTTGATGGACTCCCGGACCCCGAGCCACTCGGAGTACTGCCGGTCGCGGCGAGTGATCTCGGCGTAGCCCATGTCCAGCCAGTCCCGGAGCTTCGTCCAGCCGTGGCGCTCCACGAACTGGGCGACCCCCGACACCGAGCAGCCGATGCGCCGGTTGCGGGTCATGACCTCATTGGACTCCGGCCAGTGGGTACTCATGAGGGTCACGGCCTTGCCGTAGAGGTAGGCGCACTTGAGCGTCCGCAGGAAGTCCTCGACGGTGTCGTGGTGGATCGGGTACGTCTCGACCAGGGTGCAGAGTTCGTTGTCCTCCAGGGTCTGCTCGGCGCATGGGTTGCAGCCCTTGGCCCGGTAGTCCCGGTTGTTGGGCGGGTCACCCAGACGGCCGTGGGAGCGCATGAGGTCGAGGTACACCAGCCCCGGCTCGCCGTTGACGGCGATCTGCTCCACAAGGTCGTCGTAGTTACCGCCGACCTCGGCCTGGATGGAGTTGTTCGACATCCAGCCCCAGCCGTCGTGACCCATCCGGTCCGCGTTCACCGCCGGGTCCTTGAGGAGGAGGAACGCCTTGTCGTCGGGCTGGCCGAGAGCAAGCTCGGCGCTCCGGCGGACGTTCCCGGCCACCACGCAGCGGCCGATGAGGTTCATGATGTCCACGATGTCGGTCGACGTGATCGGCTGGCCGCCGCGGTCGGCCAGGAGACCCCGGAGGCTGCCGTGGAGCTTCCGGAGTGGACCTGGTCCGGCCGCGGTGCCCCCGAAGCGCTTGATGGGCTCCCCGGCCGGGCGGATCTCGTCATAGAGGAAACGGACGGAGCGCTGGCCGGGGAGGAGGTAGGACCGCAGCAGCCGATCGACGGAGTCGCACCAGCCCTCTCGGCTGTCGTGGATCATGACCTCATCGAAGGCGCTCTGGGGGTGGTGGATGGTCAGCCGTCCGGCGCCCAGGGTGTCGAAGCCGACGCCGACGCCCAGCATGGACATCTCCATCAGCCGGGCGAAAGGCAGGGCGGGGTTACGCGGTCCCAGGCTCTCGGTGCTCAAAAAGGCGCAATTCTGAAGGGCAGCTGAACCTTCCTCCCAGACGAAGGGCACGCCCATCATCCAGATGCCTCGGCCGGGCGGGGTCCACTTGAAGGTGAACATCCGCTCGTACATCTCCTCGGCGGCCCGGTGGGCCTTGGGGTGGTACCACGGCGTCCGCTGGCGCTGGCAGTGGTCCTTGAGGATCGAGTAGGTCCCCTCGACGACGCGGCGGCAGGCTTCGTGCCAGCGCTCCTTGGTGCCGTCGGGCTTGACCCGGGAGTACTTGGTCAGGAACGTAAGCTCCCCGAGGGAGTTACCACCGCCGCAGTCGAAGCCCCAGGGGACGGGCCGGTCGACGTAGGTCGCCACGAACTCGTCGGCCAGTCTGAAGCTCAGATGGTCAGTCACGATCCTCCCAGTTGGGTCTCGCCCCGGACGATGAAGTGAGCACTCTCAACTTCCCAGATCATCGAAAAATGTTTGAAGTCTTCCCGGCGGGCGGCGAGGGTATGGAACAGCGCCTGCGGTGGTATGGCGGCGCGCTGATCCATCGACTGGTAGAGACCGAACACCCAGTCAGCCCCTCGCTCCACTCCGGCGGAATCAGCCAGGTCGCTCATCTCGTAGTAGCCGCGTCGGAAGGCGGCTTTCACCCCTTCTCGGTTGATCTGGTGAGCGAGCAGGCAGGGTATGCGGCGACGGCCGGTGCCAATGAGGTCACTGAGCGTCCGGATCGAGTCCGAGATCTGGAGGTCGTAGCGCAGCTTCGGGTTCTCGTGGACGACGTGGCTCAGCTGGTCGATCAGCAGGCTCTCGGTGTCGCGGACCTGGGCGTCCCGGACGAGAGCGGCGACGCGGCGCTTCTCGATCGGAGGGTGCAACACATGGAATGGCGCCCCGGCACCCGGCAGATCATTGATCCATGACCTGACACGGTCGACCTCGACGTCGGAGCACGTCCCGCACTGCCAGCCGCGGTAGGACACCCCAGTCGCCAGGCAGGCGATCCGGTCGAGGGTCATCTCGACCGAGTTCTCCAGGGTGTAGAGCGTCACGCACTTGCCCCGCTCCCACTCCCGGAGGGCGACGAGGTCGAGGAAGAAGCTGTTGTGCGTGACAAGGAAGTCCTCTGTCACATAGAGGCCATCTGCCGCCGCGACTTGGATGCAGACGGTATCTCCCCGTCCTGCCGGAGTGACCTCCACGATGCGCCTAGAAGGACGGCGGGCACGCAAGCTCGGACGCTCGTCGTAATCCCGGCGCTTTCGCGGAAGACGGAATGGGCACTCAGGCAATCTCAGTCTGATGATCCAGGCCGGACGCCCGGCGCCGCCTTGATGCGATGGCTCCGGCTTGTACTTGACCCGGGCCGTGCCCCCCAGAGAGAGCACAAGTTCCCTCACGGCCAAAGCCAACCGCTCCGAAGTGGAGCAGAAGGTGATGCCCTTGCCATCCACACCGCCCTCGGTGTCCAGCAGGCCGGAAAGGAGTTGACGACGCTCGTTGATAGTGGCCCGCAGGTACCGATCAGGGATGAACTTCTCCCAGGACCGGCATCCCATGAGGCCCATCTCCCGAAGTGCCGCCGTGGTCCGGCCTCCGACGATGGATGCCAATCCACGGCGCTCCTTGATCCAATGCCGCTCGTCACCCTGGGGAAGCAGCCGGTCGATCTCACCATGAAGCCATGGCTCCGGCTTACAAAAGGTCGGCGTACAGACCGTCAGCGAACCGTCTCCGAGCAACAGCCCGAGCAAGTAGGGATGGAGCGGGAGCGGACCGAGATCCTCATAGCGCACCGGGGCCACCATGGGCAGGTAGGCGAAGCGCCGATTGGTCTGGATCTTTCGGGCCAGCGTCTCGGTGTCCACCGTCTGCACCTTCCCGCCGTGACTGTGGGGATGCACCGTCCAATCATGAGCGACATCGACCACCACCGACCCGCCGTCGTCGGTCGTCACCCTCATGAGGGGACGATCCGACCATCTCCGCATGGCGATGACGGCCGTGGCGCGACCATCACTTCCGATCACCGCGTCCCCGGGCCGGAGCGAGCCGATCTGACGCCATCCTCCAGGCGTGAGTACCAGACTGGTCACCGCCTCGGCCTTCCCCACCTTCGGCCCGGCGGCCAGGACGGCAAGCTCCCCCGGCTTGATGCCGTTGGTGTAGGCGTCGATCGGGGTGAGCCCGAAGGTCATGCCCTCGATGACACCGCGGTTGGCGGCGCGGGCGTCGTAGCTCCGCATCCTGTCGGCCAGCGCTTCCCGGGCGTCGACGGCGTCATCCTTACGGGTGACCTTCATGGCCAGTGTGACCAGCTGGTCGGCGGCTTCGGAGACCACGGCCGGGCGCTCCTCGAACGTCGCCTCACGCACCGACATGGCGAACTGCCGGTTGAAGTGGTCGGCCTCCTTGATGAGGTAGGTGCCCTTCAGATCCTGGAGCGCCCACTCGATGGAGTCGTCGGGCTCCTCGTCGATGTCGATCTCGGCGTCGTTGAGGGCGTCGGCGTAGATCGGCTCGGCCAGGAAGGCGGCGACGGATGGGGCCTTGGTCTGGCCGCTCTGGTGCCAATAGTCGACCGCGAAGGCCACCAGGGGACGGAGGGCCTCGTCGGGGACGATCTCGGGCTCCAGCCCCTGACGGGCGATGACCGCCACCGAGTCGGCGTCGGTCAGATGCTTGATGAGGCAGGCCAGCCCGGCGGCGCTCATCCGATCATCACCGGCCGCGTGAGTCCCAGATCCTCCTCCTCGTCGAGGCGGTCCTGGAGGCGGGCACGGAAGCTCTCGGCCACGAACTCGATGCCCCGGGACCGCTCGCCGAGCAGATCGAGGATGCTGTCGCCGTAGCTCTCCCTGGCCTCTGAGGGCATCAGGTTGGTGGTGACGATGGTCGGCTTCGCCGATGCCACCCGGTGTCGCAGGACGGCGTCGAAGGCCGCTCCGGCCAGCCCCGAGCCGCGGGCACCGCCGTGCTCCTTGCCGGGGTCGTCCAGGACGAGGAAGGTGACGTTTCTGATCCGGGCGTCGAACCAGGCCCGCTCCTCGTCGTCCCGCCAGGTCTGGGTGTAGACGGCGATGAGGTCGATGAAGGAGGTGAAGTAGCCGCTGTAGCCCTCGGCCAGGAGGGCCTTGAGCAGGAGGGCGGCCAGCATCGTCTTGCCGGTGCCCTTGTCGCCGTAGAGGATCAGCCCCCGGCCGTTGTGGACCTTGGCCGCCGCCCGCTCCAGGTACGTGGAGACGGCATCCCGGGTGGAGGGGGCGACGTTGGTGACGTCGTCCCAGCCGAGTTGCTGGTAGCCGATGGGGATCCCGGCGTTGAGCAGGTAGCGGTGGAGGATCCACTGGTCGCCGCAGTTGCACTTCCAGTCGGCGGGCTCGGTGCGGTCCTGGTTCCACCACCGGAAGGCGCCGGTACCGCCGCAGGTGATGCAGTCGGTCGGCGAGCGCGGCAGGTCGGGGTGCTTGGCCTGGAGCCGGATGACCTCGGGGTTGGTGAGCAGCCGGATACCCGGCGGCAGGGGTGGCATCTCGATCATCGGTATGTCCTGGGGCAGGGGTCGGCCGCTGGCGGGCGGCCCTTGGACGTCTAGACGAGCCGGTCGGCGATCGGCTGGGCGAACCAGGAGTCGCAACCGCGGCAGAAGCTCTCCACGGTCACCGGGCGACCGTGCCATTCCCCGCCACAGACCTCGAAGGCATGACGGGCGATGGCCGGACCCCGCGATCCCCAGCGGGACATGAAGGACTTGAAGATGCCGTACTCCTTGGTCACCGTGCGGGCGAACGATCCACGCTTCGATTCGATCTGATGGACGACGTAGTCCTGCAAGTCATTCCAGGACCATTCCTCGTCGGACTTCCCGACATAGGACATGCGCTGCGATCGAGGTGTCGGATGGGGAGTGACTGTGACCGTTTGTGTGATGACCAGGCGGCTCACGCCCGCCAGGTCGAGTTCGTCGTCGATGTTCCTCACGCTGTTGCCCTTTCACTGCTGGCGGACGCGGGTCGCCGTCCGAAGTACGCCTCGGACACGAACCGCCGGAAAGGACCGATGACCTCCTCCATCTCGTCGCGGCGGGGCTCGGAGTCGTAGGAGTCCGTATCGGCCAGGGTGATGACGCTGGCGCTTCCTTTGTGGATCAGGTGTTTCTGGCAGTCGGCAGTGACGACCATCCAGTGGAAGTCGTCCATCCCGCACAGGTAGCCGGTGATGTCCTCGCCAGAGGGGAACCGGAAGGTGATGGCGCGGCCGTGCATCACGGTCCGGGCCAGTTGCTTGCTGCTCATGTCCGAACCGCGGGCTCGGTCGTCCCGTCGGGACATGGATCGACCCCCTGTAGGCGAGGAAAGCCCCCGCCCGCTACTGGCCAGTAGGTAGCGGGACGGGGGTGACGGATCGTGTGAAGCGATCCAAAGGTTCACCAGGAGGGTACGCCGGGCACCTCACTGGGTCAAGTGATGAAACCCTTGCCATATATAGAGGGTTGGTATGGCTTCAGGCCCGCAACATGGCCCGGATCATGCTGAGGGCGCTGCGGGCCTCCAGCGCCGAGTCCGGGATCCCGTTCTCGATCTCGTCCAGAAGCAGACCGATCTCCGTCCTGGCCGACATCAACGCGTCGATCTGGTTCAGGGCGTCGGCCAGCGCCTGGCGGGCGTCGTGCAGGGTGTCGTTGGGGAGCGGAACCTTCAGGTCGACCTCGATCTCCCTCGGCGGGATCGTCAGCACGGTGGCTTCGGTCGCCGCCTGCGACGGATGCTGCGTCTCCTCCCATATCCGGCGCTGTCGGACGCTGGGGGCGTTCTCCTGGGCCATACAGGGGCCGTCGTGGCCCTTCTCAAGGGTGCAAGGGTAAACCACGAACGACTTGCCGACATGCGAGCCGCACTCGCCCATCTCAGGCGACCTGGGTCTTGCGGTGGCTGTGCTCGCCGATGAGGTGGGTCACCAGCGCGTCACTGGAACTGAAGACCTGGCGACAGTCGGGGCACTGGGCGCCGCTCTCTTCTTCGTAGACCTCGAACTCCGGCGCCAGGTGGCCGTAGATCCGGCCCTGGACCTGGACGATGCGAAGGGCGTTGAGTAGCTGCTCGCCGGTGATGCCGCCGTTCATAGCCAGAGCGTGGGCCATCCGCTCGACGTCGACCAGGGAGTAGGTCCTGGCGCCGGACTTGGACCGGGACGCCCCCACCGGCTCGCCATCGAGGATGAGCCTGCCCTTGCGCTCGTTCCACCGGATCCAATGGCTCGACCGGCCGAAGAAGACCTTGGCCAGTTCGCCGACGGAGAAGCGCGGCTCTTCTTCGATGGCGGCGGGATCCACGTCGTCGAAGAGATAGCCGTCGGTAGGCAGATCGTCGCTGATCACGACGCGGGCGGGGGAGTCCATGGGTGTCCTTTGCTCAGTGGTAGTGGTTGCGGAACAGGCCGCTGGCACCGGTCCAAACGAGACAGCCCCCCTGACGCTCTCCTCGACCCCAGAGCCGATTCACCGGTTGTACGCGTTCCGGAGGTAGAGCGCGGCCGACGGTTCGGAGCGCTCGGTCGCTTCTCGGATGGCGTTGATCAGGGAGGGCTTGCGCTTGAGGGCCAGCATGACCTTGTGTTCGTCCACCACGCGGGTCTGGGTCGTCATCTCCAGGTAGTCCTCGTTGGTGAAGTCCAGGTCGGGCCGGTCGATCAGACTCTTGAGGGTGTCGGCGTTGAGGGTGCAGCTACCCTCCCGGACCTCCCGGGTGAACTTCTTGCCGGTGCCCGGTGCCCCGAGGCATTCGCCCCGCACGATGAAGTGACCGCGCTTGTCGAGGTGGGCGGTAGCCGTCAGCCCGGCCTCTTCGGCCTCGATGTCGAGGTGGGTGAAGATCGTGGTCCGCATCCCCTCGTGGCGGTCCTCCACGAGCTTCTTCAGCTGATCGAGGACCTGCTTCTCCTCGACGAGCGCGGTCACCTCGACCGGCTGGAGCTTGCGCCGCTCGGTCGGCACCACCTTGCCGAACACCTCGGGCAGACGCTCGATGGCCTGGCGCTGGGCGTGGGTGATGACCGCCACCGACGGCTCCGGCCGGGGCTGGTCGAGCGGCACCGGCTCCTGCGGGGTGATGGTGCGGAGCAGGTCAGTGAAGGCGATGGCGCCGGTGTTGATCTTGCCGACGACGAGCCGGACGATCTCGTCGAGGGCGGCGGGCTGCTGGTCCTGTGCCGGGTCTTCCCGAGTCAGGTCTTCAGTCATTTTTCGATCTATCCCCCGGGTGCGTGTGTCAACAATTCTTGAGACAGAATAGCAGAGGCCCCCAGGCCTTGGGAACCCTGGGGGCCTCGCCTCCACCCGGTGCATGACGCCATCACGGCCGGGCGAAGAACTCCTCGACGTCGTCGAGGTTGCTGGTCAGCGGCGCCGGGGGCAGCGACCGGACGATCGCCTTCCCGTAGCCCTTGGTCTTGACCCGGGGGTCGAGCAGGGCGAACACCCCGGTGTCGTTACGGTGGCGGATCAGCCGCCCGAAGCCCTGCTTGAGCACCAGGCTCATCTCCGGGATGGTGTACTCGGCGAAATCGTTCCGGCCCGCCCGCTTGATGGCGTCGGTCCGGGCCTCCACGATCGGGTCGCTCGGCACCGGGAAGGGCAGCTTGTCGATCACCACCAGGGAGCAGGTCTCGCCCTGGAAGTCCACCCCGGTGAAGAACGACGCCGTGGCGAAGAGCACGCTGTGGACGTCGGCCTTGAACTCCTCCATGAGGGCCTTGTTGGGACGCTCGCCCTGGATCATCGTCCGGTGGGGGATCCGGTCGGCGATGGCCTCGTAGCACGCCTTCATCTCCCGGTTGGAGGTGAAGAGCAACAGCGCCCGGCCGTCGGAGTGCGTCACCAGTTCCAGCGCCCGAGCCGCCATCAGGGAGGACCAGGCCGCCCGGTTGGCCGGAGTCGGCTCCGGCAGGTCGGTCGGGACGTAGAACCGGGCCTGCGAGGCGTAGTCGAACGGGGTGCCCACGTCGATCGAGTCGAAGGCGTCGATGCCCAGCCGACCGGCGATGTAGTCGAACTTCCCGCCCACCGCCAGGGTGGCCGAGACCAGGACCGCCGTGACCCCCGCCTCGAAGAGATTCTCCCGCAGGTACGGGGCCACCGTCACCGGGGCGGTCTTGAGGACCAGGTTGCCGCGGTTGTCACGCTCGATCCAGCGGACCAGGTCGTCGAAGCTGGCCAGGATCATGGCCTTGAAACGGGCCACGGTGGAGGCCGTCCGCCGGGAGAGCCGCGTCCGGCGCTTGGCCACGTCGCCGTAGGAGTCGACCGGCACGCTCTGGAGGAGCGTGACGTCGGCCACCGCGGCGTGGAGGTCGTCGAGAGCGTTGGCCATGCCGACGAAGGCGTCGCCGTGCTCCAGGAGCACCGCCTCCCGGATCCGTAGCTTGTCGGTACGGGCGGCCTCGAAGGTCCGCTCCAGGTCCGAGAAGAGAACCGTCATCGCCGTGAGCACCGCGTTCCCGGCGGCCTCCAGGTCGTCGGCCCGAGCCGGGACGTGACGGCGACCGAAGTTGCGGACCTCGCTCACCAGGTGGCTCACGCCACCGGTCTTGAACTCCGACCCGAGCGTCGAGGAGGCGTACTTCTCCACCTCGTGAGCTTCGTCGAAGATCACCACGGAGTACTCGTCCAGCATGCTGGCGGCCCCGCCGGTGACCTCCCGGACGACCAGGTCGGTCAGCAGGAGGGCGTGGTTGACGACCACGACCTGCGCCGCCTTGGCCCGGACCCGAGCCCGCTGGGCGAAGCACAGGCCGACCTTGGAGCACTCAGCCGCCGTGCAGTCCTCGGAGTCGGCCGCCACCCGGCGCCACTCGGCGTCGGTGAGGGAGAACGGGAAGGACTCCCGGTCGCCGATGAACTCGGGATCGGTGGCCAGGTCAGTGGCCCGAGCGATGAACCCGGCGATCCCGGGGAAGTCCGCCGGGTCGACCGTCGCCGCCCGGTTGAGGCAGGCGTAGTTCGAGCGGCCCTTGAGGAGGGCGAAGGCGAAGGGGACGCCCAGGTGGTCCTGGAGGAACGGGACGTCAAAATTGGCCACCTGGTCCTGGAGGGCCTTGGTGGCCGTCGAGACGACGACCCGCTTGCCAGCCAGGATGGCGGGGATGAGGTAGCCGAGGCTCTTGCCGGTGCCACAGCCAGCCTCACCGAGGAGGTGACGGCCGGAGAGCACGGCGGCCTCGACGGCCGCGGCGAGCGCCTGCTGGGGCGGACGGCTCTCGTAGCCGGGGAGCGTCGCGGCGAGGACGGCCTCGGCCTCCGCGAACGTCCTGGGTCGTACTGCCGAGTCGGGCAAAGGATCCTCCTGGTCGGGAGAGAGATGGAGCGGCGGGACGGGGGACTGGGGATCCCCCGCCCGCCACTTATAGCTTACCCTATCTCTTAGAAAGTATTACAGTCCATCTGGGCAAATCTGTCAAGGTAAGCGATAGCCCCTCGAAGCCGTTCGGGATCATCACGGCACTGCCGACAGGCGATCTGCTTCACCCAGTCTTCTCCCAGAGGACGTAGGGGCTCGCACCCCGCATCTGCCGGAGGCGATTCTTCTCGTCCAGCCAGTGCCGCGGCTCGCGCTCGTGGTAGCCCGGATCGGTCTGCACGATGGTGATGACCACCCGGTCCCTGGCGTGAGCCCGCACGATGATCCCGCCGCGGCGGTAGCAGTCCATCCCGTCCTTCTGGGTCCACGTCGCCTCGGGATCCTCCAGGGCCTCGACGACCGCGGCCCGGGTCAGACCCATCTCCAGCATCCGGAGGTAGGCGTGCCGGTGAATGAACCAGGGGGCCTCACCCATCGAGCGCCCCCTCCCGCATCAGCTTCTCGGCCAGAGCCGCCCCGGCAGCCGTGAAACGCTGCTGGGTGATGTCGATCCGGTAGCGAGCGATGGCCTCCCTGGCCAGCATGGTGCCGATGCCCTTGCCGCGGTGATTGGGGTCCACCCAGATGTTGGCGTTGCCCGCCTTCTCGCCGCCCATGCGGAAGGTCACGCCGCGGTGGGTGATCCGCTCGCCGGGCACGTCGTCCGGGTAGTAGTTGAGGATCCCGCGCAGGAGGCCGTCCTGGTCCCGCCACAGCAGGCAGTGGACCGTGGCCCCGTTGAGGGGATGCACCTCCTCGGTGAAGCCGGGCTCGCCCCGGCGGTCGTACTGGCAGACCTGGGAGGCCCAGTCGAACACCTCCCGGCCGATGGTGGCCTTCGGCTTCCAGGTCATGAGGCCACCCACCGCTTGGCGAAAGGGTCGATGCCCCGCTCCATCAGTTCCGCGTCCCGTTCCATCTGCTCGGCCATGGCGATCGTCGACGCGGCCAGCGCCCGATGTTCGGCCGCCATCCGCCGACTGATGACGGCCCGTTCGGCGAGGGTTAGTTTGCGCTTCATGAGGCCACCCACTGGCGTTCGGCGCAGGCGGCGCAGTAGCGGGTGCCCGACATGAAGAACTGCGGGGTGTCACCCCGGTACTCGACGTAGGTGTCGCCAGGATGGATGACGCCCAGACAGTCGGGGTGGTACTCGGGGTTGGGGACCGGGACGATCTCGAAGGTCGGCGGGGCCGTCTCGGGAAACCGGGGGTGGCAGGTGCCCCGGCGCTGGCGTTCGATCCCGGCTTCGGCCTGCTCCATGGTCTTGTAGCGGTAGGAGCCCTCCATGTCGGCGGTCGACCCGTCGGGCATCCGGTGGTGGCAGTGTCGGACGGCCTCGTAGCTCCGGACCGGCTCGGCGCCGATGCAGCGGTACTCCTTGCGGGCCGTGCGGACGATGCAGTTCTCGGCGAGGGTGACGGCTCGGAGGTTCACCGGCGGCGCTCCCTCCGCTCGCCGCCGCGGGTTTGGGCGACCCGGCGGATCCGGTCGGGACGGACGGCGTGGAACTGGAGCCGACCGCGCTTGCCGCCGAAGACCTCGACGTGGCGGACCTCGCCGGTGGCGTCGTCGACCTCGATGGCCTTGACCACCGCCTCGAACGAGGCGCCCTTGAGGTCCGGGGCGGGCAGCACCTTGACGATGTCACCCACCCTGATGAAGTTCCTGGCGCCCTCGGGGCGCCACTCCTGTAGTCGCATCATTGATCTATCTCCTGGAGCATCGGTACCCGGCTGGCGGACCGGGCGGCGGGCAGACCGCCCACCATCTCAATTATACGCAGCCTGTCAAGTATCCCTTGTGGGGAAGGCCTGTCGGCCACCTGAGTTATATCGTCTCAGGTGGCCGACGAGAGGCCTCTACGGCAAGAGGTCGGGGTCGAAGCGGCCCGGGGCCTTACCCGATCCCTCGCACCGGACGGTCCGGTGGTCGTTGACCAGAACGGCGTAGGCCGTCACGAGGCGCCGGTGGACGGCGAGCTTGCCGTCGGCGACGGTGACATCGCCGCCGCACCAGGGGCACTCACCGACCGGCCGTGTCACCGCATCTCCCGCAGCTTGCGCTGGATGGTCTCCAGCGCCCGGATGTTGGAGCGGATGATGCCGTGCTCCTCCCACTCCGAGGGCAGGCCGTCCTTGATGTTGCCGAGGATGACGATGGCGTCGTCGATCTCCTCGATGAAGTCGGCGAGGAGTTTGGTCGGGACGACAAGGTGGTGGTCGCCGGTGAGCGACACCCCCATTGTCTCCCAGTCGGCCAGGCCTTCTCCGTCGATCTCCTCGGGGACCGGCTTGCCGAGCATCCACTCCGCGGCGTCGATCTGGCGGATGCCGCGCAGCTTGAGCGCGATCTGCATGAGCAGATCTCCTTTCCTGGGGCTATGTCGTTGTCAATGAGCAGGTGCCGGGCTGGCGGACCCGGCGGTCAGGGGGCGAGCCGTTCCCGCCCCGCACTCTAAGTATACCCGCTCACCGATAAGTTGCAACATGCCCTCTTCTGGTATGATGCATCAATAGTCACACCAGAGCACAGATATTGACAGGAGATACGCAACAGTAGTTAACAACAAGAAATCTGATCGACTGATCTGTATTTTCTGAGCAGGGATTGACAGCATCATCGTGAGTGCTGCGGTCATCAGGTCTGTTGCTGTTGAGGCTGGTGTGATCCACCCGCCCTATAGGGCCTTGTAACCACTTGCAATGGTTACTAGACTCTTCAAACGCGCACAGGCGAAGCAGGAGGAAGGCGGCCCGAAGGGCCGCCGAACTACTCGTGGGGGTCTGGGACTCCCGGTTACTGACGAGTATTTGTTCCCCGAACAGCGTGTAATACGAACGACCGTTCGGTCCTGGTCAACCCCCTACGAGACCGCCCAGCCCGCCCGGCCCGGCCCTGGCCCGCCCGGTACCTCCAGGCGCTGGCCGTTCAGCTGCTTGGAGCGCTCCTCCCGTAGGCCGTTGAGGAGGGCCTGGACCAGCCGGTCGACAGCCTCGGCGTCAGCCACCGCCGGTCCCTGGACCAGTGCCTGGTTGTGGACCATCGTGTCGAGCACCGCGCCCTTCATCGACGTCACGACCACCACCACCGGCCCCTGGGTGGTCACCGCCGGGATCGCGTCCCAGTAGACCTCGTCCCCCGCCGCGTGCCGCTCGACCGACTCCGAGACCCAGGACGCGATCATCTCGCTGATCCTCCGGCTCATCTTCTGGCCTCCATCTCTGCGCGTAGGGCCGCTTCGTCCACAGGTCACCGCAGTTGTCCCACCAGACGTCGCCCAGGGACTCCCAGTCTTCCTCGTCCATCACAGCTTGAGCCGGTGCGCCCTCTACATCGACAGGGCCTCGCCGTCACACTAGATCGAGAAAGCCTGCACATTTCCCGGACGTCCCTGCACATATACAGAATGACGGTGGACATTCCAGGAAGTGAGGGGTTAACACCGGCCCCTGAGCACGACATCTAACAGATAGACCCGTCGCCAGACGGATCAGCCCCAGGAAAGGACATCAATCATGCGTAAGCTCACGATCACGCTTGTCGGTTCCGCTTCGGATATCGATTGGCTGAAGGATCGGATCATGCCGATGGTCGAAGAGACGATCATCGAAGAGGAAGGCCGCCTCGACGGCCTCGTGAAGGTCGACTACGACTGGAACGACATGCGGTAAAACGCGATGAGGCCCCGGGTTCCGCCGCCCGGGGCCTCATGCGCGTACTGCTCCCCAGCAGGGCCTAGAAACCGCCGAAGCCGTTCCCAATGTTCCAGAACGACCAGCCGTTGCCGGATCCGTTGAGCGTGATGAGGCAGACGTTCTTGCGGATCGAGACCGATCCGAAGTGGCAGCGCCGCCGCAGCTGGGCCGTGTCAGCCAGCGACGGCAGGACGGTTACGTCGTCGGTGATGGTCAGTTCGTGCATGGTGATTCCCCCTAGCTAGTGGGTGGTTGCCAGAGGGATTCGACACCGTTTGACCCGGTTCCTGCTCGTATGACCGATTCGTCCCGAAAGTGAGAGGCCCCGGGATCGCCGCCCGGGGCCTCTCGGTGATGTTCGAGTCTCACCGATCTCCATAGTGGCATGAAGGGGACGAAAGGGACACTCGGTGCCGGTTACGATCCGGTGACGTCTCTTGCTCAGATCGAAGATAGAGCGTATGGTGCTCTCTAACTCAGATCGAAGAAAGAGAGAGCGTTCATGGTCATCACCGAAGGCGACCTCCTCCGGCTCCAGGCGAGCGTCAACGACCTCGCCCATCAGATTCACCATCTCGTAGAACGTCACCGGGAGAACACCGATCCCCGCGACTGGGAAGCCCGCCGCTTCGCCCAGCTGCTCGACTATGTCTACGCCCACCAGCCGGTGGAGCTTTACGGCGAGTTGACGGCCAAGGCCAAGGAGTTCGGCTACACCCGCTTCCCCAACCGGAGCTTCGCCTCCGAGCAGGTTCCCAACGGCGTGTTCCGCAAGGTCACCGTCGGCGGCACGGTGATGGTCGAGTTGACCGACTCCGGGATCGCCACTCACCAGGCTCTGCTTCGTTACCTCTGAACGCGGCGGGGGCCGGGATGATTGTCCCCGTCACCCCGGCCCCCCACCGCGATCTAGGACCGGGCCAGCCTCAGGATCTCCCGCCGGTGTGCCGCCGACACGAACCCCTCCTCGTCGGCGTCGGCGTCGAGGAGCGCATCGGACCACTGGTTTCGCTTGAGGATGAGCCCGGCGATGGCTTCCTCGACGGTGCCCCGGGCGATGAAGCTCATCACCGTCACCGACGGGTGGGTGGAGTCGATCCGGTGGATCCGGTCCGAGCGCTGCACGTAGGCGGCGTAGGTCAGCGGCAACTCGTAGTGGATCGCGTAGCTCGCCTCGGGGAGGTTGATGCCCCGCTGCCCGGCGTCGGAGGTCAGGAAGATCTGGGCCTGCCCGGCCCGGAAGGTGGCCTGAGCGGCGTCGCGGGCGTGCTGGGACAGCTGGCCGTGGTTGACGGCCACGGAGTACCCGCACTCCTCCAGCCGCTCCTGGATCAACGGCAGGACACTCTGGCCGAAGAAGGTGAAGATCACCGCCTGGGCACCCTGACCCTCTACGAGAGGTTGAAGGTACTCGACGAGGCGATCGAGCTTGGTCGAGCCCAGCGCCCGGAGCCCGGCCTCGCCGACCTCCCGGACAATGGTCCTGGAGATCTCCGACTCGGAGCGCACGAGGCTGGCCGGATGCCCGGCGATCTGACGCAGGATGGTGAAGACGGACGCGTCGTCGGCGCCCCGGAAGAGCCCATCGACCGTGTCGTAGAACTCCAGGTGGCGCCGGTCGAGATCAACGTAGGTGACCTCCTCCACCCGCCGCGGAAACTGCTCGATGACGTCGGGATCGGTCTTGCGCTTACGGAGCATGACCGGAGCGAGCTTCTGAGCCAGCGCCGGGATGTTCTTCCACTTGACGACGTTGCCGTAGATGTCCCGAGCCTCGACGTGGTCGTGCTCGAAGGAGTCGACAGTGCCGACAGTCGCCGGAGTGAGAATCCGACCGAGGTTGTAAAGGTTCTCCGGGCCGTTCTCGACCGGCGTCGCCGTCAGACCCATCACGCGGGTCACGGCGCACGACCTCAAGTGATTGATCAATGTGGCGTGGTGCTTGTGATTCTGACTGGAGCGATTACCGAGCTTCGTCATTTCGTCGAAGATCATCAGCACGCGCTGACCAGCGAATGCCTCAGCCAGGAAGTGCGGAGCCAGCCGTTTGGTCTTCCGACCGTTCACCGCCACCGGATGCGCGGCGTCGTTTCTCACGGTTTCGTATGTTCCGATCAGCACCTGAGGGAGATCATCGAGGATCCGCCGCCGAGTAGTCGGGGCGCCCTTGTAGACGCGGTGCGTCAACCGGGTGAAGCGCTCCAGGTCGGCGTCCCACTCGGTGAGTTTGTTCCGCTCACACACCACGAGACATAGATCGATGAGTCCGTCCTCGAAGAGCATGGCGGCGGTAGCCATACCGATGTGCGTCTTGCCGATCCCAGTGTCGTAAACGACAAGGTTGTCATTCCGGAGGAGGGCGTAGGCGACCGCCTCGGCCTGAAAGGGCAGCAGACCCCAGGGTGAGGAATAGAGCGGCTGGGCCGGTGCCTCAGGGTTGGCGAGACTCATCGACCACCGCGGCCCGGATGGCCCACGTCACGGTGAAGCCGCTGAGGGATCCGTCGGCGGAGAAGACCGCGACGGGCTCGTCCCGCAGGTAGAGGGTGCAGCGCCCCTGAGGCAGCGGGATCCCCGGCAGGCCCGGCACGCCGATGAACTCGGCGCTCAGCACCACACCGTCATCGAGGAGGCGCTTGGTCGCCGGAGCATTGACCAGGACGGAACCCGGGATGCAGAACTCCATGCTCCAGGGACCGTCGTCGTGGAGAGCGCGTTCGAGCAGCCGGGCACGGTAGGCGATCTGGGAGACCAGTACGTCGAGAGCCATGGCAAGTTCTCCTTGCCAAGAGAGTACCTGGATCACCCCGGTTTTAACACCGAAATCTACCGCGCAGGGATCGGCACCCACTGAGCCGCATCGGGATCCCACATCTTCGCCACGACCGTGGACCCGATCCCAGTACGAATCTTCGTCGGGAACAAGATCGAGGGCGGCCAGTCTCTGGAGTATCGGACGACCGTCGGCGTGTAGATCCCGGTAAAGGTCGTCACTCCCCCGGGGTTACTCCGCGGCGCGCTCCTGGTGAACTGTGACCCGTCCCGGATCGAGGTGAAGGTGAACGTCGCCACTAGATGTCCGAGTCCTGTTTGACCCAGAAGCCCATCCCGAAGGCCGACTGCCCGGCGAACTTGACGTAGTTCACGCCGCCGAGTTGGGCGACATCACCCGGCGGGCGGATGTCGGCGATGGTGTTGGTGTACGGCTCGTTGAAGAGGACCACGTCGTCGAGGTTGGCCCGCCACCCCATGCCCGACGCGGTGGGGATGTTGCTCTGGGCAAAGCCGTCGGGGCCGACGATGATGCAGGGGACTCCGACGGTCGCCCCGGTGACAGGGTCCGGGATCACCGAGCCGATCCGGACGAGACCCTCCTTAGCCGGGGTGGCGGGAAGGAAGGCGATCTTGTCGGAGTATTGAACGTACTGAATTCCCCTCGACGCCACGCTGTAGCCACCCGACCCGCCGTAGGCATTGACCTCGTAAGGGTTGTGGTTCCTGGCCACGAAGAGGCACATCGGGTACCCGGCCCGAGCCGTGGCCAGCCCAACGATCGTCCCGGTCATCGACCAGGCGTTGGACCCCGCAGCGGTCGTGTACCACGACGACAGATACAACCGGCTCTTGGTCACCATGACGTTCCAGTTGACCGGCCAGGTGATGCCGCTGCCCCATGATCCCTGCCAGGCGCTGACCCCGAGGGCGTTGTTCATGACGAGGGTGTTCATGGGCTGGGTGTAGTTGCGCGTCCCGTCAGGGTTCTGGGGGGCGTTCTGATCCCAAGCCACGAACTTGCCGATGGTGTGGGTCGAGATGTCGTAGGTCTCCCCGGCGTAGATGTAGAGCCAGGGATCGTTGACCGAGAAACCGACGTAGAAGTCTGTCGACGCGAGGTTCTGGGAGCCGAGGCACTTCCAGATGTACTGACTGCCGAGCGTCTCGACGAAGTCCCAGCCCGGATGGGTGGTCATCAGGTCAGCCAAGTTGGTGTAGATCGTCGACGCCGCGGTGAGGCCGCCGCCGCTGATGGTGCCCGTTGCGTACATGGTCAGCCTCCGGCGGTGTCGATCCAGACGAGGTTCACGCCGGGACTCGATGGTGGGGTGTCGCTGATGTAGATGGCCACGGCGATGGTCCCGAAGGCCGTGTCGATCTTGTCCATGTTCTCGGCGATGTCGAGGGTGACGTCGACGTGGTCGGTCTCGTCCGGCCGCCGGAGATTGAGGTTGGGAGTCAGGGTGGCCATGGGGTCCTTTCAGCCGTAGAGCGACGCCTCGCCGATGAGAGCCGAGAAGTGAAGGCCATAAAAGCCGTCGACGGTGACCTCGACCCATGACTTGGCTGGCGGCCCACTGTCGGACTGGTAGACGAACGGCCCGAAGTCGGGATCGTGGGCGTTGTCGAGGAGGTCCCAGAAGCTCGCCCCGTCCCACGACTGGGCTCCGAAAGCAGACATCGTCCAGGGGTCAGGTATCCCGCCGCTGGGGATGGCACCGGTGGCGTCGGCCATCAGCGCGATGGCGAAGCTGATCTGATTGAGTTCGTAGGATCCGGCGATGTTGCTGGCGTAGGGCCACCCGGGGCCGGGATTGGGGGTCCAGAGCCCGAACGAGGCCGAGACGTAGGTCCCGGCCTTGAGAACCGTGGTGACCGTCGTGGTGAACCCGGTCGACGCCGTCAAGGCGATTGGGACCATCCTGCGCCCCGGTCCGTTATTGATGTAGTTCCCGCCCGGGGAGTACCAGAGGTCGAAGCTGCCGTCGACCACCTTGGCCCCGACATGGTTCAAGGTGGCATGCTGCCCGGCCGTAAGGACCTGGCTGTCGATCAGGTCCATGTTGTGGGCGATGTCGGCGGTGACGTCGACGAAGTCGGTGGTGTCGGGCTTGCGGAGGCCCAGGTTCGGCGTCGTACTGCTCAAGGGATCACCTCGCCGTCGGCATGGTCATGGACACCACCGCTGACGCCGAGTTCGCCCCAGGTCTCATCCGAGACACCGCCCCAGGCGTCTCCGGCGATCGCACCCCAGGTCTCGGCACCGGCGTGGCCCGAGAGGTCATCGTCAGCGGTGCGGATGTAGACCTGACGGTAGGGCGTGACGTCGGGAAGGCCCTCCACCGGCAGCGACTGGTAGCGCCGGTTGGCGTACCACCAGCTGCGGGGGATGGGGATCGTCCAGGAGGTGAACTCCGGATCCTGGCTGATCGGCGGATCGTGGTCGTAGGTGGAGACGTTGGGGCCGCGCATCGTCCCGCTCTGACGGCTGTTCTTGGCGCCCAGATACCACGGCCGGATCTTGAGGGAGTTGATGGCGACGTTGGGTCGCATCCCCCGCGCCCGCCACACCAGCTGGTTACCGGGACCGGGGAAGACGAGGACGCCGTACTGGTTGTTGCGGATGCCGCGACCCGGCAGCCAGTCGTTGCCGCCGTCGACGCTGAACTCCCAGATGATCCCCTCATCGAACAATGACAGGTTGTCGAGGCGCCAGGCGTCGTTGCTCTTGCCCCGTTGGATGAGCCGGACCCGGACCGTGGTGTCGTCCGGCGGCAGCGGCGGCGGCCCCGATGTGAGGACTTGAGCCGGATCCCCGAGCGGCGGCTCGACCGGCGGGGAGATGAGTGAGCGGTACTGGTAATGGACCGGCGGCGGAGGTGGGACGTAGACAATGCCGACGTCGTGGCCGACGTACCACTCCAGCATCTCACCCTTGTGGCCAGTGATCTCCTTCTCGACGAGGACGGTGTCGTCATTGCCCGCCAGGATCTGGAGGACCAATGGGCTGGTCAGGTCGGTGTCGAGGATGACCCGGGCCGCGGCCCAGATGCGGACCTCCGGCGAGGGGGTGACGACCGGCGAGACGATCCCGCCGTTGGTGGCGAGTTCGGCAGTGGTGTCCTCGACGGTGCGGTCCCGATAGGAGAACACCGGCTCGATCAGGCTCATGAACGGCCCGGGATCGGCGCTTTCGGTACGGTCGATCCGGGCCACCGACCGGGAGATGGAGACCGAGTTGTCGGTGCCGACCCAGGCCAACCGGGCGTCACCGACACGTTGCCAGCTGCTCGGGTCGTCCCAGCTGTAGGTGGCCAGCGCCGGGTTGACGAAGTCGGGGTCGGGGAGGATCTGGACGGCTTCGGTCTGCTGGGTGGCGAACTGGAGGGCGTAGATGTTGTTGCGGGACCCGAAGACGACACTGGTGGCCTGAACTGGTGCCGTCCCGGAGTAGAGCGTGTTGGGGAAGAACGTCCAGGTCCACCCGTCAGCGAGGTTGTGGGTGTCCCAGAAATGGTCCACATAGACCTGGGTGTCGTCGTCGGCCTCGAAGTCGAGCCGGTAGGCCTGGATGGAGTTGAGCCCCACGAAGAAGGACAGCTTGGTGGTGTGGCGCACCTCAACGATCTCGTAGGTGTGACGGCTGGTGGTGGTGAAGCGCGGCGCGTCGTTCTCCTGGTGCCACGTCGTCAGCCCGAAGTGGAAGTCGAGATCGCGGAGCCGGTCGGTGGACGCCGGATCGGTGGCGTAGAGGGCCTCGGTGGGGTACACGCTGGTCGGCCGGTCGAGGATCGGCCGGAAGATCGAGTCCCGGAACTTGCCCGGGGCCATGACATCGACGGCGGCGGCGAGGCCTTCGGGCATGGCCTCGGCGGCGATACCGGTCTGCTTGGCCCGGTAGGACTCGACGATCCAGCGCGGGAAGAGCTTGGTCCGGCGGATGATCGGCACGAAGGACTCGTAGGCCTGGGCCGTGAGGTTGGTGAACTCGAACTTGAACCACCGGGCCGCCGTCGGTGGGATGTGGATGAAGCCCTTCTGGAGGACGTAGTCCCGCGGTAGTGGCGTCCACACCACATCATCGAAAAATGAGTCGTCGGTAGGCTCGCCTTCGTCGTTCGACCAGTAGATCGTGATGTGGGCGCCCGAGTTGACCGGGTCGACCAGGAACCGGTCGATAGTCTGGCCGTTCCCGTACTCGTCCCGGCAGTCGAGATGGAGATTGACCACGGCGTAATTGACCGGCTGCGGCTCGGAGCGCCAGACCTTCGTCCCGCCGGAGAGAAGCACGTTGGAGGCGGGCTCCTCGTAGAGCCGGAACTCGACGAGGGATCCGAGGATGTCGGTCGTGGTGGCGATGGCCACGTTGGCTTCGGCGACGTCGGAGCGCTCGGTGATGCGGTAGCCGATGTCGAGGTTGCGAATGGCCAGCGAGTAGGGCACGAAGTGGGGGTTGAGGACGGTGCTGTAGCCCGCCAGCTGCGGTCCCTGGGCGTTGATGCGACGCAGGAGCACCCGGACCCTGGAGGTCGTGACCGGATCGATCCGGAAGCTGTACTTCTGCCAGTGACCCGGGGCGCTGTGAAGCGGGTCACCGACCTTCGGGTCCAGTGCCGTGGGGTTGACGAAGGAGGGCAGGGAGTCCGAGAGGGTCTCGTAGTGGACTTCCTGCCAGCCCTGGCCCTCGACGTAGACCTCGGTAGAGATGCCCTGGGGATAGTGGGCCGCCTCGAAGGTGATGTAGTTGACGATCCGGGGCGAGGAGATCCGGACCTCGATGACGTCGGCGGTGTTGTCGGCGGCGTCCCGGACCGGTGTGGTCCAGTAGCGCTGGGCCAACGACTCCTTGAAGACGGCGAACTGCGTCTGGCCGAGCGACATCACCAGCTGATCGAGCGGGACGCGGTCGACGTAGACCGGCGCCATGGTCTCGCGCGCCAGCACCAGCGCATTGGTCGTCGGTGCCTGGGCTCTCGGTATGGAGTACGGCGCCGCGGTGACAATGGCATCGGACGCCGAGCGCCCGGCCAGGACGTAGCGCTGGGGCATCACCGCGGCTGAGGCGGGATAGTCGTAGTAGCTCCCATCGGGGAAAACGACCCGCTGGGTCGGCATGAGCAGCGACCCGAACTGGTCGATGCTGTAGGCCGACGCTCCGGCCAGGACGCCGTTGTAGCTCCACGCCTCGCCCTGGTAGCCGGTGAAAGGGGGGCGGGGCTGCTCGGTCGGATCGGGGGACGACACCAGGTAGGGGTCGACCGCTGTGATCGGCCGGGCGGCGACGTAGGAGATGACCTCCCAGTAGGTGCTGTCGGCGTAGGCGCCCCGCAACGCCACCGGCTCGTGGACCTCGATGCCCTCGTACTCGATGGTGTAGCGGCTGTCAGCGGGCTTGATGCGGTCCAGGATCCGGGAGAGGTTGTAGGACTCCTCCAGGGTGATGGGACGGTGGGGACGGACCACGAACACCCGCCGGGGGGAGTCGAGCCGCGGCAGTGGACTGCCCTCCAGGTCGCCGTAGGAGACGCCCTCCATGTCGGTGTAGGTGTGACCCGACGTCGGGCCGTACTCGGCCTCAAGCTCGGCGTAGGTCCGGTACCCGGCGTCGGCCTGGTAGTAGCTCTCCAGGACATCGCAGTCGACGGAGAGGACCGCTTCAGCGGCGAGTTCGATGCCGGTGGGGGTCGGGCCGTAGGAGATTGCCCGACCGACCTGCTGGATCCGGGAGCGGTAGGAGGTGTCCTTGGTGTGAGTGTCGGTCCACTCGGCGAGCGTGGCCGTGCCCTGGTACGGATCGGTGAGATAGCGCTCCAGGCTGTTGCGGCGCATCCCGAACAGCGAGCCGTAGAAGCGGTCGAGGTCGAAGAAGTGGGTGCCCTGGAGGGCCTGCTGGAGCCGCGAGAGTGTGAGCCGTTTCTTGATCTGGCCCACCCCGGCGTCGCCGAGGAGGACTTTCATAAATCTGACGACGTGGCTTTCGGCCGAGAGGTCGTAGACCTCCTCCACGAAGTGCCGGAGCCGCTCGCTGAGGTTCTCCGGCGGCAGGACGAGGTCGGTCGCCCGGTCGGCGCCCTGGGGTCTGGGGGCGCCTTCGACCGTCTGCTGCTGGAGGATGGCCGCCGTGGGTTGCGAGGTCAGAGTCACGGCAGATAGCTGAAGAACGTATTTTGGGCCTTGACTACGAGTGTGACGGCGTTGAAGACCGGTAGGACGTCGTCGCCGATGATCACGTCGATGGCAGACCCATCCCGCTCGTAGCGCTCGATGAACGTTCCTGCCCGGCTCATCCGTTCGATGGCCCAGTGCTGGGCCGCGCTGAGGTCGTGGTAGTTGTCGGCCTGGGTGATGAAACGCACCGCGTCGATCCCCGGTACCTGCTGGACGACGCCGAGGAGGTCGGAGACCTGGACGACGTCGTTGAAGCCGATTCGACTGATGAGGTTGCTGAGAGCGGCCTCGATCGTGGGCTGGACAGCGCCGACGCTGAAGCCCGACGAGAGCATGACGGCCAGATAGAGGTTGAGGTAAAGGATCTTGGCCGCGTGGACCTGGACGTCGGTGGTGATCAGCCGCCAGACGCGGATGTCCGTGTCGACGTCCTGCGGCACGGAGTTGAAGACGTAGTCCACGGTGAAGACGCTCTGATCCGGCGGGATGGTCCCCGGCGGGCTCCCCGCCAGGGTCGAGAACTCAATCCCCGAGTAGGAGTGGACGGTGCCGCCGCTGTTGGTGATGTCATTGACGGCCCAGTAGTCCGTGCCCTCGTGGTAGGTGATCCCGTTGATCACGAGTTCGTCGTCGACCGAGGCGTCGTCCACCGGCCCGATCGGATAGGGCACGAAGTAGTTGCCCGTCACCGGGCTCGTCCCGTCGAAGCGGACGAAGTTGAACCGGTTGAACTTGTCGCCGGGCGTGGTGTTGAAGGTCCGGGTCGTCCGGAACAGCAGCGTCGCTGTGGCCTTGGTCGGGTTGTCGCCGTTGACGTAGAGATCGACGCGGTTGGTCACGCCGTTGGCTGGGTCGTTGCGGGACGCGACGGGCAGATACTCGAACTCCAGGTCGTAGACGCCGTCGGTGACCTTGCTGGGATTGAGTACCGTCACGGTGTTGGTCGAGGGGTCGAAGCTGTAGTCGATGCCGGGCACGAAGATGCCGCCAGCGTCAATATTGGTCCCGAACACCGCCGACCCGTCGTAGACGTAGGCGGCGTCATTGATCGATGAAGTGCCGGTCCCGCCGACGATCTCCAGCTGCTCCCGGTGCCGTTTGGACGCCCCGATGACGTTGGCCTGGGTGACGTGGGGGTTGTTGAGGGCCACGCCGAGGAACATCTGCTCGGTCCCGGCCAGGTTGCGGAAGACCGTCTTCTTGAAGCGGTCCCGTAGCTGGGCGTCGCTCTCCTGGTCGGCCCCGCCGGACATCGCCGTCGGGTTGGAGATCGACGCGATACCCGCCACCGAGGTGATCATCCGCTGGACGGAGTTGGCCGCCACGTTGCCGCTGGCACCGCCGAGGAGAGCCTGGACCGGCACCGAGACGCTGGTGTCACCGGCCAGGAGGATGGCCGGGGTCATCGTCTGGAATACCACCGGGGTGGCGTCGCCGGTCGCCACTTGGGTGCCGAAGGCGATGGCGAAGTTGGTACCGACGGCGGCGCTGGTGCGCTCGAAGGTGACCGCCCCTGTCGCCCTCTTGGCCGCCAGCCGGGCGAACCCGAAGATCCCCACGAAGTCGTCGAGGTCGGTCCCGGTCTTGGAGTCGATGTCGTACTGGTAGTCGAGGAGGTAGGTGTCGACGCTCGACTCGGCCACCACCTCGGCGACGGCGTCAAGGATCTTGCGGACCGGCGTGCCGATCGAGGTGTCGAGGTCGGGCTCGGAGACGGTCAGGGCCTGACGCATCTTGGCCACCACGTCGTTAACGGTGACGGGCATCTAGCTCACCGCCCGCACGAGCGTGACCGGCGTGTTGTTGAGGGTGGTGACCGTCACCCGCACCGCGTAGGAGTCGTAGCTCTGCTGGATGTCGATGGCCTGGATGGTGTTGACCAATTCCCCGGCCGAGAAGCGGCTCCGATTCCCGAGCATGGTGTCCCGCTGGAGCATCTGCCCCTGGACGAACTGGTAGTTCTGGATGAGGCGGGTGACCTCGGCCTGGATCCGCATGGACGCCTCATCCATGGCTGGCATCCCGACGTACTCATGGAGGAGCGACCCCCACCGGGGATGGAACCGGTCGGAGCCGTAGGGCTCGCGGACCGCGACGCCGAGATCCTGCTTGACTTTGGCTGGGCCGTCGATGGTGGCGTAGCCACCCGGCCCGATCACAAAGTCCCCATTGACGATCTGGAGTGTCTTCACCGGCTCACCTCACCCCTTCAGGTGGACTCATGGGCTCATCCCTATGGCCCCGACGACCCAGACTCCCCCCGTCGTCACCTGAGCGGAGACGACTGCCTCGACATAGAAGTTGGCCACCCTCGATCGGATCTCAGGCTGGACGACCGCTTCGACGTACTCGTTGGCGACCCGCGACCGGATCTGAGGCTGAGTGGCGGCCTCGACGTACTCGTTGGCCACTCGGGCCGAGATGCCGCTCTGGGTTACGGCTTCGACGTACTCGTTGGCGACGCGGGCGGTGGTCATGTCGACGCTTGCATCCCAAACTCGGCGTTGTTGACGTCGGCCACGGTCCACGATCCGCCGCCGGGCTTGGTCTCGAAGACGCCGCGGGTGGCCCGGTAGGAGCCGTTGTTGAGTGCCGCCGCCGGGGCGGTGGTCTCGACGCCGCTGAGGCGAGCCACGTTGGTCAGCGTCCGGACCCCGGCATCGGTCTTCTGGGCGTTGGGGTAGGCGACGACGCCGTAGACCTGATTGGTCGTCGGGAGACCGCTGATGTCAACCATGTTGTACGTGTCCTTGTCACCGGTGTTGACGAAGTCCACATACGTCGTGGTATTGACATTGCTGTTAGTCGGCTGATGCTCCTGCACCAATGCCGAGTTATTGACCGAATCGCCGTCCGAACCGACGCCCATGATCGTGGTGCCATCCGAGGTGGGCCAGAGGCCGAAGATGCGGGGGCAGTTGAGGAAGTTGCCGTTGTTCACGGATCCGGCGCCGTTGCAGAGATAGAGATCGCAGAGGTACATCAACGCGACGCCGCTGCCGAGCTTCCACGACATGGAGTCGAGGGTCGACTTGGTACCGCCGTTCTTGGTGTCGACGCCGGTCAGGCTCAGAAGAGTGGTGCCGTCGATCGACACCGTCACCACCCCGACGGTATCGCTCAGCGTGCATTTCGCTTCGAGGTAGTACCACGTACCGGCGAGAGGGAGGACGGTCCCGGCATAGGATCCGAGCAGAGTCCCCGACGAGCCACCGCGGTAGGCGTAGATGCCCGCCCCCGCCGCCGAGCCGGGAGCGATCTGGATCGTGACATGCAGCGTCGCCATGGAGTCGGACAAGAAGCCGAAGACGTCGAACGGCGTGGCGGTGCTGACAGTGCCCTGCTTGATGGCGAATCCAGCCACGAATGTGACGTGCTCGTCAGAGGCGTCCACCTGTTTGATGATCGAGGCGGGCGTAGCACCGTTGCTGTAGGCGTCGACCCCGTTCGTCCGGGCGGTGGCATCACCCTGCACCAGCACGTTGTTGATGGCTGACCACTTGCCAGCGCTGAAGTCGGCTCCGACGAAGCTCTCGGTGAAGATCAGGCTCATGCCACCCCTACGAGAAGTAGACCTGCACGGACAAATCCTTGGCGCCGGTCCCGGCGGTGGCCACCCGCACCTGGAGGTAGTCGCCGGGCGCGACGACGACCCCACTTGTACTGTTGGTGTAGACCCCGGCTGCCAGGGTCAGCGAGATCATGTCGGCCCCGTTCTTCATGAGGTAGACCACAGTCCCGGTCGACCCCGCCGTACCGAGCGAGGCCACGAAGTGGTTAAGGGTCACCGACTGGTAGGCGTACCAACGGCCCGAGGTCGCCACCGCCACCGCGCCGGGCATCGAGAAGACGGCGGGGAGCGGGAGGACGAGCACCCCGCCGACGGTGAGGTCGCCCGGCGAGGGCACCACGACGTGCTGGCCGTTGCCGAGCATGATCTGCTGGGCTGCCGTCGTGGCCGCACTCTGGCCGAGCGCCACCGAGCCGGTGTGCGACAGTCCGGTGGTGGCATTCAGACCGAGGGCGACGCTGGCCTGGCCGATGGCGCTGGCGCCGCTCCCCAGAGCGATGCTGTCCTGACCTGAGGCGGTGGTGTTGTACCCAAGCGCGGTGGCGTAGTAGTTGTTCGCCCTCGCGCCGTGGGAGCCGCGGTTGGCGTCGCCGCTGCCGATGGCCACAGTGCAGTCGGAATACGCCTGGGGTCCTACCACTCCCGCCGGGGAACTGCCGATGGCGATCGACCCCTGGTGGTTGGCTTCGGCCCCGATCGAGGTGAGCGTGCCGGAGCCGATGGCGATGTTGTTGGACCCAGACCCGGCGCGGGCGTTGATACCGATGGCGACACCGAGATTGCCGTCAGCGAAGACGTCGCAGCCGATCCCGATGGAGTTGTACGCCGCGTATCCGCCGTACCCGATGATGGTGGCGTTGTCAGTGGCATAGGCGCCGATGCCGATCGCCACACACTGTGGGCCACGGCCCTGGGCGCCAGACCCGATGGCCGTCGAGTAATCACTCACGGCCTGGGCGCCGTAACCGAGGGCGGTGGTGCTGACACCCTGACCGAGCGAGAGCGCACCGATGGCGATGGCGTCCTGACCTGACGCCGCCGCGTTCTGCCCGATGGCGATCGTCCCGGACCCGCTGGCCGTGGAAGTGTCGCCGGAGTGATGGATCGCGATGCTGTTCGGTCCGGTCCCGTCGACGGAAAATGGGGTGACCGGTGGTGCGCCGGACGTATCTGGATGCCAGTTGAGGAAGACCGTACCGACCTCGCTGTCGCTGTAGCCGGTCACTCGGAAGTAGTAGGTCGTCCCTCGAATAGCCGTCAACGTGACGGCGCTGTTAACGGTGCTGAGCGGTGACGCCGTGTCGTCGTCGCTCGTCACCGCCGTGAGAGCGGTGAGCGCCGACCCGGTAAAGACCTCCAGGACGGTGTCCATCGTCGTGTAGTCGACCAGGTGACTACCGAGGGTGTCGAAGGACATGGATCCCGAACCGGTCGCCGTCCACTTGAACCACAGCGAGTGGAGCCCCGGCCCTTCGTCGTCGATCAGGTAACCGGGATCACCCCACCGAGCGGGCTCGGTGGGCTCGACAGTGGCCGTCGAGTTGTCGACCTGGACCGTCCCGTAGGCCCCTTCCAGCACCATGGCGTCGGCGAAGTTGTCAGGGACGGGAGCCTCTGCTGTACCCGATGGCGTCCCCACAAAGGCGGCGAACGACCAGTAGCCGTAGGGCCGGTCGATGATCCACGTCTCGCCGACTTCGGGGGCGGCGGCCTTGCCCGGCAGGACGTCGGTCCTGACCGTGTACTGCTGACCGAAACGGTCGTGGACGATGGCCTGGCTCCCGGTGACATCGGTGATCGTGCCGACGAAGCTGCGCGTCAGCTGGGCGGCAGGATGGTTCACTTGGACCCTCCCAGAGGCAGGGCGTAGAGCCCGCTGCTGTCGGTGGCCGAGATCGCGGTGACTGTCACCGAGGTGGTGAACCCCGAGCCGCGGAAGTCAAAGCTGTGGTTCACGCCCTTGACGTACATCTGGACCTTATAGGCGGGGATCTCCAGGATCATGCCGGGATATACCTCGGGCATGAAGGTGAGATTGACCTGGGACGAGAACTGTTGCGCCCACGACTGCATCAGCAGGTAAATCGCGTACCAGAACTCAGTCAGCCCGGCGGGGATGAATGGCAGCTGCTGGATGTCGACCCTCGCTCCGTATCGCTTCAGGATCTTCTGGGGGTCGAGGAACAGATCGGCCCGCTTATCGGTGTTCGACTGGATGTTGAAAAGGGCGGCGAGAATCTGGGGGAACTCCACCGAGGCGATGCCCTGCGAGGAGTAGATATCGGTCGGCAGAGAGGTTCCCGCCGCAATACCGGCCCCACCACCCGTCGGCGGGATATCGGTCCCGACGACGAACTGGTGGGTGACGAGATACTCATCGGACCACTCGACCGTGAACCCGTCGCCGAGTAGTTCGATGGTCTCGACGGTCATCCGTCCGGCGGTGCCGTAGAAGCCGAAGTAATCGGGAAACCAGGCGATGAAGTCGCCGTTGGGGGCGGCCATGAACGACCGCATGGAGATGTTGGCGTACTGCTGGATGGTGCTGAGCAGGGGGGTGTCGTTCAGCAACATCCGGGCGCCGACGAGTGCTGTGCTTTCCGGATCAGCCTGCGGTGTCCAGCTGCTGGTGTCGGTCACCACCGGCATCGCCCCGCTACCCGCGATGCCGATCGTGCCTGACGCTCCCTGCGTCACCGGCGCCGTCGCCCCGCCGTAATCCATCCCGGGGATCGTCCCGGCGTTGGCGAAGCGGTTCCCGATGCTGCCCTCGACGACGCCGTACTGGGTGCCCATGGCCTCGATGGTGTGAAGCCCGTCACCGACCGAGATCACCACATGGCTGGCGTCGGCCGGGAACATCAGTGCCCCCTGGGTCTTCGACGCCTGATCGACGGTCAGCGTCGTCTTCGCCGCCTGAATGGCCGCCCACTGCTCTTCTGACGTCCGGGGCAACGAGACCCCGACCCGTCCAGCCGCCCACTGCACCAGGGCTGAGCAGTCGAAGGCGCCCGGGTTCGGGTCCGAGACCTTGGGCTGAGCGCCCCAGACATAGCTGTCGCCGACCTGAGCCGCGGCGATGGTGATGAAGTCCTCTCTGCTCTTGCTGCCGGTACTGGCCGCCTGACCGGCGGCCTGTTGACTGTCGGTCGCTGGCGGCAGGGTGTACGGCCCCAGCTGGGCGCCGTCGGGGGCGAAGCGGATGTCGACCTGGACGTCGGTGGCTCCTGCGAGCGCGGTCTCCAGGGCGTACTGGCTCATGTCGATGACCCGGCCGGTACTGGTCGCCGGACCCCAGTCGGCGGCCCGGAGGACGACGGCCTTCTGGTTCACGGTGTTGATCACCAGGACGCGACGGCCGTTCCACCACTGTTTCGCCTTGTCGACGAGGTTGGACGGTACGGCAAGTGTGATCTCCCCGGCGGTGTTCATGACCGCGTAAGGCCAGCGCATGGCGCAGTACCACAGCCCCTGCGGATCCTCCGGCGTCCCGGGATGGAGCCCCGCCTCCTTGCTGAGTCCCATCGTGAATGGCGCCCCTCCGGACGGACCGCCGAACCACGACGCCGTCCCGGAATAGGCCGGGAGCGCGCCGGTGGCGGTCCGGAGAGCAGGATCGGAGTCCGGCGCCACCGTGGTCGCCCCAGCCGAAGTGGGGGTGGCGCCGCCGATGGAGGCTCCGGTCCCGGTACTCGTCGCCTCGGGTGGTGTGGCGGGTGCCAGAACGGTCTGGAGCGACTGGTAGAGATCGGAGATCTGCTTGGTCCAGACGGCCGGGATCCGGCCGATGTGGATGTTGGTCTGAGGCCAGTTGCCGACGTTGATGAGGAGCGACTGGAGCCGCGTCCGGAGCCCACCGTCGTCGTCGGCCTTCAGCTGGTCGGTCGTGGGAAGACCGACTCCCGGATGCATCAGCTGCACGGCGGCCTCCGAGCCCGGATCCCACATGGTGTAGCGCAGCCGTTTGAGTGTGCATTGGCCGGAGAGGACGACAGTCCGGGGATAGACCGAGAAGTAAGGGGCTTGACTGATGTAGCCAGAGAAGGTCTGCATCCACTTGATGCGCTTCATCTGGACTGAGATGCGGTCGTCGGGAGAGAACACCCCGTCGTACTTGCGGCGGTGGTTGGCGAGGGAGAACGAGAAGCTGCCCAAGGCATTCTCGGCCATCCCGATGTTGCCGCCCACCAGGTCATCCGAGACGTCGATGATCTCGTCGAGACGCGTCGAATGGATGTGGACCCGGACCGCGGGAGAGTAGATGAAGGTCGGCACTAGAACCCGGTGAAGTCGAGCGACCCAGCGTCGTAGAGCAGGTCATCGCCCATGTCGACGCCGCTCAATTGGGTGCCGCCCGGATAGAAGTAGGGCAACGTGTGGGTCGGGTCATCCGGAATGGAGAACTGGGAGATCGCCGTCGGCGCCTTGATGTTGCCGGTCCCGAAGCTGCCGATGGGATCGGCGGTACCGACGAAGGTCAGCGTCATCCGGTGGACAGTGGTGGTGCGGTTGTCGCCGAAGGTGACCCCGGATGAAGGAACGCCCATCTTGTCGAAGCCGCGGCTGGGAACCGTCACCCGCATGGAGCCCACCTGGGGTGTGCCTGCCGCGGCGCGGTTGCCGTAGCCCTGGAGCCAGTTGCCGAGCGCCGTGTACTCCTCGTGGGTGGCGCAGGCGATGTGGATGGTGAAGGGGGTCGCCACTACCTGCTTGGCATAGAAGGCGGTGTCCATCCTGGTGTTGTCGGTGTCGTTGGTGAACTGGATGCCCCACTCGATCCGTTCGACGGACACCTGGACTGAGCCGTAGTTGGCCACGGCGAGCGTCCCGTTGAGGCGGCTGATGCTCATGGTGCGGCCTCCGGGGCGTACCAGGGGGCGTAGACCGCTTCGAGGTCGGCGTCGGCGAGGTTGACGGCGATGCCGCCGGTGGTGAACCCGAAGCCCCCGAAGTCGACGAGGACGGGCTGGGCGTGGTCGTAGGGCACCGGCTGGCTCACTGGCACGTCCGAGGACCACACACGGATCGGCGATGTCGCTGCCCGCGCCTCGTTGGGGCGGATCGTGCGAAGTGTCGGCAGCGTCCCGCCTGGTTGGGCCTGGACCGCCAGACGGGTGTACCGGACGACGTGATCGGCCGGTGCCGGGAGGATCTCGACCCCGAAGCGCACGAAGAGTCGCTGGAGCGTGCCGGTGGCGGTGTCGGTCGGCGGCGGGACGCTCTCGGAGCCGGAACGGGGCGCCCTGACGTAGGAGGTCGGAACGTCAGTGCCGGAGACCCCGTCGGTACCGGTCCGGGAGTAGGCGCCGACAATCGACGCGGTATCGCCCGGCGGATCGGTGCTGTCCGCCGTGGCCCGGATGGCGTAGAGGAGATCGAAAGAGACGGTGTCGGTGGTACCAGCGACCGAATCGGCCGTGCTGACGTTGTAGACATTGACCGGGTGGAGCAGAACCTCAACGGACTCGCGTGCCGTTCTGGCCTTCGGAGTTCCCTGGCCGAGCGCCTCGACTGAACCACGCGCCGTCCGGGCCTTCGGGCTCCCTTGCCCCAGGGACTCAACCGATTCCCGCGCCGTACGCGCCTTCGCCGTACCCTGCCCCAGGGCCTCGACGGACTCGCGGGCATCACGGCTGGTCGTCACCCCTACGCACTCTTGAAAGCCGCGGTGACGGTCGAGTCCTGGGAGGCGGTGGTGGTCATCGTCTCAGTGGCCGACGCTCCGGCCGATGCCTGCACCACATCGGTGAACCCGGCCCAGACCCTGGCCCCAGGTCCCGCCAGCTGCGTCCGTGCCGCGGCAGAAGCCCCTGACAAGGTCGGGTTGCCGGGGTTGGGGTTGGCCCAGTGAGCGAAGCCGTAGACGACCAGATCATTGGCCAGGGTCGTGGTGACCGAGGCAGCGTTGATGTTGCCGCCACCACTCGATCCGCTGGAGACGTCGACGGGGCTGGACTGCACCACGCCGGAGTAGGCGGCGAAAGCAATGGCGAAGTCATTACCGCCGACGTTGCTCCAAGTGAGAGTGGCGCCGAGATCCCCGGCGGCGGCGATCTTGTACCACATCCCGGAGTTCAGGTTGGCGGTATTCACCTGCTGAATCGATGTCCAGCCGCTGGGCACTGTCCAGGTCGGCGTCCCGGCAAAGGACGACGCGACCATGGCCACCATGAGGTCACCGGTCTGGACGGCGGCCGGGACGGTGATGCTGGCGGTGTTGGCCGTACCGCCGCCGTTGGTGGCGCTGGAGGCCCGATAGGTGGGCGGTCCCGTCGAGGTGCGGTTCTCGACCCCGAACTCGGCCCCGTTGACTTCGGCGATCAACCACGCCGCAGCCGTCGCCGGAGACTGGTCAAAGTACCGTGAGACCAACCCGAAGCTCGTACCGAGTGCTACATCCGAGCCCGGGTAGTTGGTGCCGCCGATGCGGGCCACCTGCCGGAAGTTCTGGGCGCCAGTGTCGGTCTTCTCGATATACGAGCGGTGAGCGACTCCCCGGACGAGTGATGTCGTAGCGACGAGATCGGCGTAGGCATAGGTGTCGATGTTGCCGAGTGTCCCGGTCTCAACGTATGTGGTGGTGACCGGCGATCCGGCTTCGTTGACCAGCTGGTAGTTGTTCACCGAGTCACCGTCGGAACCGACCCACTGGCTGTAGTTGCCGTTGCCGTTCGGATAGAGGGTCTGGACGGAGCAATCGCCGAGGAAGTCGTTGTTGACCGACCCGGCGCCGTTGCAGATGTAGAGGTCGTCGATGTAGATCCCGTTGGCCATGAAGTCGTCCCAGAAGGCGATGCCTTCAAAGACGGTGTTGGTCCCGCCGTTCTTGGTGTTCTGGCCGGTGAGGTTCAGGACGTCGCCGCCGTTGAGACGAATGTTGACGACGCCGACAGTGGCCGAGAGAGTGACCTTGACCTCGACGTACTGCCACGATCCGGGGACGATGATGTTGTTCGAGGTCTGGCCCAAGATCGTGTTGGTGGCGTAGACGGAGCCCCGCCGGGCGGTCAGCCGGTTGTTGGTGTCGAGGTAGATGGTGTCGTGGATCGTGCCCCAGTTGTCGCTGTAAAAGCGCAGCAGTTCAGTGGCCGTGGCCCCGGCGGGTTTCATGGCGAAGCCGACGATGAAGGTGACGTGGGTGTCGGGCGTGTTGGCCAACCAACGGGAGAGATGCTGGTTGCCGGTCGGCATCAGCCCACAGGTCGTCCCGGTGCGCTGGTTGGCCGTATTCAGGGACATGGAGAACTGGTTCCACTTCGATCCCTGGAGGCCGTCGTCGAAGCCTTCGATGAACAGGAGACTCATGCAGTCCTCCCGAAGATGGCGGCCCGGCTGGCCGTGTTGTTCCATTCCGCCCGTAGCTCCTGCGGGCTGGGGATAGGCCCACCACCCAGGGCCAGCGAGGCGCCGTTGACGTTGACCCACCATTGCCTCAGCTGCTCATCCGTCGGAGGTGGCGGTGGAGCCGGTGGGGGATCACCGGTGGTACCGACGGCCGCCCCTCCGACCGTACCCGCCGGGGCGTTGCTGCCCGGCGTCTCCTGGAGTTGGAGGGCGTTGAGGGGCTGCTGGATCGTCGAAGCGAAGGAGGCGTCAACCGCACCACCGTTGTAGGCCGTCTCCTGCCATCCCATCCCGTCGGAGAGGCGAGTGATGAAGGCGTCCATCGCCACGGAATTGAGACGACCCTCGGTAGCGTCAGCGATCTGAAGGGTGAGTTCCCACCTCGGGCCGAAGTTGGCGTTGTCGAAGACGACGGAGGATCCTCCGGCGACGTCAGTGAAGGTCTTCAGGAAGACAAGGAAGTTCCAGCCCTTCGTCGGGTAGACGAACGAGACCGGATCGGTGGCAGGGTTGGTGACCTGGGTCGTACCGATCCGCTGGAGGAACGAGAGGAAGTCGACCTGCTCTTTCCATCCCCCGGCGAAGGCCCCGGTGATCGTGAGATCACTCACCGAGGCTCCGTAGACCTGGACGACCTTGCCGCCGACCGTCTGGAGGTCGGCGACAAGCACGCTGTAGTTCCATTCGACCGCGGTCGGGTCGACGTTGAAAACGCGCCCCGCCAGGCTAGCGATCCCCATCAGCCGCCGACTCCGGGACTGCGGTTACCGGTGGCCAGATTGGCGATCGGAGGGTTGCTGCTGTTGGGGCCGAAGTTCGTCGATACCCCGGGTCCATAGATCCGGAGGAGGTTCGCCAGCGGCGGTGCCGCGTCGACCATGATCGTCGTCTTCGGCTTCGGCTTGGCCTGATCCTCGTTCTTCTTGATCAGTGCATTGACAGCATCCTGATCCTTGAGGCCACGCCCAATCCCAGCAAGCGACTTGTCGGACGCGCTCTTCGACGGAATGTTCTCGCCCTTCATGCCGGTGATCTCCGCAACCGACTGGCCGATCTCGGACTTCGTCTGCTCGTTATGGCCCTTGACCAGCTGCGCGGTTCCATTGGCCAATTGATCCGGGAAATGCTGGAGCGCTTCGGTGAAGTTGACCTGTCGAGGCCCGCTGGAGGTCTGGACGACGAACAAGTCCTTGCCGGTGATGCCTTGATCCCTGACCAGGGCGTCGATGACCGCGGACGAACCGCCGCGTCCCTGTGCATAGCTGAAATACGCCTGCTGCCAGGTGTCAGGCTGCGGCAGGGCCACATTGGGTTGCAGATCGGACGGGCTCTTACCGAGGACACTACGCGTCCACGCTCGTACATTGGCGGTCGACGAGAAGTTCACCGGCGCTGGGTTCTTGGCCGCGAATCCTCCCCCGGCAGCCATGGCCACCGTCGCTCCGATATTGCCCGGGGTCACGTTCTCCAAGCCGGTCTGGGCCATGAAGGCCTGGGCGGTGTCGGGATTGATGACGTTCTGGGCCAACAGGTCGGCGCCGATGCGCTGGATCACGCTGCTGCTGACCCGCTGGCTGGCGATGTCCTGGGGAGAGACGCCGTACCGTGCGGCGATCTGGACGAAGCGGTTGTAGCCCGACGAGCCCGGAGCCAGTCCCATGAGCCCGAGGCTTCGCTGGATCAGGCCGTTGACGCCGCTGTTCAGCAGATTGCCGCCGCCGGGCTCTTGAATCTGGCCCAGTAGCTGCCCGTAGCTCTGCCCGGTCATCGGGGCAATCATCCGCAGCTGGGTGTCAGAGAGGTTGAAACCCAGACCGGACGCCGCCTGGCCGAACCCGGCGAAGTTCTGGGCCATCGACCCGGCGAGGCGGTTGGCGGCGGCGGTTCCGACCAGCGGGGTCAGACCCTGTACCTGGGTGATGAACTGCTGGCGGGCCTGGTCGGTGTTGATCCCCGCCGCCCGAGCGGAAGCCGTCACGTTATCGAGGGAGTTCTGAAGGTCTCTGAAGCTCAGGTTGCTGTCCTTCAACTTCAGGTTGATCAGCGTCAGGGAGTCGCTGATGTCCATGCCGTACTTCTTGAACTGGGACACGGCGAAGTCCAGGGCTTCCTGACGTTCTCCGCCGCGTGTCGTCATCGACGAGACGCCCTCGAAGAGCCGGGCGGCGTCTTCACCGCTCAGGACCCCCATCTGGCCGAATTGGAAGGCCCGCTCCCTGGCCCGCTGCCCGAAGGCCTCGATCTGACTGCCGCCGTAGATGCGCTGCCAGGGGGCGTTGGCGGCCCGCTGCGAGGTCTCGAAGTTGAGGCCCGCCCGGACGAGGCCGTACCCGGCCAGGACCGGACCGGCGAATTCCCCGATAGCCGTGGCCGCTTCAGGGGCGACCGCGCTGAGGATGTCCCCGAAGCCACCGCCACCGGCGACCGCCTGACCGAGGTTGCCGACCATGCCCCGGCGCTTCTTCGACTGCTGGTAGGCATCGACTTCTTCCTTCGGTACCGGCACCCGCGGCTCGTTGGGATCGGCGATCCCCATGGCCTCGGCCTGGGTCCGTGACATCGGCCCCATGGCGGTGTCGATCATGTCCGGCCGCCGGTAGACCCATCGCGGCATCGGCCCCAGGGCGGTGTCCTCGGTGATCTGCTCGATGTCCGAACCCTGCCGGGGCGTATTGGCCCACTGAGTGAGCCGCTGACCGAACCGCTGGCGAAGAGTGCCGACCGTGGGGACCGGCTGACCCGGCTGCCACATCGGCGGCAGATCGCCCGCCGCTTCGTCAGGAGCAATGTCCTCGGTCCGCCGGACGCGTCCGCTGCTGGCCGGTGAGACCGTGAAGCCACCCTGGGGAACCGGATGCCGAACGCGGCTACTCGGCGCAGGCGTGGGCGCCTGGGTGATCGGCTGACCCGTCGGGTCGACGATCTCGACCTTCTGGACGTTGCCGCTGCTGAAGGCCGATCCGGTAGTGCGGATGGTACCGAAGCCCAGCGGCGTCGCCGGAGTCGGCGCCGGGGCATTGACGGGGGCTACCGGCCCGGTCGGTGTCCCGGCCACTGGGACGCTCACCGTGCCCGGACCCGTCGCGACCGGGGCTCCGGCTCCGGTCACTGCGGCGATCGTCGATTGCTGGGCGTCCTTGAGGGCCTGGTTGATCTGGTCGAGCCCGCCCTTGAGGATCGCCTGGAAGCCGTTCGGACCGGGATCGCCGAACATGGCCAGAGCGTCGGCCGCCCGCGACAGGTCCGTCTGCATCGCCACCAGGGTCTGCACCGCGCCCTGGGTCGTCTGGAGCGAGACGTCGTAGCCCGGCGCCAGGGCGGGCTGGGACCGCGCCTGACGGAGTAGGGGATCGGCCGAGAACCCCGGCTGGGGTGTACTCGGCAGCGGCGGAAGGGGGACCTTGTCGGGCATCTACTCGCGGATGGTCCCGGTAGGGTTGGCGAGCATCTCCGCCAGCACCCGATCGCGTTCCTCGGCGTCGATCGGCTCGAAGTCGTAGACGACCCCGGCGGTCGGATCCTCGATGCGCTTCATCTCCGCTTCGGTCATTTCGTCGTCTTCCTTCGCCCAGTCGTAGAGCTTGGTCATGAGATCGGGGTCATGGGTCACGAGCGCCAGCCGGAACCGTTCCAGGGCCTCCTCGGTCCGCTCTCTGGTCTCGGCGACCATGAGCACCTTGAGGGCGTACTCCTGGATGTGCGAGAGGTGTCGGCCACTGAAGAGGCCCCGCCGGTCGGCCAGCCGGATGTGGGCTTCTAGCCAGGGGTCGATGCCATAGGGCTCGACCCGGTGGCTTTTCCCATCGCCGCCAGCACCTCCAGCACCCGACGCTCCAGGAGCATGTACTGCTCGTAGATGACGTCGAGAGTGGTGGGATACCAGCGTCGGACGAGATCGAAGCGGTTCCGGACCGGTGAGTCTCCTGGGTCGGAGCTAATCGGTTGGGGCAGCTTCTTGCCGTCGACCGAGATCGTGCAGGCCGCCACGATGGTCGTGGTGTAGGCCCGCATCTCCCCGAGTGAGCCCTGCCAGTCCTTGACGAGCAGGCCGACTTCCAGGAGTTCGTCGGTGGAGAGGGTCTTGATGACGAACTTGTGACCCATCCACTCGAACTCGTGGGTGAGGGCTCCCAGATACAGCAGGCCCTCGAAATCGTCGCGCACCCGGGGATCGAACTCGGGTAGCTGTTCCTCGCTCGCAGCCTCGGTGGGAGGCGCCTCGGCGGTCACCCGATGTGGCTCCGTGTCGTCCTCCGGAGCGGGGCTCGACGGAGGTGGGCCTGAGACGTGGGCGCCGACGTTCGCGAGGTCAGACGGCTGTGGTACCTCCTCGCGTTCGTACCATTCCTCTTCGATCAACGGCAAGGTGCCTTCCCTTCATTGATTTATGTGTCCCAGGTCTTGTGGGTGTAGACGGCCGAGATGTTCCGGCCGACGCTCATGGCGTCGATGGTGATGACCTCGGTGTCGTCGATGTCGTAGATCAGGACGTTGTGGTAGGTCCGCGACCGCCACTGGTTCTGCTGACCCGGCACCTTGATGATCATCTGGCAGGTGATCGGGCTGGTCTCGGCGGCGATGGATTCCAGCACGCCGTTGTCACGGATCGGGTCGATAATGCCGACGGCGTTTTCCAGGCCGACCAGCTGCTGCCAGACCGGGCCGTTCCATAGCTCGGTGATGGTGAAGGTGATCGTCCCCATGCCGAGATAGCGCGGCGTGACGATGGCCTGGGGGTACTTGGCGTCGAGCGGGGTGATGGCCTCAGGTGCCGCGCCGGGTCGCTGGCCCTGGTCGGTGAAGTTGGTGAGCCAGGCGATGGGCTGGCCGCGGTAGTTGAACGAGGTGAACCCGCTCCCTCGGACCCGGACCTGTGTGACTGGCATCTACACGCTCCTATGCGGCGGGGTTCAACGTGGTGGCGCCGGTCACCGTGTTGATGGAGAAGGAGATGAGGATGTAGTTCAACGGATAGGCGGGCTGGTACTGGAACTTCGCTTCGATGACCGACGGGTCGACGGACTGCTGACGGACCGAGAGCCCGTTGTAGGCCACGATCATGTCGGCGTTCACCGCCGCTTCCAGGCAGCCGGAGATGACCCCCTGGATCCTGATCGGGGTCTCGGCGTCGATAGCGGCACCGATGAGTCCTCCGGCGTCGATCGTGCCGTAGATCAGATCGATCAGGGCGTCTTTGGCCCGCACCAGCGATAGCTCCCGGGTGAGCACCGACGTCGGATCGGTGGTCACGCCGTGGCGGACGACCATCTGGCCGTTGCGGTTGATCTCGGCCACTGCCACACCGGAGGAACTCCAAGTGTTCTTGTTGGCCGTCGTCATGGTCGCCGCCATGCTGGCCGGGAACCCGGCGAAACTCCGGACGAGCTTCTTGGTCAGCGGCAGCTGCACGGACTGGTTGGCCAGGATCCCGGCGTAGGCCGCGGCCAGGTACTCGCCTCCGACCTCGATCATCGAGTTGGTGTAGCCGTTGTAGTACGAGAGCCGGTTGGGATAGGCCATCATGACCCGCGACGACGGAAAAGCCGCCGCCAGGGTGTCCGGCGCCGTGGTCGCTCCGGGCTCGAAGCCGACGAGGCCGACGCGGTAGAGGTTGTCGCCGACGAGCCGTTCGACGTGGTTCTTGAGATCCCCACCGACTCCCTGGATGTCGGACTGGACGGTCAGGCCGACCGGGAGGACGACCACGACGTTGACGTCCGAGTAGGCCTCCAACTGTGTGAGGGCGGCGGCGAGATGCGCTTGGGTGGTGGAGGATCCGTCCGAGTCGGGGGTGGCGACGATGACCAGCTGCCGGGCACCGTTCTCGAAGGCCACCTTGGCCGCCAGCGACAGCGGCGAGGTCACCGCCCCAGTGAGGAGATCGATCGGCTCGCCGTAGGCGTCCTTGACGTCCTCGTAGTTCTGGAACCGCTGGGGCTGGGCGTAGTCGGCGTCGGTGTAGTGGTAGGTCACGTAGACCGTCGCGCCATCGGTGATCCCACCGCCGTTGACCCGGGCAATCGTGGTGGTGTTGTTCGGTGCCGTGCCCGTCTGGTTGCGGGTGAAGTCAGTGGTGAGGGCGTAGACCGTGCCGTCAGCCCCGGAGACCTGGAAGCCGGACGCGGTGATGATGCCGTCCTTGGCCAGGGCCACCCCGGTGGTGCCGGTCAGGGTGACGGCCTCGGTGTTGACGCGGTAGCCGATACCGGGTCCGGCGATAGCGACGACCGTTGGGGCGATCGTCTGAACAGTGACGAGAGACGTCGCCTGTTCCTCGACGTAGACGCCCGGAGGAAGATACTGACCGCTTGTGAACGAGGGCATGTCACTCCCCGGGATGCCTGGGCCTTCGTCCCTTCATGGGCTGCCGCTGGAGGTCGGACAGGCTTAGGGCAGCCACCCCGGTCCGGGCAGCGGATCGGGCTCCAGATTGGAGTACGGGTAGACGATGACCTTCGACAGCGGAACGAGCGTGCCGGTCAGGAGATCCGACACGAACTCCCCGATGGCGTTCATCTGAATGGTCGCCTCGTACATGACCTCGTCGGTCTGCCACGGCGTGCCCGGTGTCGCCGCGAAGCCCGCCACCCCGACCTGGTCGAAGTTGAAGTTGATGGCGATGAACTCGTTGTCCTCGATGTAGGCCCGGAACTGGGAGGTCGGGATGCTCTCCTGGCCGAAGGCCATGATCCGCACCAACTCATCGAACAATCTGTCCCGCTCCAGGGACGTCAAGGCGATGGCCGTGTAGCTGGCGGTCCCCTGGAAGCGCCAGCGGGTGTACTGGCGCATGCCGTCGTCGCCCTCGGCGATCTCGATGTGGGAGATTCCGGCCCGCTCCAGCTGGGCCGTGGGGGTGAAGTCCACCCAGACGGCCGGGTAGTCCTCCCGCTCTACCGGGAAGTCGATGCCGACCTTGGTGTTGCGAAAGTCAGCCTCGATGTACTCGTTGTCGAGGGTCTGGCGCATGGCGTCGGTCAGGACCGTCTTGACATAGGTCAGGAAAATGGTGACGGCACCCCCTTGCGCTCATCAGTCAGGAACATCAGGCCGCCCTCCTGCGCCGGTAGGTGTCGTCCACGGCGAAGACCGTCTGCGGCGGGATCCGGTGCCGGGCGATCGCGTCGATCAGGGACTGCTGGAGGAAGCCCCGACCGATGAGCCCGGGATGACGCCAGCGGACACCGACATTGCCCCGGGCCACGGCTCCACCGACACGTCCGGGGGTGGTCTCGGGGGCTGCGGCCTCGCGGCGGGCGATCCGGCCCGGGGCGCCGGGGTAGGCCCTCGGTACCCAGATGAGCGTCCCGAACCGGCCGCGGATCTGCTTGCGGGATCCGATCGGGGCGGCCTTACGGAAGATGAGCACCTGCGTCTTGCCCGAAGCTGTGACTCGCGTCCTGGCCCGAGGGTTACGTTGCCGCTCAATACCGGTCGGATCGTCGATCCACATGGGGATCGTCTTGCCCGCCAGGGAGCGCATGGTGAAGGCTCTGATGCCCTGCTCCTGGTACCAGACGTAGTCGTCCCGCCAGCCGATCCCGAAGTAGCCCGTCCCGGCCAGGACGTAGAGTCGGGCGGTCGAGGCGCCGGAGAGCTTCGGGGACCGGAGCCGGGCCAGGTCGAGGGCGTCCTGACCGATGACCCTCGCCGTCGGCGCCGCCAGGCCAGGGATCTCCATGACCACCCCGGTGGGGATGCCGGTGGGCTGCGGCGGCGGAGACTGGACGAAGGTCATACCGGCATGAGCGGTCCGTGGATCTCTTCGATGGCGGAGAAGTCGACCGGATACCGCGTGCCCTTGACGTCGAGGACATTGATCAATGTGTCGGTATCGGGCGGGATGATATAGGCCACCGAGGACTCGTCCTCGCGGTTGACGTTGGCGTACTCGTAGCCGGTGGCCGTGCGGGTGTCGTCAGACTCCCAGAAGCCGGTGAGCACGTTGGCGGTCGTCATGGTCCGGACCCGCCAGCGTGTCCCGTCGGCCCGGAAGACGTAGTCGCCGGTACGGAGGAGGAAGTTGCTCGGCGTCTGGATGGTGGCGTTCTGGATCGTGTCCTCACCCCGGCTGCCCATCCGCTTCTCCTCCTCGCTGGGCACCCAGAGAGACTGGCGGACGATCTTGGCCTTGTAGCCGCCCTCGAAGGTCGTGCCGTAGCAGTCGGGGCAGCGCTCCTGAGCCGCCTGGCCGTAGACATCGGCGATCTTGCCGTAGGCCGTGTAGCAGGTCCGGCAGCGCTGGACGCGGCCCGCGTCGAGATCGTCGAGATCCCAGAGGAGCACGAACATTGCGTACTCGCCGAAGGTGTTGATGGCCTGGTCGTGCCGGTAGCGCTCCTGCTCGACGGCGTAGTACTGCGGGTCGGGGAGCCACTGCGGATACGGGTTGCTCATCAGGTCAGAACAGCTTCGACAGCGACAGGATGACCTCGAAGGCCACCGAGCCCGCGCCGCCGCTGTCGTTCTCGAACAGGTCGACTTTGACGCCGTCACCTGCCGCCAGGTAGCCCACGACGAACACCGTGTTGAAGCACGAGCCGCTGGTGGTGTCGGCGGCGCTGCATTCGTCGCTGGCCTGGCTGATGAACGGTGCCGAGCCGTTGTCGGTGCCCGCCACCACGCCGACGATCATCGACCGGCGGTAGCCGTCCTGGTTGGCCCGGTGGTTCCAGATCGTCTTCAGGAAGCAGGCGTAGATGCCGTCCGACGTGACGTTGAGCGTCTGGTTGTCGGCGTTCATCGTCACGTTCGGGTCGGTGATCAGGTTGGCGTCCCAGGTGACGTGGAGCGTGCCGGTGACCGTCTTGTTCACCGCCTCGGCCAGGGCTCCGTTCTTGTTCGGCGTGGCCCCGCCTCCTCCGGCCGGAGCCGGAGTGACGTCGATGACCTCATCTCCAAGAGCGGTGGGGGAGATCTCGGCGAACTGGTCGTCGGTGAGGGTGACCTCGTCCCCGGCGTTGTAGTGGCCGCCGTCCGGTAGCTCGACGTTGTGCTTGCCGTCGGCGATCTTGACCCTGTGTGTCATCTTCTACCCCTCACCCCTCACGTATAGAAACGCGCCCAGTAGCGAGGCCTGGCCGCAGAGATGAACGGATATCTCGTCGCCCACTCCCCGTACACTCCGCCACCGACCAGGACCCTGGGCCGGGAGAGACCCATGTTGGCGATCTTGAACACCTCCAGCATCGACGTGGCGTCGCGCTCCTCCATCTCCAGCACCCGCATCCAGCGGTCCATGTAGTCGCGGCGGTCGAGGCGGGCGATGCCGACACCTTCGGCCTGGGGCTGCTCGGTGTAGGAGCGGATCAGATGCTTGAGGCACTCGATGTAGAGCAATTCGTCGAGGAGGCCACCCCATTGCTGGTAGGGGAAGGCGCCCTGAGTCGGGTCGAGCGTGAAGTACATATGCGGCTGGCTGACGGTGTTGAGCCGGTTCACCGCGATCTGGAGCAGCTGGGCCATCCTGCCCCGGTTGAAGCGGGCCTGGAAGTAGACCTGGAGGTGCGGCCCGCCGTTGGGGGAGTCAAACAGATCGGCGAAGCGGATCCAGGCGCTCTCGATGATGGCCTTGAAGCCCACGTCGAGAGCGTCGTAGGCCGGGGAGGATGTGCCCACCTCCAGGAGCCCCACGAAGGTCTGCGGAGCGCCGTCGAGGGCGTAGGTGAAGGTCACCCGCCAGATGCCTGGCTGTGACGTCTCCTCGCTCGACAGGAGCGTCTCGTAGGAGCCGGTGGCGGTGTGGTCCGCCTGACGGTCGAAGAGGATCGTCTGCCCGTCGAGGCTGTCCATCTTGACCATGACGGTGTTGGCGTCGGCGTCAGCTGGTACTCCACCCTTGTGGATGACGAGCCCCACCGGCTCGATGGAGTACTGGGAGATGAACTGACGGTCACCCAGGGCGTCGGAGAAGAGCGTGGTCACCGCTCACCCCACCCAGCCCCAGATGACGGCGCAGACCGCGGTGGCCATTGCCATGACGATGAAGAAGAGGAGGACGAGGACGGCCCACTCACAACTCGACCACGAAAATTCCGAGGGGCGAGGTGGTGGAGGCGTTGAGGGTGGATGTCCCCCCGAAGGCGGCTGAGGCACGGAAGTTGAGGATGTAGTTGTAGGTGCCCGCCGCGGGCAAATCCAGCGCCAGTGCGAACACCGGACGCGGCTGTTCAGCCACCGTGCCGCCCGTCCCGCCGTACTGTGCCCACTCCTGGAGCGCGGTGTTGTCGCGGTAGATCCCCAACTCCGTGAGCCCCGAGGAGTTCTTCACCCCCGGCCCGGCGACGAGCACGAGATGCGGCCTGCCACCGGCGATGACCGTGGCCGTCACCGACGTTCCGACCTGGTAGGTCGTGCTCGTCGTCGAGATGGCGGTCGTGCGTTCCCCGGCGGTGAGGTCGCTGATGAGGCCCTTGCCGCCGACGCGCTGGAAGGCCGAGCCGTCCCAATACCACAGCAGCTTGGTGTCGGTCTCGAAGATGACCCGGCCCAGCTGGGCATCACCCCAGACGGGGTGGGCACCCGACGTCGTGATGTAGACCCCGGGCGACCCGTCGATCTGACTCCAGTTGTGGGTGTAGTCGCTCAGCTGGAAGACGTCGGCAAGGGTGTGGGTGTTGAGTTGGAGGCGCGCCGTCTGGGTGGTCATCTCATCCCTTCAGCGGGTCTGCGCCGACACGAAACAGCCCCCTCCCGGATCGGGAAGGGGCTGTCGAACGACAGGGCGGAGGCAGGTCAGGACGTGGCCGACCCGGCGCCCTGGCTACGCCGCTGGGTTTCGGCCTTCTTGGATCCCTCTTCGCCGGACTCCGCCGCCTGGCGCTGGGCCAGAGACGGGCCGCCGACCTCGATGGGGTTGGCCATGGCCTCTTCGGCCAATGTGCGGACGCGTTCCCGGGCCGCCTCAGGGTCACCCTGGACGATGGTCGTGCCCTGGGGCAGGACGACGAGGGACTCCGGCACGTCAGGGTCGTCGGGGTCCAGGGCGCGGGCCGCCATGATGCGGTCCTGGGCCTTGGCCACCTCGAAGATCGGCGTGACCTCTTCGATGCGGCTGTCGGCGACCCCGGCCGTCCCCGAGGTGTCGACCGTGCCGTACTGGTGGGTGGGGTCGGGGACGAAGCTCTCGTCCTCCTCGCGGTAGGCCCCACCAATCTTGACCGCCTTGGCGGGGTCGAACTCCTTGAGGTTGCTCTTCTTGGTCGGGGTCATCCGCTCTATCCCTTTCGTCAGACCTGCTGGTGCTCTCTGGGAGCCATACCCGCCCGGCTCCATTGCTTGACCGCCCTGCCGTTGAGAATCTGATCCGTCTCCGTCATGACGTACTCCCCGGCCAGGCCCTTGTGGCGCTCACAGAGGGGCGGCCGGTCGCCGCGGGTCTTCTCCTTGACCACAACAGCGTCACCGCACTGGCCGCCGCCGCGGCCGGGGCCGATGCACGGCACGGTCACCAGGTCGTTGTTGGCGTCCTGGGAGATGGCCTCCTGGGTCGCTGTGGCGTCCTGATCCCGCTTGCGCTTCCAGGCACTGGACTGTCGGGCCAGCGCCGTCTGGACCGCCTCTGGGGCCTCCTCGACGACGAAGATGCCCTTCTGGACGGCCCGCAGGAAGTTGACGTGCTCGGCCAGTTCGTCAGGAACCTGCTGGATGTCGTTCCCGTCCTCGTCCCCCGCTCCGGCCCACTCGATCTGGATGTTCTTCGTGAGGTCGGAGAACACCGCGGGTCCAGCTTCGGTGTTCCTGACGGCGAAAGGCATATGGGTTCCTCCTGTTCGGCGCTCTCGTCCCTTGCTCGGGATTCTGAGCCGTCCAGACAGGAGACGCGACGAGGCCCCTGGGACCAGCGGCCAGGGACCTCAACGCGGCGTCTCAACGAGACCCGGTCACCGTACCACTACTCGTCGGGACCGATGTACCGGGCGTAGAGCTTACTGACGCGCTTCGCGTTGTCCGAGACTCTGCGGGTCTCGAACTCCCATTTCCCGGGCGGGATCTTGCGTTTGCCTTCGTCAATGGCAGCCTTCACCACTCCCGCCCCTGAATCTGTCGAGAACGTGGCGACGGCATACCACGTTCCAGGGTCTTCCATGACTGGCTGCAACAGGTGGTAGTACTTCATCCCCCTGGCTGCCTCATCGATCGGCAGTTCATCCACCCGTTCAAGATGGTATTGAACCTGCCCTCGCTCTCCCTTTGCCTTACCGCTTGCCATAGTACGTGCCTCCCGGTCTCAGAAGCATCATACCAAGCGGTGTTCAAGGATCAATCGAAACCATAAAAGAAGCCGGTACCCGAAGTCGGGTACCGGCCCCTTTAGGTGGGTGGTGCTTAGCTGCTGGTTTACTACGCCTTCGTGACCGTGGTGATGCCCCGAGGGTTGAGGATGGCCATGGTGACCATCTCGTCAAAGACCCAGCCCTTCCAGAACGCCTCGACGTTGTGGTTCTCCTCGACGTCGAGGGAGTACAGGACAGGGAACACACCGAGGAAGTCGGGGTTCGGCAGGATGAAGATCTTGCCCTGGGGCACGATGATCGACCGCTGGATCTGGAACTCGCCGAAGGTGGTGATCCGCTCCCCGGCGACGACCCGGTCCTTGAAGGCCCAGCCCGTCTGGTTGATGTCCCACCGGTAGAAGTCCCGGTAGTCCATCGGGTTGACCAGGATGCGGCCCGCCTCGATCTCGTGCATGTCCGAGAGCGCCACCGCGGCGTAGAGACTCTGCGGAGTGAAGTAGCCCGAGGTCTCGGTCACGTTGTGGTTCGGGGTGATGTCGTGGTCCGGCCGGGTGGCGTAGTCCGTCACCGCCGCCTGGAGGATGACCATCAGGCGGCTGTCCTCCTGCTTGAGGATCGCCTGCTTGGTCTCGTCCTGGGCCTGCTCCACGGCGTTGATCCGGAGGTAGTACAGATCCTCCTTGCGGATCGCCGGACGGCTGGCGATGCGGAAGAACCGCACCGGCACGCGCTTGCCCTCGAACGGGGTCACACGGACCTCGCCCTCGGTGCCGGACATGATGTACGCCTGCCCCAGGTCGTCCCACACGTCGTACTCGACCGGGGTGCCCGGGGTGACCGGGTCCTCGATGAGGACGTTGCGGACGATGCCCTGGTAGCGGAGCTTCAGCTGGATCGGGCCGATCATGCCCACGCCCAGCCTACGGATCCCGTTGACCTCATCCTGGAGGATGAGGGCCATCTTCTTGACCTTCTGCTCGTGGGTCAGGGCGCTCTTGGAGCCGTCGCCCTGCCGACGGCGAAGGATCTCGGCGACGTAGTCGTCGGACTTCTTCGCCACCTTGGGTCGAAGACCCCCTGCCACAGTCAGGCTGCTCATGCTTCTGTCCTTTGTGCGAGAGGAAGAGGTGGACGGTGGACGACTACGGGGTGCGCGGCATGAGGCCGCCGATGGTGATCTTGGTGGCACTGTCGACCGAGATCAGCCGGGCGACCGGAGCAGCCGAGGCGCCGGTGGCTCCGGCCGGGACGAGCTTGCCCCGGTTGGCGCCGGTAGTGGAGGCGTGGACCAGGAGGTCCGTGCCGTTGCCCGGGTCGGTCCAGGTCGCCGTAGTGTCGAACGCCGGGGCGAGGATCTCGAACTCGGCGTCGGCGGCGAGTACCCAGACGGCCAGGACGTTGATCCCGGCCTCCTCGACCTCATCGATCCCGTCGCCGCCGATGTAGAGGGCGCACAGCCCGGCCGGGACGCCGGTCCCGTTGAGGAGGGTGTAGTTCTCCCCGGCGGTCTTCATCATGCACATGCCAGGCCAGATGTCGACGCTTCGGTCCCACGCCGGGTCGAGGAAGCAGGACTTGGGCGTCGCCTGGGTCCAACCGTAAAGCGGCCGGATGGTCCGCTTGATGTAAGCCTTATTCAAAGTCGTGCGGATCACAGGTCACTCCCTCGACAAGTCCAGGTGGATCCTTCATCCCTTGTTCCAGGAGAAGCCCGCACTCGGACAGGAGGACGAGACGACGAAAGCCCCCGAGAGCCGGGGGCTTTCATCTGCGGCAGAGCCGGGGACGGCCCGGACTGCGGCGACCTGCTACTCGAAGAGCAACTCGTCGGCGTCGACCGAGGCCGTCACCTGCATCTGGGGCTGAGGCGGTTCGACGAACGACGGGGCCGTCCGCTCCCTGCTGGCCGACCGCGGGACGAGGTTGCGCTTGGCCTGGCGGGCCGGTCCCTGACCCTGACGGATGACCTTGGAGAGGGTGTTGATCTCCGCCTGCATCACCTCGTCCGAGATGTCCGACGACGCGATGTCGGTGGCCATAGCCAGGTCGTCGCCATCGTCGATGCCAGCCTGGATACGCAGCCGAGCCAGGCGCAGGGCGGCAAAGGTCCGAGCTTCACGAGCGCCTGTCGTCGCCCGCTGCGCGAAGTCGCCTTCGAGCGGGAACGCCGTGTCGGGGTTGTTCGGGTTGCCAACGCGAACGTCCGTTTCGGTCTTGACGTCGGCCAGCGGTAGTGGTCCCTCGGTGCCGGTGACCGGCCGGGTCGGATCCTGCTCGTTGAGGTCGAGCGGCTCGTCCAGGACGGTCTCGGTGCCGGTGACGTCGGTGGTGGCGTCGGCTGATACGTCAGTGACCGGGGTGGCGCCGATGGCCTCGACGTCGGTGTCGTTGAGGTCGCCGAGGGCCTCTTCCGTGGTCTCGGCCGGAGCTTCGGCCGGAGGGTCGGCGATGGGCTGGGCGGGGTTGTTCTCATCGGCGACCTTCATGAGCGCCGCGAACTTGGGGTGCTGGTCGACCCCCGCCAGACGGGCGATGGCTTCGAGGCCCCGCCGGAGCGCGGCGATCTGCTGGGCCTGACGGTCGATGATCTTCTGCTGCTCGGCGAGGGCTGCTAGGACGGGTCGCATAATCTGCTCCTTCTGCGACTGCTTCTGGTTCTGATCCTTCTTCTCGGATTCAGCCTCTGTCTGACTGTCCTGTCCCTGCTGCTGGGGTGGCTGTTGGTCTGGCTGGTCGAGCTTGTCGTTGCCCACTGGCCGAAGAGTCCCCTTGCCGCATTCCGGGCAGGTGTCGCCCGCCTGTGGGGTGGTCTCCGGTATCTCGTCGGGCTGTTCCTCGTCGCCCTTCAGCTTGGGCGAAGTCGGGGTACCGTCCTTCGACGGCGGGTGCGGAAGCGACGGTGACTGCGGGAAGCTGGCGGGCGCCGCGGTCTTCGACTGCTTGTCCATCCACGGCGGCTTGGACTTCTTCTTCGGCTTGCCATCCTCGTCGGTCGCGTCTTCGTCCTCATCATTCGATGAGTCGGATGTCTCTCCGCCGCCGAACATCTGCTCGAACTCGGCGTTGATGTCGCCGCCGCCATCGACCGGCGCCGCATCTGCCTCAGTCTCGGCCGTGGGGTCGGAGTTGAACTTCGCCCCGCACTGATCACAGACCAGCTGCTCATTACCGGGCTCGACGGCGCCCTCGTCCTCGTCCTGGCGCAGGTCGACGTCCCTGGCCTGTTCCAAGTCGGGATCCATGAAGCTGTCCGGCGGCTTAACGAAGCCACAGACGAGGCACTTCTCGCCGTCGTAGGCCGCTTCCTCGCCGCAGACGGGGCAGTCGGCGTCACGCAAAGTGTCCACTTGTGCCGGTGCCTTGGCCTCACCGTATGAAATGGTCTGTAGACTGGAATCGCCGGGGTTCGGCATGGCAAGGCGCTTTTCGCCGGGCCGGGTATTGGCACGACTTGTCATGGCAGGAGTACCGGGAGGCGGCGTTCGCGTCGCCTCCCTTTCCTTGGCGCCCCACTTGTGCTCGAAGCACCCACCGTTCCGGCGGCAGTGGTAGGTGTGGAACTTCTCCCGGCCCGCGGCATTGTCGAAGTAGCCGTCGTACCAGGACTCCGGCTCGTTGCGGGCGTCGCCGCCCTCCAGGTTCCGGGACTTCCAGCCGCGGTTGTAGTGCTTGCGGTACTCGGGATCGACACCATCACCGACGGCGGCCTCGAAGGGTAGACGCCCCTCGATGATGTCCCACGCCTCCTTGACCGTCTTGCCCTCGGCGTAGAGCAGGTACGCCTCGGCCGAGTCCCACTCGCCGCGGCCGACGAAGAGCGAGTAGTCCCGCAGGTTGGAGACCACGCCGCGGCGGTAGTCCGGGCCGGTCTGGACGTAGGGCAGCAGGGCCTCGACGCGCTCGCGGTCCTCGGTCCGGTAGTTGATAGTCCCGAAGCCCGGCACGTCCATCGTCTCGACCGCGGCGGTGCGCCGGAGCGCAGCCAGGCGGCGGCGTCCCTCGACGCCACCGTGCTCCTCGACGGCCTTGGGGTCGGGCTTGTCCAGCCAGTCCAGGAACGGCATCCCCCACTCCTCGCAGAACTTATTGGCCTCGGCCAGGAGGGGGATGATGTCCATGTCGATCCGATCGATGTCGACGTCGAGATCCCCCTCCTTCCCGTCGGCCCAGTCGGTGGCGGCCAGGGCGGCCCAGCGGTGGTGGCCGTCGACGATGTAGTTGTCCTTGGAGACGAAGATCCGGTCGGGCTCGCCCTGCTCGTTGAGGACCACTGGCGGCTTGCCGGTCTTGGCGATCTCACCCTCGATCCAGTCGGCCATCCCGGCGATCTTGGAGGACCGCAGCTGGTTCTGAGTGGCCTTGAGGAAGGTGGCCTTCTCGGTGGTCGGCTCGACGGCGACACCACGCTCGACGAGCATCTTGCGGAACAGCGGCTGGAGGTTGTACTCGCCGTTCGGCCCCTTGGGGATGTTCTCCTTGAGGATCTTCGAGTCCTTGAACGGCTTCTTGGTCTTCAGCTGGGGCATCTGGATGCGGGGGACACCCTTGCTCTGGACGCAGAAGAGGTTCGTCCCCTTGACCGTGACGTTGCACAGGTCGATCTCGACATCCTGACCCTTGGCCCTGGCGTCCTTGATCATGTCGCCGAGCTTGTCTAGCAGGGTGGATACGACCCTGGGCTGCTTGAGGTTGACGTGCTTACCCTCGGCCAGGGCCTTGGCCGCCACCTCGACATCGTCGGTCTCGATGGGGTTCTGGGGGTGGCCCTCCTCGCGGTCCTCCCGCTTGGGCTTGTCCTCGGCGGCGGCCTCTTCGGTCTCGTCCTTCCCCGCGTCCTCGGCGCCGGGCCGCGGCGACTTGGGGGCGGCGTGACCACCGGGGCCGGTCGTCCACTCGCCGCTCTTGTCCCGCTTCTCGCCCGGATCGTAGGCCAGGAACCGGAACTCATTGTTCAATGAGGCCGCCCCGCCCGCCGTCTTGGAGGCCCAGAACCCACTCAGCCAGTCGGAGTTGCGACGCTTCGGACGGCGACCCAGGGGGCGCTTGCCGGTGTGGCGGAGGAACCGGCCGCGGCTGACGTAGACGGCGAACCCGCACGCCGGGCAGGTCGCCCGACCCTCATGCGGTGCCCCTGGCGGGACAGGGGTGTCGGTCCCCGGGCAGGCGGACCCGCCACTGGGGGCATCGTCGGCGTCGGCGTCGCCATCGGACGCCTCCACCAGCGCGGCGAAGGAGGCGTTGAGCGCCGCGGTCTTCGAGGCGTAGGCGTGCTGATGGGTGTCGTGCCAGAGGTCGTAGTCCCGGAGGAACTTCTCGATCTCGGCGTGCCACTCGGGGTTGTGCGGCCCTGGCGGGGGCAGCTGACCGTGGGGGAAGAACTTCTCGCCCATGTTCTTCCGCATGTCAGCCATCATCGAGTCGTAGTACCGCTGGTACTCCTCGTCGCTCATGTTCTCGATGTCTTGCATCGACGGGCGGCCGGTGGGGATCTGCGCCTCCTGCAACCTGTTGCTGGGCACCGGCTGACGAGCCTTACGGGGCACGTAGCTCCGCATCCAGTTGGCCAGCTGGCCCGGAGAGGAGAACTCGGTGGTCTGCTCATCGCGACCCCAATAGAACCCCTGGGTCCGGTCGATGACGAGTTCGACGGAGGTCTTGCGGATCTCCAGATCACGGCAGATGGTCAGCATGGTCTGAGCCTGCGCCTCGGTCGGCTTGATGACCGCGTCCATGCTGATCTTGAAACTGGGGTTCCGGGGATAGTTGATGATCAGTCCCCGGATCGCTCCCTGGCCGAACCCTGTGTCATAACCGTAATCAGCATGCATCTCGACCGCGACGACCTTGCCGTCGGGCAGCATCCAGATGGCGTTGTACTCGCCCATGCCCTTGGGAAAGGCATCCGGAAACTTGTTCAAATAGTCAGTAACACTGAAAGTACCGTAGACCCTACAATACTTCTGCAACTCAGCAATGAAGGAATCCAGAGTCGCTATCTTGAATTTGAAGTCGTCATGGCCCGGCAAGGTCCGCCTCGGCTCGGCTAGTCCCGGCAAGGCTCGTTGCGGTTGGGCATGGCTGTCATGGTGCGGTTTGGAAGCGGCCTTGGAGACTACTCCAGGGCCGCTTTCGACTCCCAAAAAGTATGCAGTTGGGTCTGCTGGTTCTTCTACCAGCAAGCTGTTCTCGAAGAACCGGAGTCCGTAACAGATCTCATGTACGAGGACATCCTCTTGTGTACCTGAGGCCGTGCGGCGGCGGATCCTTTTGCCCTTCAGCTTCGGGATGTGTTGGCAGTACTCCAGGGGGGTCGAGGCACGGTTCCCACAGAACGAACACACCGAGTACTCGACATCGGTTCCCATCGAGGTCCGGTCGACCTCACCAGCGAGGATGGCCTGGGCCAGCTTGGGGAACTTCTGGCCATCGATCTCCATCAAAACCTCAACCCATGTGTCCGGCGTCCCATCCGGGTTCGTGTCCTCGTGGAGGGCGGCGTCGATGATGACACCGCGGGCGCGTCGGTGGTTGTCGTTGCGGTGGTTGACGAAGACCGGCTTGCCGACGAAGGTCCGATAGGCGGTCTTGATCTCCTCGGCCGGGAAGGTGTCGAAGTTATCGTTCGTCCGCGACGAGATGGCCCGGCTCCTCACGTAGAGGAACCCTGGCCGCTTCTCATAGATGAATGAGTGCCGGTGGGCGGTACGGAACGTGGCCCGCTGGTCACCCATCTCCGCGCTGAGGACGGCGGCCGACGCGAACTTGGTCAGCATCACCCCTTCACCGGGGGTCAGGGGTGGTCAGGCAGGCCCCGACCGGTCTCGGCCGCCGCTCGCCGCTTAACTCGATAGGTCAGCCCGGGACCGGTGGGGGCGGGTCAGATTCGCTGCTTGATCGGGTACCCGTCAAGTTCGATGACCGTGACCTCGGTGGCGTCGGGATCGCGGCGGCGGACCATCTCCAGGGCCTCGGTCAGGTCGAGGTCGTAGCCGACCGCCTTACCGTCCCTGGTCAGATCGACCTGTCCGGAAGGCAGGGTCTCGATCTGCCAAGCCATGGGTCGATCCTAGTTGCCAAACAGCGTCGCCTCGACGACAGCCGTGCTCACCCCGCACTCCTGCGCTTCCCCTCTCGACATCGCGTCTCGTGCCGTAGCGATGCCGGTACCCGGCCCAGCTGCGGGCCTCGGCCAGGCGGCGGATCCGGGTCGCTCGGTCGGTGCGCTCGTCGAAGTAGTCCATGACTACAGAGCCAGCTTGCAAGCGTCGGTGACGTTCGACAGCGTCAGTCCATACACCGGCCCATGAGCGGCGAAGAAGTCCTGGGCAAAGAGCGCAGCGATGCTATCCCGGTCTCCGAATCCAGCATGGATTGCCTGTGCCATGGTCCAGCCATTGGAGTAACCGTTGGGTTTGTCCGCCATGGTGCGGCACATATCGGTGACCTGGTTTAGGTTCGCCGTCCGGGCATCGAGCGTCGTCGAGGTGGTGTCAGCGTTTGCACTCGATGACCCGCTACCACCCATGAAAGTCGTCACGAGGATGAGGAGCAGGACGACCAGCCCGGCCCCGGCGTACAGCTGCTTGGCGTGGGTCTTGATGAACGGCTCGGGGGCCGTCGCGGTCCCGTCATCGTTCAAGGTGGTCGTCGGGGGGCGGTAGTACTCCATGACCTGGCGGGGTCCTTTCCTGGGGGCTATCGGGTTTATCGGTTAAAATGGTGAGGACTTGAGCCGCTGGTCCCCAGCAGGGGGGAGGATGCACTTGAGTCCCGGCTGGGGGACCGGGACTCGCGTGCTTGGCGGGGGGCCATCTGTGTTACGAGTCCTTGAGCTTCCCGAGCACCTGGGTGGCCACCTGGAGGAGGGCTTTGCGCTCGGCCGGGGTGTAGGCGTCGATGTCGACGGAGAGCGTGTAGATGCAGCCGTGAAGCTGCTTGGGGGTGAGGCTCTTGGCCCAGGCCCACGCCTTGTAGGCCTTCTGGTCGTCGGTCAGTGTCGTCATGGGCTATCCCTTTCCGGCGCAGACGGGGCCGATCCCGGCCATCCGGGACTCGATCCGGGTCAGGTTGCGGTTGCAGATCCGGCAGGCGCCGATCTCGTCGGCGTAGCGCAGGGCGGCGGCGTCCGGGCCGGTCAGGTCCCTGGCGGGCAGGGTGACCGGGGTGCCGTCGTCCAGGGTGACCTCGCGGGGGTCGGCCACGTAGGTGGCCTCGCGGATGGCCTTGAGGGCGTCCCGGCGGGCCGGGCCGGTGACCTTGTAGTAGTTGTTGCCACCGACGACCCGGGTGACCGAGCGGAAGCCCTTCCACTCACCCTCTTTCTCCTCGGTGGAGACCAGGAGGAAGTCCAGGTCGTTGTTGCCCGAGAGGGAGGGGACGGCGTAGTACCCGTCGGCGATGTCCTCGTGGGCGCCGCCCTTGACCGTCGGGGTCGCAGCCGGAACGGACGCCGTGTTCTTGGGGAGGGCCTTGAGGGCGTCGATGGCCTTGGAGACGTCGCCGAAGCTGAGGGTCTTGGCCGCCAGCTTGGCATTGATCTCGGCTCGGATGGCCTCAGCGGCAGGGAGCCCGGCCCGCTCGCCGAGGAGGGACTTGAGGTACCCCCTCTGCTTGCCGGTCGGGAGCCGGTCGGGAGCCGGAGCCGCCGCGGCCGCCGCCGGAGCACCGGTCCGGAAGGCAGGCCTGGGGGCAGGGGTGTCCTCGGCGTGGGCGGCCCGGAGCATGTCGAGGGTCAGGGGGGTGGATGCAGGATTCGTGCTCACGTCCTGATTATACCCACCCAAGGATTCTTGAAACAAGCCCTACGGGAGAGATTTTTCTATGACTTCGGTGACCCTCCCAGCAGCCGGGCTGACGCCGGGGCGCCCTGAGCCTTGTCGAGGACACCCTCGATGAAGCGGAAGACGGCCACACCGACCGAGGAGGCGACCCCCACGCCCAGCGCCCGGCCGGTATGGCCGCTCTGGAGACCGTCGGCAATAGCCGCCGTCCCGGCGGTCAGCGCGGCGAGGATCAATCCCCGGACGAAGCCGACGACCGCCGGGGAGTACTGCCGCAGGTCGTCGAGGCTCAGGTCCTTGCCCGCCGCCTTGGCTGCCCGGGACGCCCTCCTCTTGGCCCGGCGGGCCGAGGTCGCAGCCCGGTCGGCCACCTTCTCTGCGGGCTCCTTCTTGGTCGCCATCCTCGACTCCTTATCCGGTGAAATGTGCGGCTAGGCGACGGGCTCGGTTGAGAGGGTGCCGTCGTTGGCGACGTTGATTCGGTGCATCGAGTTGTCTGGGGCGAAGAGAATCAGGCCGTAACCGTGGCTGTACCCCATTCGAAGGTCAGCGTTGACATTGACTATCCCTGCCCCTCCGCTGGTCATGTAAAGGTCGGTGTCGGAGCCGTTCGTGGAAGAAGACAGGTTCGCTCCGTTGTTGACTGGATCGAAGGTGCCGTCGCCCAGGGCCAACGAGCCGTGCCCGGAAAGCACCCAACGCGGAAACGCGTCGCCTGCCACCTTGACTGCCAGTACCGGTTGGTCGGCGGGGAGGACAAGGCATTGCATCGTGGCGTCGCCGCCGCGGATCGGATCGGGGACGGTTTCGGTGGTGAAATCGGTAGCAGCGACAGATGTGCCGGACTGTCCTCCCACCTGAGTAGCGGTGAGGACGGACCCGATGGCGTTCTGATCGAGTCGGGCGTACTGATCATCGGTCAGGGTGACCACGTCGCCCGCGTCGTAGTGACCCCCGTCGGGTAATTCGATGTTCGAGTGCCCGGCCGCGATGGTGACCTGCCAGGGCATCAGATCACCGGGATGGCCACGTCGCCCTGCTCGGAGAGCAGGCGTGCCCAGGTCGTCTTGGACATCCAGAAGTAGCCCTTGTCGCCCCAGCCCGCCGTCCAGTGGTTGAGGCAGCGGACGCGGTCGTTAGCCATCTCGTAGCCCAGCACCGTGAACTCATGGCCTCCGGCCACAGCGCCCCCGATACGCACCGTACCGTCCGGGAGCGGGTGGAACATGGCCTCGTACCACGGCACCCCGGTGATGACCGGCCCGAGCATCAGTGCCGCCATGGCGTGGTCGATCCCGAAGGCGTGCTTGTAGCCCCGGATGTAGCCCTTCTCCTTGCACGCCTTCATCACCGCCAGGCCCGAGGAGCCGGTGTCATCGGGCGGGTAGTGACCCGGGATCGAGTCGATCGTCGTCGCCAGTTCATAGACGGCCAGGGCATCCTTCTCAGTGAAGTTCTCGGGCTTGGCGGTGTAGTACGGCCCACTCATGAGCACCTCGACCGCCGAGTTGCCGGTGCAGCTGCCGATGTCACCCTGGTCGAGCACCTGGCCGTGGTACTCCCACATCACGTCGTGGAGACGGGCAGCCATGGCGGCCTGGTGCTGCTTGGATCTCGGGTCATGTTCGGCGTGGCGGCCGAGGGTCATGGTGGGCATGCGATCCTCCTTAGTGGATGGTGACGTGGCTGCCGGACTGGACGATGAGTTCGACCATCCAGGACGCAGTCAGGAATGCGAGGCCCAGCCAGCCCCAGTGCCAGGCTCGGGCGACGTTGGGGGTGCTGGACGGCAGCCCGTAGGCGGCCAGCAGGAAGCAGAAGATAGCGATCAGACCGAGGATGAAGGCGATGATCTCCATGTGGTCCTCCTTACACCGAGAGTGGTCCCGGAAGGATTCCCCCTGGTCAGGCCGTCCATCCCTTCAAATGATCTTGGAGCGCATGGACATCGTCAGGGATTCTGAAGCACGAATCGGTCGGTCAGGATGACGACCGATGACGGCCCATCGGCGACGGTCACCGTGACGTCATACGTCCCCGCCGCCAGCCCGTCTGTTTGGAGGGAAAACGAGTAGTCGCCGGTCCCCAGTCGGGTGAACCCGGTCGGGCTGACCGTCACCGGTGTCCCGGCCCGCGACAGCAACGACAGTGTCACGGTGGCGGGATCGACAGGCTTCTTGGTCCCCGGCGAGCTAATCCGGGTCGAGAGGACGACAGTCTCGCCGATGACGAAGGACCGCGGCGGGCTAGCCACGGCTGATCCTCAGGATCGCGTCGAACGGCACCGTGATCTCCAACTCGCCGTCGTAGACGCGCTCGATGACGAGGTCGGCATTGAAGGCGCCGCCGATGTCGAGGCTGGCCAGGAAGGCCATCGTCTGGCCGCCCTGGATGAAGCTCTGGGCCGTCATGGTGACGAGGTTGCCGACGTCGTCCCACACCGACCCCCGCAACGACAGCGGTCCGACGGGAATGGCATCGGAGGGGACCGAAATCCGCAGCGTCCGGATGTCGACGGCCTCGTAGCCGACGACGGATTGGATCCCGAGGCTGTCGGCCAATACGAACTCGGCACCGCCGATGTCCTCGTCGGCCGAGACGACGACCACCCAGGTCGCCGGTGGGGTGATCGAGTGCGGCGCCGAGACTTGGAGTTTCGGGGGCCGGGTGTCGAGAGCGATCTCGACCCACGACGGGTTGACGGCGACAGTCAGGCTGACCACACCCCGGAGCTTCTGGTGAAAATCTTGACGATCTTGACGGTGTCGCCAGGCGACGCCGCTTCGAGGTCGGCCCCCTTGATGGTGGTGGTGATCGGGGTGTTGGGAGCGAAAGACCCACTACCGGAGGTGGCGACCGAACCCCCGGTAGTGGGCACCACCACGCCAGCAGACTCGGGGCTGCCGGTGGTGGGGACCACACGCACCTCGTAGCGGTCAAAGGCCATGTTGGCCTCCCAGCTGAAAATGGCGGTGTCGTGCGGAGCGACCTTTGAGATCCGACCATGGTCGACCGGGGTGGTGATGGTGACCACCGGCACCGTGGTGTCGTAGTCGATGTAATCACTGAAAGGCAGCGTCTGGTTGTAGACGTCATCCCGCAGCCGCGCCCAGACGGTCTTCCGGCCGGTCCCGGGAGCGAGCCGGACGGCGTAGTTGACCTGGAAGGCCTGCCACTGCGAGGTGTTCTCGCTGGCCTGGACGGCCGGGTCGTAGGTCGGGTCGACGTCGCCCCAGATGATCATGGAGGCGACGTCGCGGGCGCCGGTCTCAAAGTCGCTCGTCCCCAGTGTGACGTTGACGTCCCGGCTGCCGGTCAGGGACGCCCCGCCGTTGATGAGGACGGAGGGATTGGCCGGAGGCCTGGTATCGAGAGTGAGGGTGAAGGTCACGACGCCTTCACGAGCCGTGCCCCGCAGAACGTCCGGGGCGACGTGTTCGGGCTGTTGTTGTTGGTGAGCCGCAGGTTGTAGAGCTTGGCCGACTGGACCGCCTGGGCGGACTGGGGCGTGGCCGTCAGTTGGAGTTCGCCGATGGCTCCGAAGGCCGGAGGTGTCACGTTGCTGGTGGCCACCAGCGGCGGGGCCGAGAAGGGCAGCGGGTCGTTGCTGCCGTACCACTGCTGCCCGAAGCTCCAGGTCACGTAGTTGTCGGTGTCGCCGCCCTGGTTGGAGTACCAGACGTAGATGTCGAAGGTCTGCCAGTCCTGGGGCAACCGCAGAACGGTGTCGAAGACGTAGTTGGTGTCGGGGCTGATCGACCACTGCCACAGGCCGAAGGTGGTGTTGGTGAGGGTGGTTCCGGCGCCGGTGGCATGGAACTCGTTGGCGGGGATGAAGATCTCGGTCAGCCCGGCCCCGCCCGGCGAGTCGGAGATCGGCCCGAGGTCGATGACCTCGTCGCCGATCGCGGTGGATACCACCCGCTGCCACTCCTCGTCGGTCAGGATGACCTGGGCGCCCTCGTCATAGATCTCTCCGTTCGGGAGGGTGACCTCGTGCTTTCCGGCCGCGATCTGGACCTTGCGAGACATCTCAGGCGGCCTCCTGACGCCCCTTCTCCAAGGCGCGGTTGACGGCACCGATGGCCGCCTCGATGTTGAACTCCTCACCTTCGGTACCGATCTTGCCCATGTCGATGGCCTTACGGGCGGCGTTGATGAGGATCTCGATATCGCCGGGCCGGACTTCGATGGTGATCTGAGGGACTCGGCTCATCATTGGGATCGCACCTCCCCGGGGTGTTCTCTCACCCCTTAGGGAGGATTCCCCTTCCAGCCGCCAGGCTCCCCTACAGGCTCACAGTCTCCGTGATGGCCAGCTGGTCCCCGGATTGCATCGAGGCCGTCGAGTTCAAGAGCGTCTCGAAGGCCATGGTCCCACCGGTTGAAGCGTTGAAGATCCCGAGCTTGGCCACGACGATCGTCTGGTCGGACGTGAACGTCTTGGTCAAGGTGTAGCTGGCCGTGCCGCTGGTGTGGGCAAACGCCCCCTGCGCTCTGGTCAGTGAACCGGTTGTGATCTCACCGGTCAGCGTGGTATCCCCGGCGGCGGGCGCCGTGGTGTCGGCTGTCAGGCCGATGTAGTCGGCCGGACGCATGGTGCCGGTCCCCGCTCCGGCGGCCCCGCCCGAGCCCATGATGTTGGCCTGCCAGTCACGTCCGGCGTTGGTCCGGAGGTGGAAGAGCAGACCGGCGAGCAAGAAAGGGGCCATGGCCGTCGCGACCAGGTCGCTCATCCGGGGCAGCTTGTCGGCGCCGGTGTCCTTGCCCCAGCTGCGCGGCCGGGCGCTCTTGATCGAAAAATGACTCTTCAGGAGCTTGGTCAGGGCATCGGAGTCGGAATCGACCCAGGCCGGGCCTTGGCCGGACGCGTAGTGATAGGCGAGGAGCCGCACCGCGCTCTGGAAGGCCTCCTCCAGCGACATCCCCTCTGGGAAGACCACCCTGGTCACCCGCTGGCCGTCGATCGGCCGGTAGAGGACGCGGTCCTCGCCGGGGTTGCGGTATCCCTCGATGGCGCTGTCATTGCCCGTCTCAAGCCACATCGCGATCCTCCTCACTCCTTCGTCGCCAGCCGCGGCGGTCGGACAGTCACTTCCGGGCCTTGAGGATCACCGTGATGTCACTGATGACATTAAAGTAATGCTGTGTGGCGAACAGCCGGGCCTCCTCCGACTTCAGATGCCAGGGAGGGTTATAGGCGGCGGTCAGGGTCTCGACCTCGAAGTCACACTCCACCGGGTAGTGGTCGAGCCCCTGCTCCTTGCGCCAGTCCCGGCTGAAGTACGGCCATGTGTTCTCCGAGATGGCCCGGACATGCGTCGGGTCCTGCCAGGCCCGGATGGAGGTGTAGTAGGGCGAGATGATCGTGAAGGACCCCTCGTCCTTCAGCACCCTCCAGGCGTTGTCCATGAACTTGAGCAGGTCCCGGACGTGCTCGATGTAGTGGCTGGCGTGAAGCTCGTCGACCGAGTTGTCGGCCCAGGGCCAAGGGTCGTTCTCCAGGTCGAGGACCCACTCGACGCCTTCGCCGGGCCAGATGTCGGCCCCCTGGAAGCCCTCCCGGACGTGCTGACCGCAGGCGAGATCGACGCGGAGCGGTTGCGGCTTGGCCGTGCGAGCGGGGCGCTTGGCGGGAGCCTTCCTGGCCGGAGGCTTCTTGGCTGCCATCGTTCTCCTATCCCGGCACCAGGGCGCCGACGTAGCTGTTGATCACCGCCTGGGCCTGCGCCGACCAGACGGCGATCTGGGCGTTGGAGGGTGAGAGCCCGGTCCAACTGACGCTCTGCTTCAGCACCAGATCGCCGGTCGTGTTGCAGGTCAGGTAGAAGTCGGCCACGTTGGTCCCGGCGGTGGGCGTCGAGCCGTCCGCCGACCCGGTGAACGAGTAGCCCCGCATACTCACCGTCATCGACCACAGGACCGCCACGACTCAGTCGACCTTCGCTTCCCCACCCGAGGCGTCCCCCGACGGCGGCTCCTCGGGGTTCGTCCCGGTCTCCTCCCGCCACCGCTGGACGAGGTCGCGAAGCTCATCGTCGCCGAGGCTCCGCAGGTCGTTGAGGTCCGACTGTCCCGACGCCCAGTCCACGAACTCCTGGGCCTCACCAGCCTCCCGGAAGGTCGGGCCGAAGGCGTAGCCGCTGACGCTGTCGTACATGCAACTCATGTTCTCGGTGGTGTCGTTGAGGGTGCGGACGCTCATGCTCCTCCTTTACCAAACGATCCCGGTGTCCGTCTCCAGGTGGCCGACCAGGACCCGAGCGTCGCACGCCACCCGCAGGCCCGCTTCTCTAGCTCGGGCGAAGAAGTACAAGTCCTGGGTGAACAGGCTGGCGCCCTGGCCCGGCTTGTAGCTCTGCTCGGTCACGAACCACGGCGGCTCGACCTTGCGGAAGGTGTCGATCTTGAACAGGGTGAACCCCATGCCCAGACCGTTGCACTCGGTGACGGCGTTGGCCTCGGGGATCTGAGGCCGGAAGTTGAGGATCTCCTTGGGGTCGCCGTAGCACATGGGCTGACCGCCCGGACCCTTCGTCCAGTACAGGCCTCCGATCGCCGCATACTTCCCGATGTCTTCGTAGAGCCGCAGGAGCCCGTCCGGGGGCGGGAGGTTGTCCTCCTCCAGGGTCAGCATGTACTTGAACTTCGACAGCTGGGGGTGGGCCAGGATCGTCTCGACCGCCCAGTTGTAGGCCGCCCCGACCTCCATGTCCTCGACGAAGAGGCGGACGGTCTTCTGGTTCATCGGCATCATGAGGGTCATCCACGACTGGACGACCCGGGCCGGGATCTTGCCCAGGGTGGGGATCACGATGACCGTCGAGAGATCCTTGTAGCCCTGGCCTTTGACCAACCGCTCTTGGGACTGGTCAAAGTTGAGGTTGTGGAAGCCCGGGGCTGAGGCCGGAGCTTCTTCCATGAGGATCTTCATCAGGCTCCCAGTGCTCGGAAGATGAGGTCGTTCTGACGGGCGTTCGTGCTGTGGCCAGCGATCTGGCTGGCGACCATGCTGCCGGGCATCGCGGTGGAGAAGGAGGATGAGAAGATCCCGAAGCCAGGGAACTCGCGCTGCGAAGTCGCCGACGCCACGCCCGCCCACCCGGTGAAGGGAATCGTGGAGTTGAGCGACTCGCCGAGAATAGACATTGTCTGGCCGCCGCTTGTCCGGAGCCACAGCGCAGCTACGTAGTCCCCGGGCGTCATGTAGGCGTTGAAGGGGATCGACCACTGTCGGAAGCCGTTGTACAGCGAGGAGTTCGACGTCACCCAGGTATAGGAGATCGACCCGCTCGTCGCCAGAGCCAGCGAGGTGGTGTTGGCCCAGGTGTAGAGGGCGGCGCTGGCCGAGATGGTGTACGAGCCCGTCGTCGTGTTGCTGATCTGCATGAGCCAGTCAACTTCGGTGGCCGTTATGTTCCACTCGATCTGGAGAGGTTGAACGGTCATCCCACCAGTCGCGACGTTGGCCGAATGGAACGACTGGCCGAAGGTCTGGGCGAACATCGAACGCGTCGCACTCTGGCCCAGGATGGTGATCGACTGGGCGTTCTGGGAGAGGGTGATGTTGGCCCCACCGGCCAGCTGGACCGTCCCTGTCGAGATCGTCGCCATGACCCCGGCGGTATTCCCGGCCAGCTGCATGGCCCCCAGGTCGTTGCTGGCCGAGATCGTGATGGCATTGCCGTTCTGGGACAGGACGACCCCATTACCTCCGGCCAGGGTCAGCGTCCCGGACGACACTTGGGCCATGGCCCCGGCGGTGTTACCGGAGAGAGTCAGGTTGAAGTTGCCGCCGCCCGGCCCCTGGCTGCCCGTCGCCCCGGTCGGCCCCGGCGGACCGGAGATGACGTCCCAGGACGTCCCGTTCCATACCTTCAACGCGGGCACGTCAGACCTCCATCAGATCTTCACCCGGCCCCAGTTGGGGTGCGGCGTCGCGGCGCCCTGGATCTCGATGCCGACGATCGACCACGGTCCGGCGCTGGTGTTGTTCGCGATGCCCCAACTCTGCGCCCCGCCCGCTGTGCCATTCTGCTCGTAGACGGCCATGCTGTAGAGGTTCGTGTCCTGGGCGAGTTCCCGCTGGGTGGCGGTGCCCGGGACCGGCGTCGTGCCCGTCACCGTCTTGCCAAGCCAGTCGAACGCCCCCCAGCAGACGAACGACGTGGCCGCCGCCGTCATGGTGGTCGTCAGCGCGCTGGTGTGCTGCTCCATGGTGTTGCCGATCCCTGTCGCTCCCCGCAGGACCCAGAAGTACGCCCCCCAGTCGCTCGATCCCGGCCCATTGGCCGTGATGCTCCCCGTCGGGCTGTTGGTCACGGCCGTGCAGGTGAAGACCGCCGTCGAGGGGGAACCGGTGCTGTGGTACCCGGCCCGCTCCGTGAAGGTCTCCCCGGTGGCGGTCGGCACCGCGAAGGTGGTCTGCGAAGCGGCGTTCGACTCGATGCCCACGATGATGTCGCCGACCTGCCAGCCCCCTGAGGGGAAGATGCTGGTGCTCGCCCCCCACGGCCCGAAGGCCGCACCGAGGTCGGTGTAGGACACGACGGTGATGGCCATGGCTCACGACCGTCGGTAGCGGACGAGGACGGTCAGATCCGACCCGGCGACGGTCGAACCGACCTGGACGATACTGACGGTCAGGTAGTCCCCGGCCGCCGCCGCGGTGACATCCGGAGTCGGCGGCGACGTGGAGGAGGCGTTCGACCCGGCGGTGATCGTCGGCCGGTTGGCGGTGGTGGTGTAGATCGTCGTGCCGTTCTTCAGGACGTCGAGGATGAGGTTGGCGCCGGTCGGAGCGGTCCCCACGGTGGCATAGGTGCCCACCAGCGTGACGGCGTAGGGGAACATGAACCGACTGACACCGGTCTTGACCGCCAGCGTCCCGTCCGAGCCGAAGACGGCCAGGTCGTCCTGGGTCGTCGGGGTGATGCTGGTGTCCACCCACTGCTCGCCGACCTCGGGCAGAGCAGGCGCGGTGGAGGCGTAGGCCGTCAGGAACTCGCCGATGGTGTACCAGTTGACGCCGTCAGAGACGTAGGTGCAGGTCATGTACTGGGTGACGAGGACGTCGCTGGCCCGGCCGTCGATGGTGCCCGAGGCGGGGACGACCGTGATGACGTTGGCGGTGGCGTCGGTCTTCTTGACGGTGAGGGATCGGCCCGAGGAGACCGGCGGCAGGGTGAGGGTCCAGGTGCCCGCCGTGGCGTCGGCCAGGATCACCCCGTCAGTGGCAAGTGCCGAGTAGGTCGTCGTCTTCGCCTGGACGGTGCCGCCGGTGACGACCGTGGTGGTGACCGAGGGGTAGCCGTCGATACGGCCCATCTACGACGCCGCCTCGTACTGGAATTGGATGTCGAGCGTGTTGCCCGATGCCCACGTCCAGGGGTGCGTCGGATCGACCGTTGTTTCAACGCCTGCGGGCCACGTCGCCGAGTAGACAAGTTGGAGGCTGCTCGACGCGTTGCTGATCCGGGCCAGGGCGTTGAGGCTGTTACCACCGGCATAGCCCTTGCCGGAGCCGATGACCACCCAGTTCGAAATGGAGATGGCGGGCGCGACGGGCAGCGAGAATTGCCAGGTGCCGCTTCCCGCCGCACTGGTTGAGCCGTACTGGAAGAAGATGATGCCGATGACGGTGCGGCCGAGCTTGATGTATCGACCGTTCAGGACGGCGTTGCTGAGTGTCGGGTTGGTGGGGGACGCCGTCCACACCGGCGTGTAAGCCGTCCACGCCTCGCTAGCTATCAGCCCGGAGGTGACCGCCGAGCCCGTCGGCCACACCGTGGCGGTGATGTCCTCGATCCAGAAGAACGAGGGCGCGTTGGCGTTCGCGTACTGCTGCACGGTGCCAGTGCCGACGTTCCGCCAGCCATAGACCTGATAGGTGTGTGTACCCGCCGAAGGCGAAATGATGGCATGGACGATGGCTCGGAACGCCTGGTTCGCCGTCGGCAGGCTGTACTGCGATTGCCCGAGGACTGTGCCGCCTTCCCGGATGTCGAGCACCGCGGCATCCCCCGCCACGGTCGATTGCAGATAGGAATCCGATATGAGCTTGAGGGTGCGTCCTGCGGGGACGGTGACGGTGAGGCTGAGTCCCGAGATCGCCGTCCCGGCCGAGGTGGTGGCGAGCGTTTGCCCGGCGGTGGTGACCTGAGCCTGTTCCAGCAGGGACGACGGCGCCGTGTTGGCCACGACCGGCTGGGGCGAGACGTCCTCCAGATAGATCTGGGCGGCCTGAAATGTGAGCGTGCCCGAGCCGGTGTCCCGGACGATGTAGACGGCGTAGGTGTGCATCCCCGCCGTGGGCGAGTCGATCCAATACTGGAAGAAGTTCTCGCCCCATCCACCCGGCTGCGCCGAGTAAGCCGCGCTCCAGGTCGAGACGCCGTCCTTGTAGACCTTGACCCGCATGACGTCGGTGGCGACCGACGAGTAGGCCGAGACCCCGACGCTGATCTTGATGTTGCGCCCACCCGGAGTGGTGATTGAAGCGCTGCACCCATTCGACGTGTCGGTGGTGGTGATGCCGCTGGGCGATGTGCTCGACGACGCCTGAGCCAGCAGGCCGACGGGGGTGGTGGTACCGCCGGGCGACGACGACCCGGCGAAGGTGATGTCCTCGACGGAGATGTAGGCCGGGTAGGTGGCGCCCGCCACCATGGTGAGATTTCCGCCACCGCCGTTGTCGCAGGTCAGACGGTAAGTGTGGGTCCCCGCGGCCGGACTGACGATGACGTCGGCCTGGAACTTCTCGGGGACGTTGGCGCCCGTCAGTCGGCGGTCGCACTGCTGAATCTGGGTGCCGTCCTGCTGGATGAACAGACGAGCCCCGGCGACGACGTTGACGGTGTCGTTCTGGAAGTAGCACTCACCGTGGATCCGGAGTGACCTTCCGGCAGCGACGGTGACCGTGACGCTGGCTCCGGTGATCGCCACCTGGGTCGTGATCCCGGATTGGTTGGCGGTGATCGGCGGGCTCTGGCCGAGCAGCGCGCCGCCCGCGGAGTTGACCACGTTGCTGGTGGCGAGCGGGTACTGGCTGGTGCTCCCCATTAAGCGAACTCAACTCCGAGATAGATGGCAGCGCGAACGAGCCAACCGGCGATCTCGGCCCGGGGAAGCGCCGTGATACAGGTCATGCAAATTCAACTCCCGCCGCCGTCACGGTCAACGCCGCGGCGGCGCTGGCCAGCATGGAGATGAACCCACCGGTGGCCAGGATCTGGCTGAAGGTGTAGATCACCGTCGAGTAGGCCGGAATCGCCTCCTGTGACACCACGTTGTTGGCGGCGCTGGCGGTGCCGCCGCTGGCCACGAACGACATGGTGAAGTTGACCGCCGCCCCGGTCGTGTTGCAGACCACGATCTCCTTGACGATCGTCGAGGTGGCGGCCGGGACCGTGTAGCCACCGGAGGCATAGCTGGTCCCGGGCTGCACCTGGAACAGTTGCTTCGGGGTGAAGGTCGCC